GAAGACAGTGACAATGATTGGGAAGAAAATGATTGGCAATGGGATAACGATGATGATGAACCAACTACTGTTCTGGTGGATGACCATATTGATTTAGTTACTGTTCCTTTGCAATATGAACTCCCCATGGATTGGGCCTCTGATGCTAATTATAACTTTAATGTAACCGACTCTGCTGATGCTGATTTAACGATGGGTGGAACGGTTACTATTACTACGGACGAAAAGGTGGGTGGACTAAAAGATCTTTTGAGTGGAACGGTTACTATTACTACGGACGAGCCAAGCGCTTCGCGATAACTGCGTTGAATTTATTATGGAAACAATTAAGAGAAAAGGTATTAAGTGGCATGTACTGCCGCGTAGAGATTTAATATTTGGCTTTATTGACAAAACAGGTGACTTTGAACCGAAAGTAAAGAAGTCTGCTAAAAAGTATATTACGCCTAAGTCAACGGTGTTGGACATTGGATCTAATTTTGGATCCTTTGTTATTCCTTTGGCCGTTCAGTTTCCCGATACCCAGTTTATAGCATTTGAGCCACAGCTTGAAGTATTTAAAGAGCTAATTGCAAACGCCGAACTTAATGAGCTCAACAACTTCAAAGCATACAATCAAGTATTATCCAATAAACCTAACATCATATTACACGCTCCCAAGGTAAAATACAGTGGTGATGATGCTGAATACAATTCAGGTGCCATGTGTTTTGATACGGAACTTAGGCAAAGAATACTGGAAAAGCAAGGGTACACAAAAAGAACACCTATGGAAATGGGTGCTCGTGATACATTAATATACAAGTCAAAGAGATTGGATCAATATATTGATGAAATAGAGAATGTCTCCGTAATTAAACTTGATGTAGAAGGTATGGAAAAGAAAGTATTAGAAGGTGCCATACAAATAATAAAGCGAGATAAACCTGTTATACTGTTTGAAATGTGGGATTGGTATTGGACAGGCTTGACAGAATGGTTAGATATGTTAAACTATGAAGTAAAACGTATTAATGGAGACGATTATATAGCATGTTCAAAAGAAAAATAGCCTTTGTTATAACAGCACAACATTGTATTCCTCACGGTGGCATAGGACAGTTCTGTAAATCTTTTGTCGATATGGCAAAAGAACTAGAATGGGCTGTTCATATTATATTGGATAAGGCTCCTGCTAAAAGTAGCTTAGTAGATTACTTACAAGAACAAGATAACGTCAACCTTTTTTACAGTCAAGGAACACAGCAATACACCAACCACAACAAGACATTCGTGTTTGAAGACACAATGAACTTTGAACGTATGTTAAACGTTAGGGCCAATATGTTAGATGCCTTAGAACGTAACATATATGATATGGTGTTAATTAACAGCCCTGATGCTGTATCCACAATTTACAACTTAGGCTTACAGCGCTTTGTACCTGTAGTCTTTTACACTCATTCAGAAAACTTTATCTTTTTAGAAAAAGGTGCTAATAAGGTGTTTAGTGAGGCATGCGTATATTATATGCAGAATCTCCTACAATTACCCGGTTTAACAATCGGAACACAAACTTCACTAAACACCAAGCACATTCAGGAAAACTTTAACCTCAAATCCGTAGCTTTGCCTATGCGGGTTCCAGAACTACAGCTTTTGTTCAATGTCGACGTTGAAAAGGAAGGGGTGTTGTTCACAGGACGTTGGGAACCACGCAAGAACCCCAAAGTATTTTGTGACGCCGTAATAGAAATGGACGTCCCAGCTAAGGTACTTACAAATGCTAAAGGTAAGGAAAAGTTTGAGGCATACTTTAAAGAGCATAACTTTACCAAGTATGAAATACGGGCAAGCATAATTGGGCAGGAGAAGGTAGACTTTATACGAAGTGCTAAAATAGCATTTCACCCAGCACAGTTGGAGTCATTTGGCTTTAGTGCTTTTGAGAGTTTACACTCTTGCCCAACCTTTTGCTTGGAAAAGTATGATTGGTGGAACAACTTTGCAGGACTTGTAGTTCCACTAGGCAACGACTATGTTGAGGAATTAAAAAGTGCATATAACACAGATGATCTAATGTATGAGGGGCGACTCAGAACCCTATATAGCATAGATCAATATACTATAAAATCCTGGAAAGAATTTGTAGAAACAGATTCCTATGCAGGACAAAGTAATGTGGAAAATGCTCTTACAAAAGCAGTAGATGAAAGTGAACAGAGTTTTGGATTGTTACACTATTATTTGAACATATTAAAAAGACAAAGTATTGCAATAGATGATGTTCATACTGTTTATAAGAAACAAAGTCAAATAACTTTAACACAATTATTGGAAGATACATATATAACTAAACAAGGAAGTGAATTCAACCCTATGGTTGAAGAAACTACATCATTGGAGGATTTATTTTGAGAACAGAAGATCAATTAACACATTTTCACATATCATTGATTAAGTCGTTTTTAAGAATACTCGCAGGTTTTTTACTACTAGCAGTACCAGATGTTATGGTAAAAATGTTTGCAGGACTTTTTATTGCGTCAGAACTTTTTGGTATTTTAGAAGAGCTTGTAGGGGAGGCTAAAAGTGTACCCGGAAATAATAACGTCCGTAACCCTGGGAAACACCGAAACAATTACTATCGAAGAAAACAAAAGCAGAGATCTTAAACCATTTTCTGTTGTTGAGGAAGCTCAACTGCGTTTTGATTTCGACTGATGGCAACTCTTATACACGAACACCAATTGGGATCTTGCTGTCTCATATCAGGCTCTGCTTGGTTGACTATACCTAAAAATGCTTCATCACTATTAAGAGAACTGTCAAAGCATGACGGTCTTTTATACAATGAAACAATTTTCAATTACCCACTTACTGTCGTTATAAGAGACCCCGTGGATAGGTGGGTGTCCGGCATGTCCGAATATCTATCAAGAAAAACGGGAGGGTACTTTGTAATTGCAAATCAGCCAACTTACGATGATCTATACAACAAGATAGAGTATGATGCTCACACAGCACCGCAACATAGGTTTTTTGAAAACTTTACAGTAAATCAATTTTATTTGTTTGAAGACATTCCCAGCCTTTTCCCTAAATCGGAAAGGATAAACAGTATGGATTCTACGTGGATGAGACGTCAAGTGAAGGATTGGGTTCTTTCAAAGATGGATGATAGGCTTGAAAAACAAATAATCAAGTATTACGAAAAAGATTATCAGTTATATCAGGAACTTAAAAAACAAAGAAATGCTTGACTTTTGTACCGTTTTGTCGTATAATTTTATATACAAAATGAGGAAATGACTATGAAAGTTAGCGCATCTAAGCAAAAGGTACCACAGTATATACTAGACAACGCTAGTAACTACAAAAGAACCAAGTCTGTTAGAAGGGTTAATAAGCACGGGTTGCCTGTTTTTGATACTTCTAAGGCAGCTAGTGAACACAAGGATAGACCTAAAGTGTGTCAAACCAGAGGCTGTCATAATAAGCCATCTGTACAGGGCGGAGAAAGGCAAGGTTATTATTGGTTGATGTGGTGTTCTGAATGTTGTAAGAAAGACAGAGCAGACAGGCAAGGGTTTAGTAATACAAAAGAATACAAAAATAAATTAGCAGAAGATGCCGGTTTCTTATCTCACGGCGACAGATCTAAAGCAAGTCATAAATACCTGAAGTATAGAAAAACATTTTGTGAAAACATTGACGGTAGGTTAGGGTTTAAGTGTACGACTACAATTATCAATCCTCAATCTCATCCTAAAATATTTGAACAAAATACTAATGTGGATCCTGCATGGAACGGATTGTTACATGTGGATCATATTGATGGAGATCCCTCCAACAACAATCAGGAAAATTTACAAACACTTTGTGTTTGTTGTCATACAATTAAAACAGCATTATACGAAGACTATAGATCGCCAGGGAGAAAGACTTTGAAGTGTTAAACGGGAAGCTAATGCTCCCCGTTGTACACATGCCCTAGTCCTCGTTGTTAAGAGGATTGTCTAAAATCTTTTCAATTCTTTCTTCTAAGTCTTCTCTTAGTTCACGTACACTCTTGTCTGTTTCTCTCAAGGAATCGTTGACTCGCTCTTCTAAAGCGTAAACGTCATCTCTTAGTTCCCTTTGAGTTTCAGCTACGTTATCATCTGTATCTCTAGCTAGCTTTTCCACAGAATTAATATCGTCCATAATTTCATCTATATCTGCCTCGATATTTTCTAACTGTGTCTGCAATACTGCTAGATTTTCATCATAATGTGAGAAGTCCGGGGAAACATAATTAACAATAGCTTCCTCAGCTGTCAATAATCTTTGATACAGTTCAAACCCTGCCCAAAGAGCCCCGAATAAAGTACCTAGAAGAGGAAGTATAACCAGAAGTTTTCCCCCGGTTATTTTCATTTCTCCTATTTCTATTTCTGCCATTATTTTCTCCTTTACTCGTATTGTAAATTAACCAGATCCTCATGAAGTTTTTGACCACCATACATTAGCCTTAGCGATCTACTTCTGGAATCCCTTATGTTCTTTCCTTCATATATCTTTTTAACACGATACCAATTAAGTTGATCTCTTAATTGTGCCTCGGTGTACATATCAAAACCTTTGACATATGACATCAATAATAATGTTATCCGCTGGTCTCCTTCAAAACCCCCGGACTCTTCAATCTCTTCTGCAAAACTTTGTAGAGCATCTTCCAAGTCTTGTTGTGATATCTCGGATAATACTGACTCAGCCTTTGCCATTGTTTCCTGCTCTTCTGAGCTGGGTGGTTTTACATCAAACGCTTGAAAGTTTGGCTGTGTTCCACTTAAAAATTCACCTATGTTTTGCCCTGTTGCAATAGCATCATTAAAGTTTTGTTCAAATTCCATTTCCATTGAGCTAGATGAAAATGATTCTATACTCTCCTGCGGTGTTTCACCACTATCTTGTACCGACGACTGTTGATTTTGTGCTAGATCTTGCTCTAAAGCGTCTATTTTTGCTTCTAATTCTTGCGATAACTCCTCACTTTGAGCACTTTCTGGAGCATTTTGGATTATGGTGACTGTTTGTACTATGTCAAGAACTAATTCTAGCGTATTTCTTGATATTTTTTCAGATTTAGCTGCAGGCTCTTCTTCTTTTTCAAACTCTTCAACAAATTCTTCCTCTTCCTCAACAATTTCCTCAACAATTTCTTCTTCGATGAGTAATTCTTCTTCTAAATTACTTACTTCCTCTTCCATAGGAGTAATTTCTTCAAAAATTTCCTCCTCAACCAACGTTTCCTCATCTATTGGCTCTTCAAAAACCTCTTCTACGAGTGTTTCCTCCAAAAATTGCTCTTCTTCAGGCAAAGATTCATTTATAATTGCCTCTTCTATAAAAACTTCACCGCTATCTGACATTGTTTCATCAACAAACCCTATAGATTCATCGGTTACACCCATATCTGTTGTTGTGGCATCAAATTCTTCAACACCCATGTCATAAAAATCACTAATTTCATCACCAAACACAAAATCTTGTCCTGTTGCATTTTGTATTGCATTTGCTTCTTCATAACCAGGACATGTTTGATCATACAGAGCATCTAATTCACATTGTTGATCAAAATAAGCTTCCGTATAACCTGGACATTGTTCATCATACAATGCATCTAAGCTACATTGTTGATCAAAATATGCCTCTTCATAACCAGGACAGCCACTGTCATATAATGGATCTAAACTGCACTGCTGTGAATAATATGCTTCCTCATAACCTGGACAGCCACTGTCATATAATGGATCATATGAGCATTGTTGGTCGTAGTATGCCTCAGCGTATCCTGGACACCCTGAATCGTATAACGGATCATATGAGCATTGTTGATCGTAGTATGCCTCTTCATATCCTGGACATCCACTATCATATAAGGGGTCGTTATTACATTGTTGGTTATAATATGCCTCTTCATACCCTGAACAGCCTTGATCGTATAAAGGATCCTCTGAACATTGTTGGTTATAATATGCCTCTTCATACCCTGAACAGCCTTGATCATATAATGGATTTTGTTCACATTGTTGATTAAAATATGCTTCGTCATAACCTTCACAAGAAGGATCATTTAAAGGATTAGAGCAGTCAGGACCAGCATTACTTTCATAACCACCATCTTGCCCATACCATGCGTAATATGTGTTACCTTCTATTTCATACGTTTCAGATGCAAAAGAAGCCACATCATCCATTGACAAACTACCTTGTCCATAAAACAATTCGGTTACTTCATCGTAGACGTTTCCATTTAAACTTGTCGTGTCACCTGTATATCCAATCCATACACTATGTTGAGTGACATTAACATCTGCATAATGAAAATCAAAAGAACCATCGGGCCATAGTTGAACACCAAATGTGTTTAGATTGTTAGTGCCGTATTCTGTTATGTTCTTCCAAAGAAATGCGGTGCCGTCTGTCCCTGTCTCATAAAAGTAACCTGAATCTAGTATGCTAGTGTTATGTCTCAAGTCTGTCCACAGAGGAGCAAGCATGTAACTGAAACTGTTTCCAGCATAGTTATAACCAGAAGGATTGAACCCGCTACAGCATCCGTTGTTGTTAGTGCTAGGATTACCGAATTGTGATACAGGGTCGTATAGTAAAATAAAACCATTACTAGACATCCAGGCATCAGTAAAGATACCCCCGTAGTATGGAAAAGTGTGCCCTAAATTGATATGAACGGTGCCATCATCAACACCGTTCATTACCTGTGTTTCTTCTGCTAAACTATAAGAGGAGCAAAAGTAAAGCAGCAGCCCCGCCAGCAGCGTACCAGCCTGTTTTATCATCTTCTTCCTCGTCTTTCATTTTAACTTCGTCTAATGCGTTATCAGGAATTAGCTGAGGATTTTCTACCCACGCTTCTAATGCCTCATCGCCGATTTTACCTTCGAAAGGACAAGGAGTGCCTGCCATCATCATGGCTTTCCAAACTCTTTCGTCCTGACACATTGTAGATACAGCAGCGACACGCATTCCCATATCATATAAAGTTTTGGACAATTTAATTCTTTCGCAGTTCATATCTCTTACAGACTTTCCTGCAGACAAACCTAGAATTTGAGTTTGTATTGCTCCAGAAACACCTGTTGTACATAGGTCTTGAGAATAAGAAGATCCTATACTAGGAGCGATTGCAGATGGAGGTGGAGATTTAATTTCCTGCTCAATCTTTTGTGTTGATGTGCTCTCGTTACGATTTATATTCTCGTTTCTATTGTTGTTGGTGTTGTTTGTTGTAACATTACTATCAGACTCGCTATAGTTCGTATTTGTGTTATTAGACGTACTATTGGAAGTGCTATTATTAATGTTAGTGTTGGTGTTGTTGCTTACTGTATTGTTATTATTGGTATTCACATTGTTACTATTAATATTGGTATTATTGTTGTTATTATTCGTATTGGTATTATTCGATGTGCTATTAATAGTGGTATTATTTGTGTTCGTATTAGTATTTGTGTTATTAGACGTACTGTTAATAGTGGTATTATTTGTGTTCGTATTGGTATTCGTGTTAGTTGACGTACTATTTACAGTCGTGTTATTATTATTCGTGTTGACGTTGGTGTTGGTGTTCGTTGATGTGCTGGTTGTGTTAGTAGTATTGGTGGTATTAACATTGGTGGTAGTCTCACTACTACTAGAATCTGCATCTTGTGCAAAAACAGGGAAGGCCAACAAAACAGCGGCGAACATAATTATAAAGTTACGCATTTTGGTCTCCTAGAGTTATTTTTTTTGTGTTTTCACCTCCAATTTCCTTGACATGTATGTAAAAATTTTATATAATTGTATTTATAAATATTAATTGGCATATACGGTAAAATTGATATTATTTTTTAGTAAAAACTCTTATAAATCTCTATGAGAGAGAAGGAAGGTATATTATGGCTTACTTGAACTTACAAAACTCTCTACGTTACGACATGTCCGGACGAAAAAGAAGAAAGAAAAAGTCCCAAGCCGTATCTACCCCCCGCCGCAAAAAATCAGAATTCAAAGAGTATGTGCCAACGAACAAATATGTTCGGGACGAGGACCATCGCGAAAAGTATCCTTCACTTATGGAGAAGCAAGTCGCGGATGGAACATTTAACAAAAATGGCGGCGTTGGCTCTAAAAAAGAACCTATGCGTTATACAGGTACTCTTATTAAGGGTATTGCCACAATGCACAAATCCAATGCCGTCCCAATTATAGATGATCAACATGCAAAAGATATTGCAAGAATGCGTAGATAAATTTTTTAAAAAGGAGAAAAAAATGACTGTAAGAAATGTACCATTTGCTGAGGGGCCTTTCGCAGACTCAATCGGTGAGGACTTGCAGGAAGGTGTATTGATGAGAGAGATGACCGTTATTAAAGTTAGGAACGGGTTCTTAGTTCGTGAAATCCATAGACGAGATTATATGGATAACGGAGATTATAACGACACTTCCACAATTACGCCTATTACAAAGGTGGAATAATTAATGGCACCTAATGATTTTTCTAAACAAGAATTAGAAAAAAGCAAACGAATACAAAAAAGCCAAACACCCAAAGGAACAATTGACTGGTATATTAAATGGTTATCCAGCATTTCTGTTCTTTTTGCCGTTGCATTTAGAAGCTCGGGTGTTCCAGAATTACATATTTGGGACGTCTTTTTAAGCTGGGCAGGTGCAATGGGATGGTTTGTTGTTGGCTTTATGTGGAAAGATAGAGCACTTGTCCTGCTAAACGGTGTTATCGGTATTATGCTGTTTGGCTCATTATTGAGATCCTTTTTCTTATGAAGATAACAAAAGAGAGACTGTCCTTGTATATGGACTATGTAAGATATCAAAATCATCTAAGCCAAAGATTTTCAGATTGTTTTTATTCTAGTCAACTAGATAGTAAAAGTTGGTTAATTGAAAAACTAAGACTGTATTCCGACTGCAGAAAATTCAACAACGTTCATATATTCGGAGGATGGTACGGCGTTCTAGCTACTCTCCTAAAAGATAACTTTCAAATTCTGGGCGATATTACAACTGTAGACATTGATCCAGATTGCGAAGAGGTTGTAAGGCGAATAACAACCAAAGAAGATAAAATTAATGCTGTTACATGTGATATGATGAAGTATGTTTATAATGACACTCCTGAGCTAGTAATAAATACTTCTTGTGAACACATTAACCAAATGTCGTATTACAGATGGTGGGATAATGTTCCTATGGGTACATGGTTTGTCGTACAAAGCAACAATTTGGAAATAGGTGAACACATCAGAACAGCATCGTCTTTACAAGAGTTTGAAGGACAATGCGGGCATGAAAACATATTGTATTCTGGTGAATTGGATTGTGGAAACTTCTCTAGATACATGATTATAGGCATTAAAGATGGGTACGAAATACGAGTCTGATGTAGAACAAATTCGTCAGACTACAAAACAACTAGAAGAACAAATTAGTCCAACCTTCTGTTTGGCTAAATGGCATCACACCTCAATATACATGTACTCTGGGCAAACGCATAGCTGTTATCACCCACGACCCCATGATATTTCTGTAGAAGAAATCAAAGTAAACCCAGCAGCTCTGCATAATACAAGCACAAAGAAAAAAGAAAGAGCAGAGATGCTTGTTGGTGAAAAACCAGATGGGTGTAAGTATTGTTGGAACGTTGAAAGTTTAGATACTGATGAAACACCTTGGGAACAGCAACACATTAGCGATAGAAAAATTCGTAATGCTAGTATCTTTACACCTGAGCGTATAGAAGAAATTAAAAGCATGCCGTGGGATTACAATGTTAATCCAGAATATATAGAAGTTGCATTTCACAATGAATGTAACTTTAAATGTGGTTACTGCCATCCTGCTGTAAGCACAAGCTTCTATAATGAAATTAAAAAGTTTGGTCCATACAACATGGTTAAAAACCATGCCTTAGATATAGACTACATTGAACAGAGCTCTTTGTTATCATCATTGAAAGATGAAGACAATAATCCCTTTATTAAGGCTTGGTGGGAATGGTGGCCCGAGATGTCCAAGACATTAAACATCTTGCGTATTACTGGCGGAGAGCCACTGTTACACAAATCCACGTGGCGGTTATTTAATGATCTAAAAGAAAATCCTAAGCCTGATTTAGAAATTAATGTTAATAGCAATCTCGGTATGACACATAGGCACGTGGAAAAACTAGTGCCTATTATAAATGATCTTTTAGACAGTAAAAAAATTAGAAAGTTTAAGATGTTTACAAGCATGGATACTTGGGGTAAACGTGCTGAGTATTTGCGAACAGGATTAGATGTAAATAAGTGGGAAAAGAATCAGGACATTTATGTTAGAGGAGTTAAGTCCCATATTACGCACATGTGTACATTCAATATCTTGTCAGTAACTTCTTTTACAGAGTATTTACAAAAGATTTTAGATTGGCGTGAACTTTATGATGATGTAATTCCTGTATTGGATCCTAGAAATCCACAAGATCGAAAAATAAGGTTTGATACTCCTTATTTAAAAGAGCCTTTACAATATGATATGCACATTCTTCCTAAAGAAGAATATTTGCCTCACTTTGACAACATCTTAAAGTTTATTGATGATAATAGAGACGACTCGGACACTAAAAAATTTAGTGATATAGAATATGAAAGATTTAGACGTGTTAGAGATTATTTTGCCGAAGTTCAGTATGATGATGAAAAAGTAAAACAAGGAAGAATAGATTTTTATAAATGGTTTACAGAAATAGATAGAAGAAGGGATACAAACTTTTTAGAAACATTTCCAGATATGGAATCATTTTGGAATCTATGTAAACACTTAGCGGAAGAAGAAAACAATACTAGAATAGAGGTAGTCAATGTCGGATAGACTTATTATAGGAATAGGTGATTCTTTTATACAGGGTGCAGAAGCCGGGGGTGAAGAAGCATCTTTTCTAGCTCAATATGCTAACATTTGTAATGCAGATTATATTAACCTAGGTACAGAGGGAGTTGGCAATCTTGGTTCTGTTTTGAATTTATTCATGTACGACTTAGGATTGAGTGATTATCAAGAAAAGTATTTAATTTGGATGCCAACAGCTTTATCCAGGGTAGACTATTTAAATCCTAAATGGGTTCCTAAACCGAAAAAAACTTTTAATGAATTTTTAACCATTTTTCCTAATTCAGAACCCCCCAATGTTCACGGAGAAGAACATCAAGAACTATGTAAAATCTGGGCTAAGATAAGTTCTCAAAGATCTGAGAATACAAACTTTTTACTGTCTTATAAATTACTTAAACAATTTTGTCATGCGAACGGGATATTGAATTATAAGATTTTTCCCTCTTTTACAAACGAGTATAAACAGGAAAAATTTCTTTATTTTGATAATCACCTATATACATCAATTCAATGGACAGATATAATTACTGTTGGTGGTCATTCTAATATGTTTGACTGGTGTGTGAAAGAGCTTTTGTTACTTGAAGAGGAAATTACCACCTTTGATCTTATTAACAAAAAAGTTCAACATCAAAATTTAGAAAAATATTTTCACGAAAGAGGTCATCCCACTCGTTTAGGACATACACTATTTGCAAGAGCTCTTGCTCAGGAACATCAATTATGAAAATTTTAATTACAGGCATCGCGGGTTTTTTAGGAAGTCATTTAGGCGAAAGACTTGTAAAGAATACAAATCACACAATTATTGGAAACGATAACTTGTTAGGCGGGTATGTTGATAATATACCTGAAGGAGTAAGTCGTTATAAGGTTGATTGTTGTGATTATGAAGGAATGTATAGAATTCTTGAGGGAGTTGATGTTGTAATACATACAGCCGCCACTGCACACGAAGGACTGTCTGTTTTTTCACCTTCATTTATTACTAAAAACATTTATGATGCCAGTGTTACAACAATGAGTGCTGCCATAGCAAGGGGAGTTAAGAAATTTATTTTTTGTAGTTCAATGGCAAGATATGGCGATCAAGAAGCACCCTTTACAGAGGACATGACGCCTCAGCCTGTTGATCCTTATGCTATTGCTAAAGTAGCTGCCGAAGATACCCTAAGAATATTATCTAAAGTTCATGGAATGGATTATGTTATAGCTGTCCCGCATAATATTGTAGGACCCAGACAAAGATATGACGATCCTTTTAGAAATGTTATGAGCATAATGATTAATAGAAACCTAATGGGCAAGCCTGCTATTATTTACGGAGACGGGGAACAAACAAGATGCTTTTCCTACGTAGATGATTGTGTTGACTGTTTAGAACAAATGATTTATAGAAAAGATATTAATGGTGAGGTAATTAATATTGGGCCTGACTCAGGCGAAGTAACAATTAATACATTAGCAGAAATGATTTCCTCAATTACTAGGTGTAATGAGGCTCCAATATATATGGAAGGCAGACCACAAGAAGTTAAACACGCAACTTGTTCTGCAGAAAAGGCAAAAAAACTTTTAAACTACACCCCCAATTCTGATTTACTTATGATGATTAAATCTACTGTAGAATATATAAAATTACGAGGACCAAAACCCTTTAATTATAATTTGCCTGTAGAGATTATAAATGAAAAAACTCCCAAAACTTGGAAAGATGGATTAATGTAATGAAGTTTGCATTTGAGAAAATAGAACCAGACTTTGAAAACTTTATAGATTATCCTGATAAAAATACATCAGGATTAAATCGCTTTACACCGTGTCCAATTACAACAACTCTTATGATGCACCGCAATCACAATCTATCCGGTGAGAGAGAAGGTGTTAAACGTAATATGGGTGAGAAGTGGGAGCAAAAGAAATGGGAAGTGTATCACTATCAAAACGAAAATGATAACGATACAAATTATATTATTTCAACAGCAGTAAATCATAGTCCTATAGATTGGTGTGGAGAAGACAACAAAGGACTAGCAAAGAACGAAAACTTTCCAAATAGAAAAACACCACTGTCCCTTTTAAATAAAAAATACCTTAAAGATTTGAGGGAAGGAAAGGCTTTGTTGTTATTGGATCAAAGCCATGAGGGATATCAAACAGAATGGCTTTGGAGTTGGTTTCATAATGATTGTGAGGCGAATAATGTTTCCCCACGAGCAATTATCTATGTAACAGGAAATTGTTTAGCTGATGAACAATATCAAATTTGGGCAAACTCTTTAGGTATTAAAGAAAGATTAAAAGTCATTCCACATACTCACTTTGAAAATATGATACATGTGGGTGCTGTAAATAGATTGAGACATCAAGGGCGTCCTTTACCAACGTTATTGGATCAGTTGGAATATAAAAGAAATAATTTAGAAAAATTAAAAACATTTAATGCACTACAAAAAAGAACAAGGGCACATAGAATTTGGTTTTACAAATATTTAAGAGACGCCAACTTACTTGACAAAGGAGTTTGTAGTATGAACTCCTGGGATCCTAATTTTACACATATGGAAGATAGGTTTATTCCGCATGATGAATCTGAATTATTAAATAAGGATCTGCCGTTGTTGGCTTATAATACTCCAAATAACGAAAAAGATGATGGGTATTATATTACAAGATTTAATGATCAAACAATAAAAGACACCTTTGTTAGTGTTGTTAGTGAGGCATCTTTTTCTGATCATGACAATACATGCTTTTTAAGTGAAAAAACATTTAAGTCTATTGCAGAGTTTCATCCTTTTATTATATTAGGAAATAAAAACTCGCTACATTATTTAAAAGACTTTGGCTATAAAACATTTGAAGGTTTTATTGATGAAAGTTACGACAAACTTTCTACATGGGCTAGAATGGAAGCTATTATAAAAGAGATAAAACGCATAGATGCCATTGAAGACAAAATGTCATGGTTTAGATCTTTGACGCCTATATTAGAACATAATAGAGAGGTTTTAAGAAAAAATTCTGAGGATTATGTTCCTAAATCTATGGAAACTTTAATACAATATTATAAGGAATATTTTAATGTTTAAAGAAGAGATTCCCGCAATTAACGAAAGTCTTAAAAAAACAAGACGAGCTGTTATTTGTTTTGGTTGCTCCTTTGCAGAGGGACAAGGCGCCGTGCCCTTTGAAATATATCAAAACTATGCACCACCTCAACAAGACTTTACTATGGTTTCCTGGAACGATATGCCTTATGAGCACAAAAAGGAAATCGCAGATAAGTATGGGGCAGAACTTTGTCCATATGGTCCTTCTAAAGACAATGTCTTTATTAACATGGCTCCAATAGAAAGACAAAACAACTACAGTGGAATTTTATGTAGAGAATTTTTGGATGGATGGACTCACATCAATTTTGGTATGAGGGGTAATGGTAATAGAGCAAGTATTAATAATCTTTGGCACTATCCTGATCTTAGATTAGATCTTATAGATGAGGTTATTGTCATATACACTCCTGCAGGAATGGATCGATTTGATTTTGCTAGAAAAGACTTGCCAGATACAGGACACTTTACCCATACTACAATGTGGCCCCATAAGGATGCTCAACCTGAAGAAGATCCTAGAAAACCACTGTGGGATAGTTATGCGGAGTATCTTTACAGTCCAAGAATGGTTATCCAAGAACAAATATATAATATACATTACCTTATGTCTTGGATGAAGAATATTAAAAAACATCATTTTATAATGACTCCTGCATATGATAGAGCATACGATAGAGGTGTTTGGTTATCAAAATGGTATATTGAACAAGAAATGGTTGATATGTTCCCTTGGGAAGCACACTTTAGACCTGGGGGACATCACACATTTATAGAATATGTTGAAGCAACTGAGGGCTTACCTTTATTAGGTTATTGGGGACTAAACGGTAAAGGTTCGCCTAAAGGATATATAACACCCTGCTCGCATCCTGGCGTAGAAGGACACCGCGTATTCGCAAAAGCAATTTATGAGAAATTAAGAAATGAACAAAGAATATAACCCACATAGTTTTAATGATTTATTAGATATTATCCCCAATAAAAAGAGGGGAGAAGTTGGAGATAATAAAAGTTATTATATTAAACGTCCTTTTCCGGGATCTATATTATTGGAAAAAGATTTTCCCCTAACATTCAATCAGTCAATAACAAGAGATTCTTTTGAATGGTGTGTTGGTGATACTGAAGAGGATTTTGAAACAAGATTAAAAGATGCACCTGAAGACTGGAAGTATAGAGAAGAAAAAGTTAATTATATTTTAAATTCAAGCGGTTTTAGAGCCCCTGACTGGAAAGATGTAGATTGGGGGAACTCCATAGTATTACTAGGATGTTCTTGTGTATATGGTGTTGGGATAGATGATAGTGAAACACTTGACAAGTTTCTATCCAAGGAGCTAGGGCACCCTGTAATTAACTTAGGTGTACCTGGTGGTTCTAACGAACTAATTTGTTTGATCTTAGCAAACTTATTAACCTACTTTAAAAAACCAAAAGCAATTTGTATTGGCTGGACAACAACAGATAGAGCAATCTATTATCAGAAAGGAATGCACTATAACGTTGGACCTTGGGATATAGCAGAATACCCAGCTAGGAGCAATGTTTCTTCAAACGGTATTAATAGAACAGAACAATACTTAACTTTATTTTTAGATCCATACAATGAGATTGGAAAGGCTAATCAATGGGGAAAATTTGCTAAAGTTATGTGTGGTGATATACCTGAGTTTCAATGGAGTTGGTTTCAGGAATCAGCCCACGCTACAAGATCAACTTTTGTTCCTTGGTTATCTGAAGAACATGATAAATGGGCAAAGGCTAGAGATTGCCAACATCCTGGAACAAAAACTATGGAACATACAGCCAAAGCTTTGGCTATGAAGTTATCACCTTTGTTATGATATTAGATGTACATCTAGGAAAAAATGCAGAGTACACATTATCTTATAATATGTTTGATAATCGTGTGGCAGAAAGAATATGGCAAAGATTTAAGACATTTGATCAGGAGTTTGTAAGTAGAGAACAATTCCATAATTTAGGTGAAACAAAAGAACAAATAGAAAGTAATATGTATTCTTGTGTTGATAAAATAAAAGAACTTTGTCCTGAGGTTTTTAAAGATGCAGATGATCTAAATACATTACATGTTAATTTTCCGGATATGATGAAAACAGCTCAAGGAGAATTAAGGGAACAGTTAAGTTCTTTTAATTATTACTTACACCATTTAGAAGATTTTGAAAGAGGTAAGGTTAAAGATCCTTGGTTTTTGTTAGCTGCAAAAAATGATGACGGCGAACCTTTACAAGATGAAGATTATAAAATGTTCAATCCAATATACATGAAAGATCATCTTTATATGAACTATCCTCATATAGGAAAACATTTATTAGAAATATATTATGATCAAGATTTAGATGTGCCTAAGGAACATATCAAACCCACAAGTCTACTTAAGAACACATTGGTTTGTTGGTTGGGAAGAGATGGAAAGCCTTGGAGAAGGGAGGCATTAACAAATAAAGTCAAAAATTATTGTAAGCAAATACAAGATAAATTGCCTTATGATATAGATGATAAACGTTTGGCTATAGGACACTTAGGATTGGGAAAACTAAATCACAAACCAGACTTATTGGCAGTATATAAATATCAGTATGTTCATAGCGTAACAGTACGCTAATTTCTTGACAAATGAATAAAAAGGAGTTATAATGAATAAAGAAAACAACTATAAAGACAAACAAAAGGATATGACAGAATTAAATTCTGACGGCAATCCTGGAGTTGGTGAAGAGGGTGAAACTCTTGATGCTGAACAAGAAGCAATTAGAAAGCGAATTGAAGAATTAAGAAAAAGAGATCCTTTTATATACGAGTAAATTATGAGTGATTATGATGTCTCTGCAGATGTAGCTGAGAGACAACTGCGAAACATTTCTAAAACTATGTGCTATGCTAAATGGGCACAAGTTTCCTTGCATTTAACAAATGGCAGAACACATAGCTGCTATCACCCACCTACACACGCAATAGACGTTAAAGAAATACAAGACAATCCGTCAGCACTTCACAACACAAAACAGAAAAAAGAAGAACGTAAGATGATGCTTGAAGGAAAGCGTCCTGAGGGTTGTTCATATTGTTGGAAGATTGAGGACGTTGGCGGAAGAAGCGATAGAATCTATAGAAGTGGTGAGTATTGGGCACAAAATGCTAGGAAGGATATTATACAAGCATTGAATGTTGATGACATCAATCCTCGTTATGTTGAGGTTAATTTTAATCAAGCATGTAACTTTAAATGTTCGTATTGTTCTCCACATTTATCCAATACGTGGGAAAAAGAAATAAAACAACACGGGCCTTATCATGTTTTAGATGATAAAGGACAGCCAACAAAACATAATGACACTTCTCACTTAATAGATTTAATGCCTATTAAAGAGGCACAGGATGACAATCCATATATTCAGGCTTTTTGGAAATGGTGGCCCGAGCTTTATAAGACACTAGAAGTTTTTAGAATGACCGGGGGAGAACCATTAATGGACTCCAATACTTTTAAGGTATTAGATTACATTTATGAAAATCCTAATGCTTGGTTAGAAGTTAGTGTTACAAGCAACATGTGTCCTCCTAAAGATAAATTGATGGACAAGTTTATTGAAAAACTTAGAAAGCTAGAAGAGATACAAATTTGGAAAAGTGAACGTTGGAACCCAGGTTCAGGTAATAATTGGTATGTGAACATGGCTGTTAAAAACTTTGCAGTGTTTGTTAGTTTAGATGGAGCCGGCAAACAAGCAGAGTATATTAGAAATGGTATGGATTATAATCTATTACAGGACAACGTTGAAAGAGTAATGTCAGAGACATGCAATACAACTTTAACCTTTATTAATACTTTTAATAGCCTCAGTTTAACTAGCTTTAAAGAATTTTTGGAGTATATTTTAGAATTAAGAACGGCATATAGTCGAGAAAACCAGGGAGTTAAATATATTCCTATCTATGATCAATACAATACACATCCAGATTATGAAATACACCCCAGACAAAGAATATGGTTTGATGTTCCTCTATTGAGAAACCCTTCTTGGCAATGTATTAATACTCTACCACAAGAGTTTGAGATATATTTAGAAGAAGCTATTAAGTTTATGGAGGAAAATTCTAATGTGGATAACTTTGCAGGATTTTATGATTTTGAAATTGCAAAGGTTAAAAGAAACTTAGAGTGGATGAGAGAAAATAATATTTCTCAAGAAGATGCTGTTGTTGCTAGAAAAAACTTAGTTAGATTTTTTACACAGCATGATCAAAGAAGAGACACAGATTTTTTAGAGGTGTTTCCAGAGTTCACTGATTTATGGAGAAAATATCAATGATAGAATGGGGCGTAGCAGCAGGCACGCATGACGGTTCTCTTACAGTAGTTAAGGACGATGAGATCGTATTTGCATCTCATTCGGAAAGATACAGTAGAGTTAAAAACGATAAAGATTTAAATAATGTTATTGTAAAGGATGCACTAAAGTTTGGGTATCCTGATAAAATACATTGGTACGAAGATCCTAGTTGGAAGTTTTTAAGAAAAGTTTATGCTGGACAGAAAAACAGATGGTTAAATCCTGCAGTTTACATGAAACAATATGGCATTACAAAAACAAAAATTGAATGGGGTGATCATCACAAATCCCACGCAGCGGCAGGCTACTATACTTCTAAATTTGATAAAGCAGCAATATTAGTAATAGATGCTATAGGAGAATTTACAACCACTTCTATATGGCAAGCCAACGGCAATAAAATGAAATGTAAAAAACGTTGGTATTACCCAAAGTCATTGGGATTGATGTATTCTGCATTTACTGATAGGGTAGGGCTAAAGGCAAACGAAGACGAATATATTTTAATGGGTATGGCTGCTTACGGAGACCCTAATAAGTATTATAAAGACGTTGAATATCTTTGGAATTCTGGATTAAATTTTCATAGGGGCATTAGGCCTTGGCGTGCTGAGTTATATACAGAACAAGAATATTTTGACATTGCCGCTTCTGTACAAAAATTTTATGAATTTAAATTTACAGCGTTATTAAAAGAAACAAAGAAAATAACAGGCGAGAAAAACATTGTTGTAATGGGAGGGTGTGCTTTAAATTGTTTGGCCAACAGATTGATATCACAATATTTTGATGAAAGTTGGATTATGCCTAACCCAGGTGATGCTGGTTCATCTTTGGGTGCTATACTAGCAAACAAAGGAGAAAAAATAAATTGGCAAGGTCCTTATCTAGGTTACAACATTGAGGGGGAATATCCTGTAAGTGAAGTTTTGGAAGAATTGGTTACCACTGGGATCTGCGGGGTGGCAAACGGCCGTGCTGAATTTGGGCCTCGTGCTTTGGGCAATCGCTCTCTGCTCGCTGATCCTAGAGGCATGGAAATGAAAGATAAAGTAAACAAGATTAAAAACAGACAAGAGTATAGACCCTTTGCTCCTGTTATTAGACTTGAAGATGTTCACAAAGAATTTAATGTTGAGGAAGGATTTAAGTCTCCATATATGCAATATATTGTAACTGCAAAGAGACCTAAAAAGTATCCTGCTATTGTTCATCAAGACGGAACTAGCAGAGTTCAAACAGTTACAAAGGATGAGAATCCAGGGCTTTATAAGTTATTAACAAAGTGGAAAACTAAAACAAGATGTCCTATGTTGTTGAATACAAGTTTGAATATCAAAGGACAACCTATTGTAAACACTAAAGCTGATGCTATAGAATTTGAGAAACATTACAAAGTAAAAGTTTTTTAAAATTATTTTTCAAATATATTTATAAGCATTTTACAATTTTTGAAAGAAATAAATAATTTTATGGGACAAGTATTAAAGTTTAAACCGGTACGGGCAAAAGAGATTCCGAAAAAGATTATCGGGTATCGGATGTCTTTCTATACTGAGGAACAAATAGACTTAGCTTTACTTGCTCTCAACATGTTTGGATTTAGAGAACTTAGGTACACAAGACAAACACTGAAGGGTGTTGAACCTAACTATATAAAACAGTGCTTACAAAAATTAAGGCATACAAGATTGTTATCTCATACAGCCTTAGAACTTTTAAAAACAATTTTAGAAAATATTGAAGAAATATATGACGAGAAGACAGGTTAATGCCAATATATAATTTTATTAATAACGAAACCGGCGAAGTCGAAGAACATTGGATGAGCTGGAAAGACAAAGAACAATTTTTAGTAGACAATCCTAATATGGAGTCTATTATATTAAAGGCCCCCGGTCTCGTACAAGCAACAGGAGATCGTACAAAGCCACCATCGGGTTTTAAGGATGTTTTATCAAAGGTAGCCGAAGCTAACCCAACCAGCGACCTAGCTAATACTTGGGGTAAAAAGGATGCCAAGTCTGCGAAAGTGAGAGAAGTAACTAATAAACTTAAGAAGAAATTAGGCAATTCTTCAGAGTAAAGGAAAGAGTTATAAACAACTCTTATAACAACAACGTAAACTGAGGCGACATAGTCTAGTGCTTTGTCGCCTTTCTTTCATAACCTAGACGGAGATCCAGATGCCGAAAAGAAAACCACTTTCAGTCGTTCCTAATAATGATATAAGAAGAGAACCCCCTGTCAACAATCATTGTAAGATGAAAATTGATGACATGGCAACATTCGATGCAATGACTGAAACGCAAGGACAATTTTTCTCATTATACAAACATCAAGACGCTTTTTTATTACACGGCTGCGCAGGAACAGGTAAAACATTTATTGCCTTGTACCGAGCATTAGAACAAGTCTTGATGAAAGGTACATCTAACAATAAAGTAGTCATTGTTAGATCCGCAGTACCTTCTAGAGAGATTGGGCACTTACCTGGTGATCAAGAGGAAAAAACAGAAGTATACACATTGCCATATCAACAAATGTGTAAGGACTTTTTTCCTCAAAAAGAAAAACCTTATCAAAGATTGTTAGAGCAAAAGCATTTAGAGTTTATGTGTACATCTTTTGTTAGAGGTATTACATTAGACAATGCCATTATTATTGTTGACGAATGTCAGAATATGAATGACATGGAAATCAACTCTATAATGACTAGGCTAGGACACAATTCTAAGATTATCTTTTGCGGTGATTTTAGGCAGACAGACTTATACAAAAGAAACGATATGTCTGGACTAAAGAAGTTTATTCAAATTGCAGAGAATATGCCGTCCTTTAATCTATTAGAATTTACACCTGAGGACATTGTGAGATCTGATATGGTTAGAGAATATATTGAAGCAAGAATGGCATACGAAGATGCTCATGAGACTTGACATATAAATAAAAAGAGTATATAATTATTTTTTTAGGATGGGTAAAATATGAAAGCATTGCTTCTTGGGTGTGGGTCTAAGTCTGGATTGTACTTAGCCCACGCCCTAAAAGAATATTACAATGAACTGCACATTGTTACAAGTTCTGATCCAGATATACAAGCTAAGATAATTAAAGTCAATTGGCAGGATATTTGTATTGAGGAATTGTTACAAGAGCTTGATAGTGAATACGATTTAGTTTATTATAATCAAAACTGTTGGGGAGGACCTAATCAAGGAGCCTTCGATGCCTTTATTGCTTTAGAACAAGAATGGACAACAGGACTGTCAATAAACTGCTACTTGCCGTATCGTATATCACGTGAAATAAAATCTGATAAAACTATTTGGGTGACCTCTCCCTTTACAAGAATAAAAAATAGGGAATCGTTTGGTGGTAGTGAAATGGCAGGGTATGCTAGCTATAAATCTACTATAATGCACCTTATGTTTTCTTTTGCGAAACATTCGGAAGGCATACATGTTGGTTACGAGCCACATCGTGTTACTTTACATGAGAATTATGCCAAACATGTTGCTAAAGTTTTATTTGAATTGGATGAAGAATTCAACGGCAAGGTCATCAACGAAACCAAAAGTATAATGGAAGTATAATGTGGGAATATGATAAAATAACGTCTTTGAACATTGAAGCATCTAGTCTCTGTAATGCCGAATGTCTTTTTTGTGCTAGATTTGAGGATCGAGGTTCTCCAAATTTAAATCCTAATATAACACTAACCTATATTAAAGCAGAAGACTTTAAAAATTGGCTATCTATAGAATTTCTTTCAAAGATCAATCACATAACATTTTCTGGGGATTACGGAGACCCTATGACAAACCCAGAAATTATAGAAATACTAGAATATATCTTTGAAGCCAATCCAACAATGGTTGTAAATTTATGTACCAACGGTGGAATGAAAAATACTGATTTTTGGACAAAACTTGGCAATGTAATGAAAAAAGATTCTAGACGTACTGTTACATTTTCCATAGACGGATTAGAAGACACCAATCACTTATATCGAAGAAAGGTAAAGTGGGATAAGGTGATGGAAAATGTTAAGGCTTATTTAGATACCGGCGCTAGTGCTTTATGGGATTTTTTAATCTTTGGATACAATGTACATCAAGTAGAAGAAGCTAAAAAATTAGCTGACGAACTTGGCTTTACAAAGTTCTATGCCAAAAATGCTAATGGCATGGGCGGAGAAGGAAATTTAATTGCTAAGGATAAGGAAGGTAATACACTTTATGAAGTAGAGCCCGCTCCAACATCAGTAACCTTTACTGAACGTCCTATTGTATTCATAGGTATGGCAGAAGATCTGAATTACGAGAATATGAAGGAACAATATGAAACTAGATATAAGGATGAGCCAGGAGAGATTAAATGTTTTTCTGCAAGAAGTGGAAATCAGGAAATACGAATCAGTGCCTGGGGAGATGTACACCCATGTTGCCACATAGGAGCTTTTACAAGAATAGGATTTAAGTCCTCACAGATCCTAAAAGTTCAAATCAAACATTACATGGACAAGCATGAGCTGTCTTTACACAAAAGACCCCTCAAAGAGATCCTAGAAAGCAAACCTTTCCAGTGGTTTGAAGACTCTTGGCAAGAGAAAAAATGTGCTATTTGTTGGAATTTGTGCGGTGTAAATGAGCAGAAAAAGACCCTCATGAACAGTATATTTGGCGAGGGAGACTACGGTAAGTCCTAAGTTATTGATTATATAACGAAAAAAAAGTCAAAAAAAGTCAAAAAAATGCTTGACAAATGATAGATTTAGTGCTATAATAGTAGTATGAAAAATAAAAGTGAGGACTTAAAAATGGAAAACAAACTAGAATTAGCTGTACAGAAACTTTGTGATGATATCGTAGCACAACATAACGAATCATATCCTACCTTAACTGGCTTTAATTGTACTTACAAGGCTGGTAGAAAGTTTATTAAAATCATCAGAGAGGACCGAGGTGGTTCCAGATCTGTTTGGGGTTTTATTAACTTAGCCCATGAGAAGTTCAAAGAAGGCGATGTACTTTTAGCTCAGAGTTGGGCAGGTCCAGCTCTTAACAAAGCTAGAGGTAACTTGTTCGAAGGTTATGAAATGAACAGTAGGCTACAATACGGACCTGGTTACTGTTCAGGTGTTATGGCAGGAACTCCAAGAGACGGGAGTTTTATTTAATTGTTTACACATAATTTGGTAGAGATACCACAACTTAAACAGGTTAATACTGAGAACGGGCGGAGATATGTTACTCCGTCCGGGACTCAATATCCATCTGTTACAACTATTTTATCTCATAAGTCTAAGCCATACATTCAAGCTTGGCGTAAAAGAATAGGCGAAAAAGAAGCAGATAAAATTAGTAGACGTGCCACAACTCGTGGTACAAAGATTCACAAACTTTGCGAAGACATTCTTAATAATGAATTGACTGAGGATACAAACCTCAATTATATTGATAAGGAAATGTTTCGTAAGTTTCGCCCTTTGTTAGATGATATTGATAATATCAGAGCAATCGAGGCAAAAATGTATAGTGATCATTTACGTCTTGCAGGACAGGTTGACTGTATTGCAGAATATAATGGTAAACTATCTGTAATTGACTTTAAAACGTCAATGAAACCAAAAAGCAGAAGTCAGTGCGAAAATTATTTTATTCAATGCTCTGCCTATGCTATAATGTTTGAGGAAAGAACAGGAATACCTGTTTCTCAATCAGTCATTCTTATGGCTGTTGAAGGCGAAGAGCCAATAGTGCATGTTGAAAAACGTGATAACTATGTAGAAAAATTGCTCAACGCTAGAGACAGTTATGAGACTGAAGTTATAAATAACTAATCTGATGAAACGGACTGAAAAGGTATTTGGACGTGGGTGCGATTCCCACCACCTCCACCAGATATGTATTTGTGTATTTGTAACAATGTAAGAGAGGGTGATACAGAAAAGTATCACTTAATTGGAACAAATTGTGGTAAGTGCATATCTGATGGGGGTGAACAGGTTCGACAAGTGCTCAGTAGGAAAGTGGAGGATCGGTGTGCAAGCGACCGTAACCGTAATGAAACACAATAAATGCCAACGATGAGGTATTTTCTCTGGCTGCTTAAGCTAGACGGGGTAAGGGTTCCACCTTGTTATCAAACGGGCCCAATTTGACACACACATACACACAGGAGGTTATTATGTCAAATCCATTCGAACTTAGATTTTCTATGTTTACTGAAGCAAAATCTTTGCTAACTGAACAGTATCACATGGAACGAGATAATCTAATATCCAAATATCATGCAGATGTAGATTCGGGGCTTAGTCCAGATTTTCCATCTATGCCTGCTTTTCCTAGCTTCAAAGAAATTGAAGTTATGGCAAATGATATTAATAGATTTGTTTCGTCTAAGTAAGTAGTAATGGTATAGGCTCCACCATAACGGGCCTCTTTCTAGAAAGGAGAAAAAAATGAAGTATTTTTTATCATTTTTAATTCTAATAGTAGCAGCGCCATGTTCTAGTTCGGCACAGGTTACAAGTGTAAACTATAATGAAATAGAATGTTTGGCAAGAAACATTTATTTTGAGGCAAGAAATCAATCCCTAAGAGGAAAGATTGCAGTAGGACAGGTTACAATGAATAGAGTTAGATCTAGTAACTATCCTAATACAGTTTGTGGTGTCGTTTACCAGGCAGAATATAAACCAAGTTGGAAAACAGGGAATCCCGTTCCAGCTAGGAATAGATGCCAATTTAGTTGGTATTGCGACGGCAAGCCAGAAAAAATACTTGATATGAAAACATGGGAGCATTGCTTTATGTTGGCTGAACTCTTAATTCATGGCAAATTACAAGAACCAATAGCACATGAAGCAACTCATTACCACGCCGATTATTCTAATCCTAGGTGGGCTAATTATATGCAGACAACGGGAAAGGTAGGCAACCATATTTTTTATAAAACGTTTGACTAATACTCCAATAGGTATTATAATATCAACATGAACTACTCAGAAGTACCCAACGTCATTGTAACCGGCGGGTGTGGATTTATAGGATCCCATTTAGTGGAAAGACTTCTTTATGAAGGCTTTGTTGTTACAGTTATTGACGATCAAAGAAGCGGAAGGACGGTTATAAATCATCCTAATGTTAAATATCACTTCTGCGATGTAGTTAAATTCAATCCTTATGTGTCTAATGTACAACCACCAACTGCTATATTTCATATGGCAAATAGTCCGAGGGTTAGACGTTCGTTAGACTATCCAACAGAAACAATTGCTAATAATGTTGTAACAACAGCAGTCGTATCTGATTGGGCTAGGGTTATGAATTGTAGGTTGTTCTTTGCGACTTCATCTAGCACAAAGTATAAGGAATCTAAAAATCCATATACTTGGAGCAAGTCTGTTTGTGAGGATTTATTAGAATTGTATAAGGAAACATACGGTTTAGTTTATACAAAGCTATTCTTTTACAATGTATATGGACCTAGAGAAGCAGACTACGGTGAATATAGCACAGTCGTAAGAAAGTTTAAAATGGATTACTTAGCAGGAAATCCATTAACGGTATATGGTACAGGAAAAAAAGAAAGAGACTTTACACATGTCTTTGATGTTGTTCAAGGTCTCATGCAATTGTTAGTAGACGAGAGAGATCTTCAGGAAGTACATCTAGGCAAGGGGTATCCTGTTACTATCAATTCTATTGCAGAATGTTTTCCTTGTACTGTTATAAATGCTTTTGATAGACCTGGCGAGGCTCAAAGAACTTTTTGTGAAACCCCTTATATAGAATGCCCAACAGATGTACATGCCTATATAAGACATTGGATCAAGGAGAACCCAATTGATCACGCTAATCGTGAACAATAAAAAAGAAGATTTGAAAGAAACAAGAATATCAGATGTTTTTCTTATTACAAAGGAATTCAAAACATCTACAGAATTTTCACAATTCATTGAAAAGAAATCATACCAAACAGGACTTACTTGTATGGATGTGATACTTGACTATTGTGAACGTAATGAGATTGAAGTTGAAAGTGTAAATAAACTTCTTAGCAGTTCGTTAAAAGAAAAGGTTAAAGCAGAAGCTCAAAGCCTTAACATGCTAAAGGAAAAGGAAAATCAACTACCTATTTAAAATGGATCCCTTCGATGTTTACAAGTTATATCTAGCTCTAAAACTTCACTTTACAACTGAAGGCTATGATATACAAAAACATAAAGGTGCTGTAAGAGGCAAAAAAGAAACTTTCTTAAAAAGAAAGGACTTAACGTCAATTAGAAAACTAGCACGGGATTACAAAAGAAGTGAAATTATAGATCTTCTTGTTGCTAACTTTGTTAGTGGTGACCGTTGGGGAGGAATGTTTGATGCAGAGTCCTCAGAACGGTACAAAAGATGGTTGACAAAACAGGAAAGATTGTTATATAATGTTTCTGCAGACTTAGATAAAGTCCTATTCCGCATGGAAAAAGACAATATAAATTCTGCAATATATGATGATGGGCACCCGCTTATTTTAAAGATGTTCATGGGTGGTGAAATCGAATTAGAGACGCTAGTAGTTCTTGAAAAACTTTTACCATTTATATCTCAATATAAGGATGACTTTGTTTTACAAGATATATGCTTACTCGTTTCTAAATATAGGCCCTTTGTTAAATTTGATAAAGAACGTGTTTTTGAAACACATAAGCATAGATTGAAACAGGTGTATGGGAATGTCCAAATCACGACGCCAAACTGAAGAAGAGAGGCGTATTAAAAAAGTAGGAAAAACGGTAAAATCTAAATTTGATAAGTACCGTGGTCTTATAAATAATATAGAGTCGGTTGATGATTTAACCGATGAACTATATGATGAGTTTGCTGATGAACTTTACTATGAAGAACATAAGCATAAATACAATTAAAATACAACGCTATACAACGTTATACAAGGAGAAAATATATGGCTTTTAATTCACTATCTGAGCTACGTAAATCACGTGGCGGTTTCGACAAGTTAATGAACGAGGTCGAAAAAATCGCAAACCCTAGCCAGAGCAATTCTGGTGATGACAGGGAATGGAAACCAACAGTAGACAAAGCAGGAAACGGCTATGCTGTTATTAGGTTCCTTCCTCCCTCCCAGGGTGAAGAGTTTCCGTGGGTACGTTTATGGAATCATGGATTCCAAGGACCTACAGGAAAGTGGTACATCGAGAACTCTCTCACTACATTGAACCAGAATGATCCTGTTTCTGAATTGAACAGTGAATTGTGGAACAGTGGTGTAGAGGCAAACAAGGAAGTTGCACGTAAGCAAAAGCGTAGACTAGCTTACTATGCCAATATTCTTGTTGTTCAAGATTCAGGCAATCCTGAAAACAATGGCAAGGTATTTCTCTTTAAATTCGGTAAAAAGATCTTTGACAAAATTAAAGATGTTATGCAACCGCAGTTTGAAGACGAAGCACCTATGAACCCATTTGATTTTTGGGAAGGCGCTAACTTTAAACTTAAGATTCGTCAGGTTGAAGGTTACAGAAACTATGACAAGTCTGAGTTTGATGCACCTACAGCGATCGCTGATTCAGATGAGGCTATTGAAGCAATTTGGAACAAACAGCATTCTTTACAAGAGATTGTTGATCCTAAAAACTTTAAGTCTTATGATGAGTTAAAGAAAAAACTTAACATGGTTCTAGGAGCAGGCGCTACAGTCGGTACAGCAGAACAAGTGTCTAAGTTTACAGACGATGCTGAAGATGATCACTTCATGGAGAAGGTTGTCTCAGCTCAAAAAGTATCAGCTGTTTCTGATGATACAGATGAAGATGATACACTTTCCTACTTTTCTAAATTAGCAGAAGACTAAGGAGTTAGGGGGGGACTAGTTCCCCCCTTATTTTATGATTGTAATATCTATGCCACGATGTGGTGGAACTAAATTTTGTATGGACAAGGCCGAAGAGACCGGAAAACGTTTTGTTGGCGATTTGGACATAATGAATTTAGAAGAGCTATATTCTATTTGGGCAAAAATAAAATTTACACATCATGAAGTAGGACCCAGCCATTATCAAGCACTACGCTCACATGAAATGGTTGAATATATTACAAATTCTAAGGATTACATAATTCTAAGTAATCATAACTTTCTACAATTAATGCCATATGGCGATTATTATCTTTTGCGAAAAAACAAAAGGAACATTTTATCAAGTATACTAGATTATTGGCTAAGAATTGGCAACGGTGAGTTAACCAATTTTAAATTAGAAGACTTGACAAAGATGGCAGTAACGTGTAAAATATACACATTGTTTTTAGAAAAGAACAATATAGAACCAATATGGTATGAGGATTATTTCAACAACAAACGGCATAATCCAACATGGATAAATCAACACAAGGACAAAAGAACCTTTAATAGCTACATTGATAATCTAGTAGCAGAATACAAATTATAGTTTAATGCGCTCTTAGCTCAGTGGATTAGAGCAACGGTCTTCTAAACCGTAGGTCGGAGGTTCGAATCCTCCAGGGCGCGCCACGCCTCGGTGGTGAAATTGGTAGACACAAGAGACTTAAAATCTCTCGCCCGTTTGGGTGTGCCGGTTCGAGTCCGGCCCGAGGCACCAAATATGGGACTGTAGCTCAATGGTTAGAGCATCCGTCTTATAAGCGGAAGGTCAGTGGTTCAACTCCACTCAGTCCTACCAAATAGAGTAAAGGTAAATAATGGTTGATGTAAAATTAGCAACAGATAAACCGTATATTACACTGATATGCAATCCATACGAATATGAAAGTTCAGTCAATACACGAATAACGATTGATGTAATGGAAAAAGATTTGAGTCGTGATGATATGGTTGGAGTGTTAGAAACTTTTATGAAAGCAATGGGGTATCATTTTGCTCCAGGTGAACATTTAGGATATGAGTATGAGTGAATATATTCCTGATAATTGGGTAGTCCTAAAAATTAAGCCAGGCAAAGGTGCATTCCCTATCTACAAGGTTCTCGCCGGCTGGAGTGGAGGATACCTCGATGGTGATAGTTGGCGTATTAATTCAGGTATTACCGAAGTTAAACAAGACGGTGACTATTACGAATTCTATGGATACAGTGGCAGTTGCTATCGCTGTCACAAAGACACTTATCGCTTGACAATGGCGAATGGTGGAGTGTATAATAGAATTAAAGAGCAAGAAGAATTTGATGGTCAAATTATACTAATGCCAGAAGACACAAACTGGTTGGAGATTGGACTTGCTGAAATTGAAAAGATACTTTCAAGAGTGTGATGAGTATCACTACTATCCTCGATATCTTCTGTCTTGATATCTTTCTATGGATGTTGTATTTGGCCTTGGCGAAGGCGGATTTGTTAGAATTTGGATTGGGGGCTCTTGAGGAGTAGATTGTGTTGAATTGTTGTTTACAATTACTGGAGCAGAATCACCCACGCCTGCAGCATCATTCATATTTTCTAACGCCGTGCCTGTAGGTACAGGTTGTCCTTTTTCTGCACTTGCTTGTTCTATCTGCGTAGCGGTTGCGTCTTGTCCTATAATAGGATTCTTAGAAAGGTCATATTGTGGTTTATTGCCCATTGCCACATTTGCTTGTATACTAGCATTTGCCATATTGTAATCTTCTTGTGATAATGGTACAGCTTCGCCGTTTCTCTCTACAACAACTCCGCCCACTTTAACCTCAGTATTATCTTCGTTTGATGTTGTTGTTGTTGTGTTGTTAGTGTCTCCCTCCAAGTAAGACATATCTGCTTTTTCGATTTGTCCACTTTCGATTTTTCCTAACTGATCTATTACGGCAGCTTTTTGTTCATCGCTTATATCGTTGTCTGCTAAGATGGCGTTTAATTGTGCGGGGTCGTTTGCTTCTTTTAGTAATTCTAGATTTACTTCACTATTTCCAATCCAGTTTTTGTTATATAGTCCGCTCTCTTTAGCTGCATCTAGTGCTGCTTCTCCAGATGTTGTTGTTACAGCATCTCCTACTGCCTCACCTGCAGCTCCGCCTGCGAAATAACCCAGAGCACCACCTATTAAACCTCCTATAGCTGTACCAACAACAGGAACAACAGAACCAATGGCAGCTCCGGCAGCTGCTCCACCCAGTGCTCCCCCAAAACCACCAGCAGCCTTTGTTACTGCTTCAGTTTTGCCTGCCTTTTCATCTCTTTGTGTAAACTTTTGACCGGTTTCTTCATTGGTGGCACCCGATTCTACTAATTGGTCTGCGGCTGTGTATCCTTGATAACCTTCATATAACGCCATACCGCCGGCTACCAAAGCACCACCTAACTTCATCGCACCGCCCATACGAGGTAACTTAAATCTACTCTTGCCAGGTTTTTTACCTTTTCTATTTTTTCGTTTATTTTTGCCATCGCGGGTCATCATCATATCACCTGCGGTATCAAGAAGAGAATCATCTCCACCGCCGCCCATGCCGCCATTAGCTTCAATCCTCTTTAATGTGTCGAGAATATCTTCTAAAACTTCATTGTTCTTTTCAGCCCAAGGCTCTTTGTCTACACCGGATTTAAATACAGTATTAGTGCTACTTTCGTTATTGTTTGTTGTAGAAGAACTACTTTCTGAGAGCTTCTCAGAGTCCTTCTGTTTGTTTTCTTTTATTAACTGAGGTGTAGACTCGCCTGTTAGTTGAAGTCCCTCTTCACCAACTGCTGTAGTTAGTCCCTCAGCTTGTCTTTCCTGAGCAATTTCCAGTCTGGCTTGTTTGGCTGCAAAAGCATCTGCAGCATTGTCGCCCGTACCCAAAGCATTGCCTAGGGTTCTGCTTATAAGCCCACCACCGCCAGATAAACCTCCTGTGTTAGGATCACCAAATAAACGTGTAGGGCTGAATGCTTGTTTTACTGCTTTGAGACCTGTAGCATCTTGATCGATGTTAAGAGCTTCTTTAAAACGACTACCGCCTCTTAAATCTTTTTTAACATTATCTAAACCGAGGAGTTCACTTATTTTATCTCCACTATCTCCAGCAGTAATCTTTAATCTTTCTGTTTGTTTGCTTATTTCGTTTTTGGCTTTTTCTGCATCTTTACCTGTTAAGTTTTGTGCCTTAGCCATTAACTCTACAAGTTTTTTAAGTTCTGCTTGTGTTTCGTCACCTTCTTTTTCAAATATTTCTTGAAGAGCTCCTGCATTTTGTCCAATGTTTTTAGACATTGTTGCTGAGGCTTTAGCAGTACCAAATTGTAATGCGTTTGTAGTTTCACCTTGAGCACCTATGTTACTGCCTGCTCTAATAGCGTTACCTAGCATTTCTATACGGTTTTCGCTATCCTCATACGCTTCTTCTTTAGCGTATGTGCCTCTTATTTCATCTCTGTACTTTATTCTACCCTGTTTGTCTGTTTCTTTTCTTACAGTAGACTTACCACCTATTTTGACTTTGTCCATTCTATTGACAACGTCTTCTCTAACTCTTTTTTCTGACTGATCAGAAACAACCTCTTCTGCTCTATTTCTTCTATCGGACTGTAACGTTAATGCTGAGGAATCCCTTAAAGTATATTCATCTCTAGCACCCATAGTAACGTTTCTGGTAGGATCTTCTTGTCCTGCCATTTGACGCATTTCTCTGCGAACAACGTCCTGTTGCTTACGAATTAATTCCCTATGTTCTTTAGCTTTGTCTCCAGACAATCCAACAGAATCTGCTAGAAGTTTATCTAGTTTCGCTTTTTCTTTTTCGTAATTGCTAGCCATTTATTTAACCTTGTTGCTTTTTATCAGCCTTCTTTTTTAAATGAGTTATTAACATAGCAATATAAACTTCTCTTTCCCAGGGCATCATATTTTCTAACTCTGTTAAACTATAATGATGTTCTTGCATCAATAAAAAATTCGTTTTATAATAATTCTCTAACGAATCCTGAGAAAGAGTTAATCGAAAAAATGTTCGTACCCATTAACGGAAACAACATTTTTGCCCTCACACTTTGGGCAAGTAAACTCAATAACATTTTCTACAATAGGTGTTTTCTCAAAAAACTCTTTAATTTGTAAAATAGATGTTATAGGCATACTTTCAATAAAATCCTTCAACTCTTCTTTTGTTTGTTCTTTTGGACTAAAAACTTCTTCTTCATTGTATATGTAATCAATTGACTCTGTAATAAGATCAGCATCGTCCAAACTATCTGCCTTAGCCATAATTGTAGATGAGGGGTGCTTTAATACAAGACCCATTGTTTCACTTATTTCAATTTTATTATTTGTTGCTTCATCCAAGCCCACAATTTTAAAATCATTTAAGTCAACTTCCCATGGCAAGTTAGATTTACAATGTCCACAAATTAATGTGAAAGCTTGTTTATCACTAACTGACTTTGCTCTTAACTGTAAGAACAGCCATTGTAAGTCATACATTGCAAGTTCTTTTGCATCTAATTTTCCAAAGCTACAATTAGATACAATTTGTTGACAAGCGTTTACCATCTCAGGCATTTCGTTTGTCTCACTTGCAAGCGTTAGAAGTTTTTCCTCTTTTACTAAGAAAGGCCTAAATGTAAGGGTTTTCTTAGAAGAAGGAATTTCCAATTCAAATGTCGGTGTGTCTATTACCGGTAAAGCCATAATTTACTCCTATTTTGTTCTTTCCCAATAATTAGATGCCACTGAAACTGACAGCCTAATTACTGAGGGGTTACCCGATGATACAGGAACCAAGTTAACCAATTTTGGTACTGACTCATAAAATCTCCAGGATGCAATAACTTCATCCTTTACGTCTAATGAAAAAACTTCAAATGATCCTTGTACTGACTCCTGCCAGCCTGTTTCCTTTGAAACCGGATCTGCTGTGGCATATACCCAGCTTTCAAAGGCTTCTCTAATCTTCCAACCTTGATCGCAGACAAATGTAAAAACACTTTCTGCACCTAAAAATTCTACGTTAGTATTTCTGTATTCTGTCCAGTTACCTATTCTTAAAGGAACGTTGACTCCTGAAAGTCCTGGTATTTGAGCCTCTTCACAGAATAGTGTTGTTTGTCTTTTAACTTCCTCAGGTAGGTTTAATACGCTAGGAAACGTAACCATAACTTCGAACCTATCGCTTCGAGGAAGAAATTGCCCTCTTACATTAGCTAAAAAATCTTGATATTTAAACATTGCCATTATAGCATTTCCCTACTGTCTCTCCAGACTTTGTTTGCTGATGCACCTTGGAAATTTTGTACTGGCAAAAATATAGATGCCTTCCAGTGCTCAGGATTAACTTTAAGAAACCTAGATTTCACTTGAGAAACTAGATACCTTTTTACAGTCGGTTTCACGCCCGGAAACCTGCTGACATTTTGTAACATATTCCAGGACAAATCTAGCTTATCCTCAGATTGAAAGTCTAAAAGTTTTCCAAATAGTTGAGCTCTTAACATTGGAGGAAGGTAGTGTAAGTTTAATCCATACCAACCACCTTGAGCATTTTCAAAAGGTATACATAATGGAAACTGATCATAATAAGGAAGATCCTGTTTTGTTTTAGGATCATATAAAAACATGTAAAGACTTCCTACAGATAGAGATCCCTTTAACTCACCAATATCACTTTTCATCGTTGATGAGGCGTTTGTGATATTTCCTGCCAGCCTTCTTACGGCTGACATATACCAATTAAAGGAACGTTCTTGCTCTCCTGCAGACGTTCGTATGTTCTCGAATGGTTTCGCCATACGAGTATTTATAATGAAAGCCCGAGTTCTTTTTCAGTAATAAGCATAAATTCCCAGCCTCTGTCTAAACAAAATTCTTCTGCACATTTCCATTTGGCTGTATTTACACCCCACTGCATAACTTCATTAATAAATCTTTGTGTTTTTCTTTTAGGAACAATGGGCTCTTGGGTAAACCTATAGGGTTTTATTTCAACAAGATATCTCTTATCACCTATTTTTATATAAAAGTCTGGGAAATATCTATGAATTTTTTTGTCTAAAGGTGATCTATATGGTATGGATATTTCCTCAGATCCCCACTCTAATATTTCATTATTAAGATCACACCAATTCATAAACTTTAATTCATAACTAGATCGATATATTATATTAGTACAATCCCCTTTATATTTGGAAGGGTTTTTAGGTCTAAATAATCCTGTATATACTCTTTTACTATAGGGCATGATTATATAGAACCTTAGGGTTGTAATTTTCTTTTTTCAATTGAAAATAAACATTATAAAAATCTTTTTCATTTTCTATAAAGTCTATTAAAACATCCTTATTATGTGATATAATAAAAATTTTGCTATAGTCATCATGAAGTTTATGATATCTATCTATATCATAATTCCTATAACCTTTATTTAATAACTCGTGCATGTACTCTTGTATTTCTTTTGATATTTTTCCAGGCACTAGTGGATTGTGCTTAATACATATATTAAATATCTCTCTATTGTCTATTTTACAGGACTGAAAAAACCCTCTTAGTTGATCCATATTAACTTTTGTTTCAGGCATAAACATTGGTTTATGAAGTTTCTTTATTTGATCAAATAATAGTGTTAAATACTCAGGACAATCTACATCATCCCACAATGCCAAATAGCGTTTATCATTATCAACAACAATGGTAAAGTCTACAGAGCCTAATTGTGCAGATACTTTATTTAATAATACGTCTTCTTGTAATCTACCATGGTGTATCCAAACTCCATTCTTTTCCTCTAGTTTATCCTGCATTAATCTCTCATCTTCCCACACCGGTGATTTTATAAGATACCCTTCTTCTACTTTTGTTACTTTATTAAAATCATCTGGTAAAATGCCTAGACTGTTTGGAATGTGTTTTGTATCTTCTGTTACATGGTTTACAAGCAAAGGAATTGCTGTGTCTATTGATCCATAATGAGATAGGAACTCTACATTATACTCTTTACATATCTTAATAAAGTTTTCAGGTACCGTAAATCCGCTCATGTTTACCAAAATAGTCCAGTCGTTACCTTTACCCAATGCTTGTAAGAATTGTTGAAGAGTATATGTATTATACATTAATATTCTTTCAAGTTTATATTTTCTAATAATGGGAACAACATCTCTCTCTAGAGATTCGTCATCTAGCATAGAGAACAAACAAGATCTATGAAAATCTGATGCCATTAGAGATGGAATAAGATCTGTTATTATGCTACTAGCGTGGTGCATATTTTTTGTATGCCCTACTCGTGTGTCTTTAAAAAATTTAAATATTTTTATATTTCTTTTAGACAGATCATATATTTGTTTTTGTGTGAAAACTATGGGTGTAGATTCTTTTGTTGTGCCACTTGTAGATGCAATTAGAAATGGATCATCTTCCTGTCCCCAAAATTCGTGACAAGTATTAAAACTATTCTCTATTGTGCTTTCTGGAATAACCTGTTTAGAATAATTGGCTATCATTATTTTATGTAGTGGTTTGCTAGCTAGGTGATCACACTCTATAGACAGATCAACCGGCCCAAATAAACCTAGTTTTGTTTTGCTTAATGTTTCGTAGGCGATTGGGTAATCAATAATAAATAATTGCAGACCTAGTTCTCCGGCTGCTACTGTAAGTGCAATTTGATTCGGATTGACAAGCACAATGGAGATTGCAATCTTATCTCCTCGCTGTAATCCTTTTGAAACTAGGATATATTTCCATCTATCTACTAAAGAGCATAGCTGATCATAGTCATATCCATCGTAGTCTATAGACCGAATAATTATTTCACGGTCAATTCTTTTCATGTCAAATAATCCTTATAAATAAGTTAAACGCTAATAACTGGGACTATTTATATGGCAATTATCTTCAACGACAATTCAGAGGAGTTAGTAATAAACTCTGACAATCAAGTCTTTGAACCTTCTACAAGTTTAGATGTCTACAGCTATCCTAGTGAACTTAACACTACAAGACAACCGCATAGTGTTATATTTTATATTAATGCTAGATCTACGTCAGCAGCCGGATCCGCAGCATTTGATGCCAATGGTGCCGGAACAGCAGCAGATTGGAGAGCTGCACAGTCAGATTTAGAGGATCAATACTCTGCAGAAAACAGAGCAAAATCAGAACAAGCAGACACCGTTTTAGGTGGGGCAGCAGCCGTAGCTGCATTAGGTGCAACTGTTGCAGCAGGAAGTAAATTAACAGGCGACAATGCTTCCGCCTTGGCTGTTCCTTTATTAGCTGCAGGCACAGCTTTTGCAGCGGGTGCTGTAACAGGATCACTTGTAAACACAAGCACAACTTTACGTCTTTTATCGGTTATACAATTACATGTTCAATCTGCACCTTCAGCAAAATATACGGCAAACTGGAACGAAGAAAGTTTAGGTGCAGCAGTGGGTTTATTAGCAAGTGGTAGAGCTAGTTTATCTGATATTCTAGGTGGAGCAGAATACTTAGCTAGGGGTGTTATTGGTGCGGCAGCTAATGTTCCTAAAGAACTAGGTTTGGGGCAAGAAAATATCGGTGCTGCAATAGAGGCAACCTCAAAGAAAGTATCTAACCCATACAAAGAACAATTATTTAAGTCTATGGGATTTAGAAAATTTGGGTTTGAATATAGATTTATGCCAAAGAATCCTTCAGAGTTTAATAATGTTATGAATATTATTAAATTGTTTAAATACCACATGCACCCAGACAAAGGAAGTAATGGGTTCTTTTTAATTTATCCTTCTGAGTTTAACATTGAATATCGTTATATGAATGAGGAAAACCAATATGTTTCTAAAATATCCTCATGTGTTTTAACAGATATGCAAGTAACATATGGTTCACCTGACGGAACATTTAATACAATACAAGGAACACAAGGTGCTCCTAATGATATTCAAATGAATTTATCCTTCACAGAACTAGAAACACTAACCGCAGATAGAATCAAACAAGGAGGATTATAATGTATTTTAAATCCGTTCCAAAAATTGTTTATCCATTTGGTGATGAAAATTTTTATGTAACAGATATACACAGAAGAGTGGGAGTCTTTCCTTTAGGCAAAAAGAATAGAGCCTTTTCCTTTGCTTATTTTGTACAAGACGGAGAGAAGCCTGAGCATATTGCACACAATTATTACGGCTCTAGTAAATATCACTGGGTAATATTATTGTATAATGATATTGTAAATGTCACAGAAGAATGGCCCATACATAGCAATGATTTGTTTGAATTTTGTGAGAGCAAATACGGTACAGGAAACGCAACAGATGTACACCATTACAAACTTCGAGGTGAAGAAGAAATTATTGTTGATTACGATCCAGGACAATATGCAACCGGTGAAATTTTAGATGTAACAAACTATCAATATGAAGAAGAACTAAATGACAAAAAGAGACAAATATTTTTATTAAAGAAAGATTATCTAAGAGAATTTGTATCACAATATAAGTCATTAATTCAAAAGTAAAATATTATGTCAATAGATGAAGAAAGAATACTAAAGGCCGGTGATTATAGATTAGAAGAAATATTTCTAACTAATTTGATTTCTGGCGATAGTTTAAATCTAAAAAACTTCACTGCAGAAATAAATCTATTTGAAGATGTATTTTCTCCTGTTATGTTTGGTAATGTTATCATATCTGACGGTTTGAATGTTATAACTGAGTTTCCAATATTAGGTAACGAGTTGCTTACATTAAAACTTAGAACACCCACGTTTGAAGACAATCCAACACAAATAATACAAAAAACTTTTCAATTATATGCGATTGAAGATAGGGTATTAGCTACTGATAGACAACAAGACTATAGACTTTGTTTTATGTCTAGAGAGGGATTGGTAGATCAATGTTCTCCAATTTCTAAATCATTTAAAGGTGTAACTTCTGACATCGTAGACAAAATATATACAGAGTATTTACAAACTCCAAGATTAATAGAAAATACAGAAGTATCTGATAACGTTTTTGAGCCTAGAGAAGTAGGCACCACGGGACTTGTTATTGGTGATACAGATCATATTTCTAATGTTAGATATGTTTCAAATTTTTGGACTCCCTTTAGAAATATAAACTTTATTTCTAAATATGCTAAAGGAGCAACACTAAATTCTACAGACTTTCAATTTTTTGAGTCGAATAAGTTTTTTTATTTTTGTACTTTAGAATGGTTGATTGCTATGCAATTAAAACAAGGGCTATTTGATGAATATGTATATGAGCCCGTGGGTATTAATCTCGTAAGACGACAAGGAAGTTATGTTTACAATTCTGTTAGCCTTCCTCCAGAATTCACAAAAATTGAAGATATTACGATTCCTAAAACAATGGACATATTGGAAGGACAGGATTCTGGATTTTATGCGAATGGTGTTAGGGCTTACAATTTTACAACAAGAGAACAATTTGAAAGTAATTTTGATTTTAGAGAGCAAATGAAAAAGATGATTAGAACAGATGCAGGTATAGCTATTCCCGCTTATGTTGATAGAACACCTTACTCTAATGTTTCTTTTGTTTCATTAAATTCTCATTTATTTGACGACTATAGTTTACAAGAAGATTATATAGGAAACGTTTCTTTTAGAACATCTTATTCAAATTCGTTTAATCAATTTAAATTTAGAATGGATGTTCCTGGAAGAACAGATATAGAAGTTGGAAGGGTTATTAATTTGTTATTCCCAACACCCAAAGCAAAAGAAGAGGAGTTTGATGTGGATCCTGATAATGCTTTTGATCCTATATTGTCAGGTCCTTATTTAATCACAGCCATACATCATAAGTTTGATGTTACAAAACATTCAATGACTTTAGAGATTGTTAAAAACGGCGTAGGTAAATCGTTGGGAGAGGAGATATAATATGAGTAATATGTCAGTGCCAAAGTTCTTTTGGTGGATAGGAATTGTTGAGGATAGAGCTGATCCAGAATTTTTAGGAAGATATAGAGTAAGAATATTAGGTTACCATACGGGTAATAAAGCAATACTACCAACAAATGAATTGCCATGGGCAGTTCCTGTTATGCCTGTAACATCTGCTAGTATCTCAGGCGTAGGGCAGTCAAGCGCTTTGGTAGAAGGATCTTCAGTAATTGGTTTCTTTGCTGATGGAGAAGATGGACAGCAGCCAATTATATTTGGTTCGTTTACAAGTTTGCCACAGGTAGGCCCAACACTATTAGATGAGGAATCTAATGAGAAATGGAAGGAATATAGACAAGAGGCTCTAGCAGAATTACAAAGACAATTAGCATCAGTAGAAACAGCTCTGGCAGAAGATATAAACGACTTACAACGGGATGCTTTAGAAGAAAAAAGGGATTTATTAAAAAAGCAGATAGAGGATTTGTCATCTACTACAGGTATTGCTCTGGATTATCAAGGGTTTGTTGATCCTAGAGGAATATTTCCTAGAGATGGAAAGGGCACAGGATTTAACTACTTAAAAGAACCCGATAGTTCTAGATTGGCAAGAGGTGCCGATGCAGAACATCACTTTGTAAATATTAATAAAAGAGATACAAGGTTAATTGATATACCTAGAGCAACAGCTCCTAATGTATCTTCCATATTTGAGAAATTGCCTAATACAAGATACGATAGAGGAACTTGGCAAGAACCTGCTCATAGATTTAGTGACATGGGTCCAAGTGAAGATGGGTTAGGATACGTAGAAAATAATGAAGTTACTACAGAGTGGGAAGGTTATGTTCCTATAGGCACAAAACCGGAAAGTGATTTAATTCAAGACGGCAAAACTTCCATGTATCCTTTTAATAAGGTTTGGGAAACAGAAACAGGACATTGTTTTGAAGTAGATGATACTCCTGGCAATGGAAGAATAAGTAACTACCACAACTCCGGAACATTTGAAGAAATACAGGCTGACGGTACTAAGATAACAAAGGTTGTTGGTGACGGTTATGATATAACATTAAAAGACAAGCGTGTTGAGATACGTGGAAGCTGTGATATACATGTTGCAGGAGATGCCTCATTGTATGTTCAAGGTGATATGTATACAGAAGTAGATGGTAATCAATTTAATTCTATTAAAGGCAACCGCGTAACAAAAGTTGGCGGAAATGATTTGTTAGAGGTATTGTCTAGCCAAAACACACAGATAAACGGTCAACGTGGTTGTCGTGTAACAGGAGACGACACAGAAACAATCGTAGGCAATCAAACACATTCTGTAGGACAAGATAAAAGGACAACTGTTTCAGGAAAAGTTAGTGAAAAGCATTTATCAGATATGAAGGTAACTGTAGGGAGCAATTATACAACTCTTGTAGGTGGTGATTATAATTTGGGTGTTGCTGGGTTGTACAGTATGGGAGCAGGTAAAACGTCTACAATAAAATCAAAACAAACAATGACATTAGAAACAAAAGCAAATCAAATTGTTAAGGTGGCTACAGACATTAAAGAAACTGCAAAGAGCATAGATTCAACTGTTACGAATACATGGAAACTTAAAGGTGCTAATGTTGACATTGATGGATCAAGTAGGGTGGATATTAACTAATGCCTATAGCTAGTAGAAAGGAAGATAAATGTGTACACGAAGGGTGGTCACCCTCACCATTTGATATCACAGAAGGCGCAAGTAAAACCTATATAGAGAGTAAACTTGCAGCTAGAGTAGGTGACGCAACAACGGCACACAGCAAAGGCAGCACCACACATAATACATCAGGAGCACCTAAAATATCTTCAGGTTCATCAAATGTTTTTATTGAGAATAAAGCTGCAGCAAGAATAGGTGATAGTGTGGACTGCGGAGCTACTGTAGATACTGGTTGTAGTAAGGTGTATATAGGAGGCTAATATGGCATTAGAAATATTTGGTAGATATTTTACAGACACCGGGGGTGTGGGACTTACTGCCTCAGAAGCCGTTTCAATAAAAACAAGAAGTACACATAAAGACAATTCAATTGCATTTGCTGACGACTCGCCATATATAGCAGCAGGGTACAGCGATCAAGGTATTGATTTTGATAGTGATAATTTAGTCTACCTTGCTATTTCACCTGGTAGAGACGGTGTTGATAAATTTACATTGGAGACCTTTGAAAAAGTTCCAATGTTGTTACCTCCAGGTAGTGCTAACGGGAAAACCTATGAATTAGTTATAACTTTAACAGATAAAGACCCTGCAATAAGAGGAGCTCAACAGAAACATACGTTTAACATTGACGAGGCATCACTAGGTAAAACAGGTAGTTGGTCTTTTCCTCACTTTGATACAATTGGTGGTAATGCCTTAAGAAAAAATTATTTTATTGACAGAGACCCACCATATGCTCGTGGTGATAGAGGTTACCCAACAGAAGAAGAGGGAGGAAATTTTAATAATAATGTTATTAGAATTCCTCTAACAAAAGATTACAATCCTAACAGCGATACAATAGAAAAGATAGGAGAGTTTTTCCTAAAACAAAGTGATGAACCTAGTGAGGGTATAAACACTTTACATTTTCCTACTCGGGGTTCTGATCTTATAACTTATGTCTATTCAGACGGTGTGGTGGCTACTTCTCCAGAACAGGTAGCATTCAACTACTATATTGTTGAAACTGGAACAGATATTCCAATCGAAGAATATTATGATCCTGCTTTAGGAGTTAATGGTGGTTGGGATAATGCTTACGGTGCTAGGTTTAGAATTGTTAGAGAAAATGTAACTCCTCCACAAGGAAATGAAAGCAAAGTACCTGCAACTCCGATATTAGCCACAAATATTTATAGAGAACCTGAAAAAGTAATTAATCCTGACGGCACATATTCCCATTCAACTATGGGCATTGCAGTAAATCTAAATCTACCAGACAATGGGTTTTTGGGACACGATCCTGCAACAGACGATCGTTACAAATTAGAATATATCTGGAGACTAGAGAAACAAGGAGGCAAGTCTAAACTTATAACCCTCAATAGTGGTTTTGCAAAGGTAGGCGGTAACTATCAATTATATGCTAAAAACTTTGATGCTGAGCAAGGAGGTTTCGGGTTAGGAACTTATATTAACACAATAACCCTTTATCTTGTATATACAGATGATAATGGAGATTCTTATTCTTCTGAAACAGCAGTAGCAAGAGACACTTTCAATGTAACAGAAAGAACAGCATCAGCACCGCCTCCAACATCGGGTCCCCCTCCAACATCGGGTCCCCCACCGGGCCCAGCTCCGTCATTTTCAGGCGGCCCGTTTCAGATACAACCGTTAAGTGGTGCCTCAGATTGTGGTCCAGGAGATGGATTAAGAGATTTGGCTGATAAACTTGCAGCCGTTGAAGCATCAACAGATGCTTTATTAGCAACAGCAACTGATGGCATTGGTGATCTTTTAGACAGCATCAATAGTATTGTATCTAATGAGGTAAATAAAGTTAAGGGTTCTTTAGAAAGTATGATACCCGAATCCTTTAAAGGAGCAGCTAAAACATTTGAAGACGGAGTTAAGGAAGGATTAGAGCTTGCTGCTGTTGTGGCAGCTGGAGGTGAAGCCGCGATAAATGCTGCCTTAAAACTGAAAACTCTTGCAACAAAGTGGGAAGGTATTATTGATGGTTTGGGGGGTCTTATAGACAATGATGGCAACCCAATAGAAACTTTTTATGATGTTATAACATTAATGCAGACGTTATTGAGGACAGGTGCTACAGATTTAGATAGTTTATGTAAAATGTTACCCAATGTCTCTGAAAGCTACGATGGGTCTGTATCAGTTAAGGCTACTCCAATAACTATTCCTGAATTTGATGCCGTCGATTTAATTAAAGGATATGAACTTCCAGAGTTGCCAAAACCAACACTTATTATAGATGTTTCAGCTAAGAAAAAAGAAACAGTTGCTTCTTTCACAAACTTCCAAGCACCTAAACTTTATGGAGGACCAAAGGGTTAAACCTTTATAAATACGAATATGGCAGCCCAGAATTTAAAACTTGAAAAAGTTTACAAAGATTTAGATTTATCTTTTGCAAAAAATCCTGCAACAGGAGACATTGCAAAAAAGATAGACGTGAATTCTGTTAAGCAGTCAATAAAAATTTTGTTGCAAACAAACTATTTTGAAAGACCATTTCAACCAAATTTGGGAACAGGTCTTCAAGGACTTTTGTTTGAAACAATAAACCCAACAGTATCAGCTGCAATATCGCAGTCTGTAACTCAACTGTTGAAAAATTACGAACCCAGGGTTAAAGTAATAAAAGTTATTTCTGACCCTGATTACGATAACAATGGTTATAGTCTAACCATAAACTTCTATGTTGTAGGAGTCGAAGGGCCACAGCAACTAGGAGCTTTTTTACGGAGAATACGATAATGGCTAAAAAATTAACTATAATTAGAGAAGAAAAGCCTTCAGAAGCTCAGTGGTTTGAGGATGTTCTAGAGTCCCAACAGGATTACTCTGAAGGTCCTAGAACTACCGGTCTTCATCCTCATGTTATCAATGATACATTGAACATTGATCCTTCTTGGCCTACTACAGAAGAGGTTGAAGGATTAGGCGCTGAACTTGTAATTAGTACAGCAGAGGATTGGGGTGTAGAAAAAGAAGTTCATATAAGACACACTGATGCAGATCCTGTAATTTTTTCTGATCCAGAACATGAGCTGTTTACAGCTAGAAAGGCACATAACACAGAGCATGGGATTACACTTACTGTTTCAACAGTTGATGCCAATGAAGATTGGACAGTAGCATAATAACATCGAGGAAAACAAATGTCTCAGCTAAAGGTAACAGAATTAGATTTTGATAATATAAAACAAAATCTCAAACAGTATCTTCAATCTCAAGAGGAATTTTCAGATTACAATTTTGAAGGTTCTGCTATGAGCGTTTTGCTGGACACTTTGGCATACAACACCCATTACAACGCTGTCTTAGCTCACATGTTGGCAAACGAATCCTTTTTAGATAGCGCTGTTAAGAGATCTTCTGTAGTTTCTATAGCAAAGTCTCTTGGCTACACACCAACATCTAAAAGAGCTTCTAGGGCGGAAGTGGTGTTAATTGTTTTTCCTGATCCCACTTTTGAAAACACAGTTCTAACTTTAACTAGAAATACACAGTTCACATCTACTATTGATGGAGTTACATATTCCTTTTACCCGCAGACTGATAAAACAACAATCCTTCAAAACTTTGGACAAGGGGATGCCTTTTATTTCTCAGGTATTGAGATAAAAGAGGGTTTTAGAGTTAATAACAATTTTTCTGTAGATGCCAATACTGTATCTGGACCTTTTATTATACCCAATCAAGGTGTCGATACGACAACTTTAAGAGTTAGGGTTCAAAATTCTGGAACAGATTTTGCTGTAAAATCTTTTCAATATAAGGATAAATTTGCAGATGTAAAGGCAACAGATCGAGCTTGGTTCTTAGAAGAAGGTTCTGATGGCTTATATAGAATTTTGTTCGGAGACGGTGTTGTTGGGCAAAAATTAAATCCTGGCAACATTGTTCTAATAGATTACTTGAACACAAATGGTGCTCCTGCTAATAATTCAGAGCAGTTTACTTGCAGAACAACTATAACAGGAAATAACGAAAGACTTATTACTTTAACAACAACTCCATCTTACGGTGGTGCAGTTAGAGAAACGGTTTCTAGTATAAAAAGAAATGCACCTAGATACAACTCTACAAAAGAAAGAGCCGTAACTGCTCAAGATTATGTTTCCTTAATTAAAGCAAAAAATCAAAACATACAATCTGTTTCTGTCTGGGGAGGCGAGGACAACGATCCGCCCATATATGGGAAGGTTTTTATTTCCTTAAATCCATATCAAGGATCTATTATTACACAAGGCGATAAAGATCAAATTGTTACGGAAATCATAGAACCAAGAACACCTATTGCTATACAACCAGAATTTGTTGATCCAGAATATCTATATGTTGGTGTTAAAGCTAAATTAGCTTACGATGTTAAAAAGACAACATTAACATCTGGACAGATTATTCAAGGAGCTCAAGTAAATATTGATAACTACTTTAAAAATAATTTAAATTATTTGAATAGACATTTGTATTTTTCAGATTTACACAAAATTGTATATGGAAGTTCAGAGGCAATGAAGTCTGTTACAATCAATTTTACTTTACAGAAAAGATTTAGTTTAACAGAAGTTAATGCTATAGGAACAACTAAAATTAGTTTCAATAATAAATTGACCCCCAGAACTCTTACAACTAATTGGTTTGATAAGAATGTTGGCAATGTTATCTATAAAGTTAGGTTGGAAGATGAACCTAATAGAAATGTTGTTGCTCCTAATTATAACGGATCTGGGAGATTATTTTTAGTAACTGAAGATAATAGACGAATAGCAGAAGTTGGAACCATTGATTATGATTTAGGAAAACTTTCTTTACCAGACTTTAATGTTATATCTCTATATGGTAACGCTACAAAATTACATGTAACAGTTGAACCGCATGATACTATTAAGGACATAACAACCGATATCTTAACTAGAACAAACCCAGAATCACAATCTGCGGTTGTTCCTTTGCCAGCAAAAAACACAATATTAGCAAAAGATGATAGTGTATACAATGTAATTTCTGGATTAAGAGAAGGCATAAAAATAGAAACGATTGCAAGAGTAGACGAGTAATAAATGTCGAATTATATTCCTAGCTATTATAGGTATGTTTCTAAGATAACTATTTTAGATGGCGGAAACAACTATACTTCAATACCCACTTTAACAATTAGTGGCGGCGGGGGTTCTGGTGCAACTGCGACGTGTACCATATATAATGGTTCAATACAAACTGTTACAATTACAAATATTGGAACAGGCTATTTTACAGCACCGACAATAACTGTATTGGGCGGGGGTGGCTTTGGAGCAGATTTAGCAGCATCATTATCTTTTGCTGCTGGCACTGGTTCAGAGTATGAATCAAAACCTTCTTTATTAGTTACTAGACAACTTCCAGAATTTATTCAAACAGATTATCCTAAGTTTTTAGCATTCATCAACAAATATTTTGAATGGATGGAGTTGAATTTAAAACCTAATTCTGCATTATACCAACCAAAATTTTTAGATATTGATTCTGCACCAGATGTTCCGGAAGGAGAACATGAGGATCAAATCCTAAAACTTTGGGGAAGACAATTAGCTATAGATGTTCCTGAATCTTTAGCTGTAGATAGAAAAAAAATTTACAAAAGAATAAAAGATTTATATGAAACAAAAGGATCTAGAAGATCCATAGAAATGTTTTTTAGACTTTTGTATAACGAAGAAGTAGAGGTATACTATCCCCAAAAATTCATTCTTGTACCTTCAGACGGAAGATGGGTAGAAGAGCAAGCGGTTGTTGCCAGAGCAGCAGAAGGAAAAGATCTATTAGATGTTCAAGGAAAACTAATAGACATAACTTATGGTAGAACCATAGGTAGTATTACAACTTTAGAAACAATTCCTGCAACTGTAAAAAATGTATCAAAAATAGCATATACATTTCCTCCAATATATGAGTTAAACGTAGAGTTTGACACTAAAATAACATCTATTCCTGGGCCGGGCAGTGGTGGTAGTTTTACACTTTCAACGAACAACGGCGTTATTGATAGCGTTACTGTCTTAGGAGGAGGAGAAGAATATATACAGGCTCCAACATTACGAGTTTTTGACACGGGTATTGGCGAAGGGGCTGTACTAAGAGCAAATGTAACAGACGGTGTCATTACCAGCGTTACTATATTGGAAGGAGGAGAGAATTATACTAATCCTTTTATAGATATAGTTACAGAAGGTACTGAAACACAAATTTTATTAAGAGGTGCCCATTATACAGATGTAGAGGGGTATCTAGATAGAACACTCGTTAGTGTTGAAACAACGGGAACTTATAGTTCCAATATGGGATTTAGTGTAGGTGATATCTTTGTTGTTAACGAAACGGGTGATGATGGAAGAGGATATGCTTTAGATTACTTCCAAGATAATTATGTAATAATCGGAGGTAATAATAAGAGTTATATTAAAGTAGAAGAAGTTGATAGTAACAATGTACCCACCAGGTGGTCTATTGTAAACTCTGGAGGAGGGTTCTTCTCAACGTCTACTATTATACCTATTATTTCAAAAGCAGGACAACAAATTGATGTAACCATCAGGACAGGACATTTATTTTCTTATCCAGGAAAATATTTAGACGATAGAGGAAAACTGTCTGATGCTAACAAGTTGCAAGATAACTATAGATACCAAAAATATTCTTATGTTGTAAAATCCGGCATTCCTCAATCTAAATGGAACAATGATATAAGAAAACTTGTACACCCAGCGGGTATGGAAGTTTTCGGAGATCTTCTTTTAAAGCATGAGATAGATTTTTCTACAAATCTTTCTGTGGTTACAGATGGATATAACCTAAGTAAATATATTACTGTAGATGTTATAGATGCAGCAACAGCACTTGTGGAACTAGACTTTACTAAGAATATTCCAATAGACGTAGTTAATACTAGCGAATTCTTTAGATTTAATGCTCAATTAGCAAAAGAAGATTCTGTTACTTTAACTGATAATGATAGGATATTTGATCTCATATTGAGAAAAACTGATTCTACAAACATTGCAGATGTAACAGAATTAGTGGTTACATATAATAGAGAAAGATCAGAAAGCTTAAATGCTATAGATTCTTACTCAGATGTAATAACTTATATTAGAAGTTTTACAGAAAATAATCTTGCTACAGAAAACCTAGACAGTTTATCGGTAGGCAAGTTTATTACAACCTCAGCAAATATGTCTGAGGATAGTAGCTTTGATCTCAGTTTAAATAAGTCAGAATTAATTTCTACTTCTGAGATTCCTAGCATTTCCTTTACACAAGGAGCTCACAGTGAAAGTATAACAGTTCTAGACTCTATAGGGTTGCATAACAATATCAACCCTTATGATGAAGAAGTATTAACTTTTGAAGGTGTCGAACTTAACATTCAGGGATATGTCTCTGAAGATTATTTCCTAGAAGATTACGTAGGCACCGTAATAAGCTTTATAAATAGATATAAGCAATTAGCAGATTCTTTACAACCTACCGAGGTAGTTTCTAAAGGAACTCAAACAACAAAAACAGACGAAGCAACTACAGCAGAATCGGGTAGTTATGTATTAGAAACATATTCCCAAGGATTCTTTAAAGAGGATTATGTAGGAACTTCATCTACAATTACATAAACATATGGAGATTTAACAATGTTTTATAAAAATAAGATTGGCGCTACAGGTAAAGTAAATGTAGTAGTCACAGATAAAAACGGTTTTGTAAAAGAGGACTTTACTGTTAATAACTTAGTGGTTGGAGACGGTTTAGATTTTATTACAGCTAGAATGAACAGCACAGCAGATGCAGCAATGTCTCACATGGCTATTGGTCAGGGTGATGGCAACAATGGTGCTTCTACTCCTGCTGATGGCGATTCTACATTGCAAAGTGAATTAGCTAGAGTATCATTAAGTAGCGATACTGTTACTGATAATGCTATAGAGTTTGTTGCTACTTTTGGCGCAGGCACAGGCACAGGTGCTGTAACTGAGGCAGGCGTTTTAAATGCAGGCACAGGCGGTACTATGCTTTGCAGAACTACATTTAATGTGGTTAATAAGGGTGCAGATGATACAATGACTGTAACCTGGACTGTAACAATTAGCTAAAGGTAATATTTAGTGGCTCTAATACTAAGGGACATGGGTAGGGTTGAGTTAGCTCGATCCTATTACCGAGACATCCGTAATACTAACGATTACTTTTATGTAGGAGTTGGTAAAACTAATAGCTGGGAAGATGAAGATAATCCAGAGTCTCCTATAGACTCTGATTATTATGTTAACGACTTTAGAAAACGTTTAATGTTTCTACAAAGAGTTACTTCTGCAGATGCATGTCTTTTAGTTAGAAGAATTGATTGGGCGTACGGAACAATATACGATTCCTATAATAATAATTATAATACGAACAATCCAGCTTTTTCGGGAGCCACATCCTTATCTACTGCAAACTTTTATGTCCTGACAGATGAATATAAGGTTTATAAGTGCTTAGACAATAATAGAAATAGTTATAGCACAATAAAACCAACAGGCACAGGCACAAGCCCTGAGCAGTTATCAGATGGATATATTTGGAAATTTATGTATCAAGTTTCTGCAGCAGATCAAACCAAATATTTAGATGCTGGGCACATACCTGTTAGGAAACTAACAGGTAACCCCACATTCGATGTCAATGGTGAATTAGATTCAATTAGCGTTACAAGCGGGGGCAGTGGTTATATTTCTGCTCCTACTGTAGTTATATCTGGAGACGGCGAAGGTGCTACAGCGACAGCAACTTTGTCCGGAGATACAGTTGACAGCATAACAATTGATACCCCTGGAACAGGATATACGTTTGCATTTATTGCTTTAAATTCAGATTCAGGTAATGGTGCAACAGCAACGGTAAGTTTAGGTGATGATGATCCATTACCAACATTACAGAGTTTAGTTGAAGGCTCAGCTATTGATGGTACAATTGATAGAATAGATATAGTATCCACAGGGCAAGATTATTCTGAAGGAGATGCCACTGTAGTTATATCTGGAGATGGGTCGGGTGCAGAGGCCTCAGTTAGAATTGCAGATGCTACAGGTTCTGTAATTGAAGTTATTGTAACGAATGCAGGTACCGGATATACTTGGGCAAACATTACAATTCAAAACAGCGTTGGTATAGGACAAGGGGCTATTTGTAATGCTATCATTTCTCCTAAAGGGGGACACGGATCAAATGCTCCCAAAGAACTTTTTGCAAAGACATTGGGATTAACATTATCTTTTTCTGATAATGCCAACGCAGATTTAATCAAGGGTAATGACTTTAGACAAGTAGGACTGATTAAGAATATATACGGTTACGACAGCGCAACGCTTTTCACAGAACTAACAGGAACTCCTTGTTTTGTCGTAAATGTATCTGACAATCAGTATTATAATATTGATGATGAAATAGTAACCAGCGATGGCGGGACTTTCCAAGTTTCTCAAATAGTAGAAAAAAGTGATGGAACTTTTGACGTGTATTTAGTAGCCATGGTACCAATTATATTAAACACATCAACATTAACGAATAATTCTACAGGAGATCTAAATCTCGTTATAAATAGTCTTACGACTCCAGAGGTTAATGTTAAAACCGGTGAAGTAATATATTTAGAAAATAGGCCGCCGATTAATAGATCATCAGATCAGGTGGAAACAATAAAAACATTGATAAGATTTTAGGAACGATAAATGGCAATTAATTTAAATTCAGCACCATATTTCGACGATTTCTCTGAAGGTAAAAAGTTTCAGAGGATTCTTTTTAAGCCAGGTGTTGCTGTACAGGCAAGAGAGCTAACACAGCTACAAAGTATATTGAGCAACCAAGTTTCTCAATTAGGAACCTATGTTTTAAGAGAAGGTACCATTGTCTCTGGTTGTAAAGAAGATTTAGCGGATATTGATTGGATTAAAATTAATGATACAGATATTAATGGTATAGATTTAGCAGATGAAACTCTTGCTGGATATGTCAATGCTATTGTTGTAGGAAGAACAACAGGTATACAAGCCAAAGTCCTAGAAGTTGCAACAGGCACACAGGCGGAAGCACCTGACACAAAAACGTTTTATATTCGATACACATCAGGCGACACTACAGGAACTTATCAAGTATTTCAACCAGGAGAAGTATTAGACATTTATTCTAATACCTCTAGTTTAAATAATTCAACAGTGGTGGTTGGAAGTTCAACGGGTGTAAGTGAAAACAGTTATTACGGAAAATCAAGAAAAATAACACTTTCTCCCGGGTTAATTTATATAAACGGTGCCTTTGTACAGTCCAACCAAATATCAACTTATCTTCACAGATATTCTCACGAAGATAAATTAATTAATGTTGGATTTACTTTATATGAAGAAATTATAAACTCAGGTGAAGACAGCTCGCTGTTAGATCCGGCAGCTGGATCTTATAACGAAAACGCACCGGGTGCAGACAGACTTAGATATACTATAGGCTTAACATCTTTCACCACTAACGTTAGGGGTGCAGACACAGGCATCATACAGCCTGAAAACTTTGTACAGTATGGGCAATACCAATTTGGTTCGCCTACTGTAGTACAAACAAAAACTGATCCTTTTAACGCTTTAGGTAAAGAGTTAGCAAAAAGAACATACAACGAATCTGGTGATTATGTTGTAAGAGGATTAAAAGTTACAGTACAAGAACACTTGAATGACGGAGAAAATTCTGGATTCTTTACATCTGCAGAAGGAGGAGATGCAACAAAACTCCTAGTAAATATTGATGCGGGTGAAGCTGTTGTTGCTGGGTATCCTAGAAGACTAGAGCAAACAAAAAGAATAGAGATTAATAAATCAACAGAATACAAATATGTTGAAGGTGCTTCTATTGGAACAGCATATGGCAATTATGTTTTGGCAAATGAAGTTTATGGATTGTTTGATGTCGATGGTGGCGGTAGAGTAGATTTATTAGACACCGCACCTGGGTTTATTACATCAGGAACAAGCACAGGAAGCGTAGTAGGTAAAGCAAGAGTAAGACATATAGCTTTAGAAGAAGGAACACCTGGTTTAGCATCAGCAAAATATAGAATATATTTGTATGATATTCAAATGCTCAACGGCCCTTTTACATCCGTAAGAGGCTTGCATTTTGATCACGCACAAACCGATGGTTATGCAGATCTTATTTTAGAAGATACAACAGGAGATGGTACTCCTGACAGCGCCGTATTAAAAGAAAATTCTTTCAATAAAATGTTATGGAAACTTCCATACAATGCTGTTAAAAACATGGCAACAGACAACGGTGGTTACGATTACTCCTTTATCTACAGTAGAGAGTTTGATGTAACTGCAGATAGTTCTGGTAACGTAGAACTAGATATTAGCTCTAGTAGCTCACAGTATAATTTGCCAAACGACACATTCCCATATTCAAGTTTCACACAAACTGTGATTGAAGACAATTTCTTAGCAGTTGCTAGAGAACAGGTAATCCTCGGTGGTATTACTTATGCTGCAGGTGAGCATATTGATTTATCTGGAGCAACATTTACTTTAAATAGCTCTAAGCACATCACAATTAATTTAGGTGTTTTAACGGGATCAGCAAACCAAGTTCGAGTATATGCAAATCTACAACATATTGATGGAACTCCTGCATCTAAGTCTTTACAGTCAGATAAAATTGTAACATTTAACGTTGCAGCCCACCCTAAAGGAATCGGTGGACCTTGGAGTCTAGGGGTTGCAGATGGTTTTCAAATTAAATCTGTATATGCATCTGCCAACTCAAACTTTAGCAGTCCTATAGATGTTACAAATCAATTTACAATGGACAACGGACAAAAGGACAGTTTTTATGGACATGCAAAGTTAGTTAAAAAGAAAACAGCGTCTGTAAATCTTTCAACATATCCTTATTTACAAGTAACATTTGATTACTTCTCACATTCTTATAGTACAGCATCTTTCTTCTGTATTAATTCTTATCCCGTAGATGATACAGGAGCTACTGGAATTAAAACTGAAGAAATACCACTGTATAAGTCCAAGTATTTTGGAAATATGGATCTTAGGGACTGTATTGATTTTAGGCCTATGATGCAAAGCACTGTTACGCCAACATCAACACTTGCGGGCGCGCCTTTAAATCCTTCGGAAGTAGAAATAATTTTTAGACCCAATACAGGGTTAACTAATCCTATTCCAACAGAACAGTTTACAACAGATTTAGAATACTATCTAGGCAGAAACGCAATTATTGTTTTAGATGAACATGGCGAGTTTAGAGTAATTGAGTCAGCTTACTCTGCTAGTCCCAAGTTCCCACAAACCCCAGAAGCAAGCATGAAGTTGGCTTCCTTTAACTTGCCGCAATATCCATGTTTGTCGGCAAAGGCAGCTAAGAGATTAAACAGATACGATTACGATATTGTTGTAAAACAGTCAGACAATAGACGTTTTACAATGAGAGATATTGGTGTTTTAGAGAAAAGAATTAAAAATCTAGAATATTACACTACATTAACTTTGCTAGAAAAGGCAGCAGAATCTTTACAAATTACAAACGCTAACAGTGGATTAAATAGATTTAAAAACGGCATACTTGTAGATAATTTTACAGGACACTCTGTAGGAGCCGTAGAAGATCCAGATTATCATTGCTCAATGGATTTTAAGAAGAAGCATTTGCGTCCGTATTTTTATAGTGAATCTTTAGACGCAGACATGGATTGGACAAATACCACAGCACAAACAGCCTGGGCTTGGGAGTCAGGAGATTCTGGACTTTGGGCAACAATTCCATATGAAGGAACAAGATTGACAGCTAATATGTTTGCCAGCCAACCTAAGAACCTAGTTTCTGAATTACTGTTTAATTACAGAGGAACCTGTACTTTGTCTCCTTCAGTAGATAACTGGGTAGACACAGATACTGCACCAGAAGTTTCCGTAGAGTTTAGTGGAAATTATGATGCTTGGAAAAAGATGGAAGACGCTTTCGGTACTCAATGGGGTGACTGGGAGGACGTTGGAGCAATGACAAAGGTTGAGACCGACCGAGAAACTATTACAAGACAGGTTGACAATGCAACGGGCGGTTCCGATTCATTTATTACATACACTACTAGCCAAAATCAAACAAGAAGTGGAACAACAATAGATGTTTCTGAAGGAGGTTTAGAATCTTATTCTCTAGGAAACATGGTAGTAGATACATCAATCTTGGGCTATATGAGGCCTAGAGTAATTCACTTCCACTTGAAAAATATGAAACCAAACACAAGAGTTTATCCTTTCTTTGATGGTGTTAATGTTTCACAATATTGTGGAGCCACTGCAAGATTAAAAGAAGGAGGAGTTCCTAAACCGCAAACACCGATTAGGTTATCAGGCCAGTCTGTAGATACAGGACAATATGCTACATTTGCTGCAGAAGATCCCGCAACAATGGCATTGCCGGGTACGGATAGAACTTGGGTTTATCCTAATCCAGGTGGCTCTTTAGTTACGGATTCTGTAGGTTCTTTATACGGATACTTTAGGGTACCTGCAGGAGTTTTCCAAACAGGCGTCAGGGTTATGATGTTTACTGACGATAGTTTAAATAGAGATAGGTTTACGACAACGTCTTGTGAGGCAACATTCCAAAGCTCTGGAATGTCCCAGACAAAACAAAACACAATCGTTTCTACAAGAACTGTAAATGTTACAAAAAATACGGTTACAGATGATAGAGTAGTAACAGATAAAGTATATGAATATGTGGCGGGTGGCGGTGTTCCTTTACCTCCTCCTGAGATTATTCCTAATCCTATTCCTATTCCGAATTATGTACCTTGGCCGGTAACAACTGTTATTTTTGAACCAGCAACCTTTGATCCAGATTTGGATTGGACTAGAATTGATCCTCCTCCAAGAACGCACACACTATGTTTTATTGCGGGAACAGAAATTTTAATGGCAGAGAATGGCGTCAAACCTATTGAAGAGATTGAAGCGGGGGATAAAGTCGCAGGTATAAGTGGGTTAGCAGGTAAGCACTATACAGTAAATACTGTAGTTAAGGTTCACCATATCACAGAAGCGCCGCAGGATATATTTCAAATTAACGGCGTTGGTGGTGTAACACCCGGTCACCCATTTATGACAACAGATGGATGGAAATCTATTAATCCAGACATAACAAAAGAAATAGGTGTATACGAACAATACAATTTAGAAGTTAGTAAGTTAGAAGTTGGTGATAGAATTATTTCTATTGAACTTGATGGCACAGTTTCAGAAAAAGAAGTTACAAGTATTCAATGGATGGGACTGCAGACAGTAAAAGTATATAACTTTGAAACAGATGGCTCGCACAATTACGTGGCGAACGGAATGGTTGCACACAATAAGACAACCCAACAGCCTGTTCCCCCACCTGCAGGGCCTGCAGATCCTCCTCCAGCAACACCAGAGCCTCCGGTAGCAACACCAGAACCTCCAGCTGCCACACCAGAGCCGCCAGTTATTCCTCCGGCGCCTGCTCAAACACCTTGGTCTTTTGTTATTCCAGATCTATCGATTAGAATATGGGACGACCTATGGATTGGTGGTGGAGAACGCGGTTGGGGCTGGGGATATCAAGATCCTCTAGCACAAACATTTAGAGTAAGCGGAGAATCTGGGGGCGTATTCTTACGGGACGTTCAACTATATTTTAGAACTGTCCCAGATCCAGCATATGAATGGGCAGAAGTAACTTTACAAATAAGAGAAGTTGTCAATGGTGTTCCTGGCGAGAAGGTATTGGGAAGTTGCACTATGAGCAACTGGGAGATTACACCGTCTGAAGAATCTGAGGGGGGTGCAGTACAGTTTGTACCGTCGATGTTTAGATTTAATAAGCCCGTTTATCTTTTGAACGAGACAGAATACTGTTTTGTTCCAATCCCCGCTAACAACAACCCAGGTTGGGAAATATGGATTTCAGAATTAGGAGAATTCCAAGTAGGAACAGAGACAAGAATTGCTAAACAACCTCATAATGGTATTATGTTTACATCTGCCAATAATGTTTCTTGGACTCCTCAACAGTCTTTAGATATGATGTTTGCAATTAACAAGTGTTCATTTGAAGTTGGTTCAGGTAGAGAACTGCACATAAGAAATGCGACAAGAGATTATATAAAACTTAGTGACCCTAGCAAGTATAATTCTATCCAACCACGCCATATGATACATACTGTTAAGGCATCTGTAACAAGTCCAGGTGCCGGTTATACTAGCACGCCTACTATAACTGTAGAGTCTGTCTTTGATGGTACAAATAAAGGAGTTACTCTTGAGGCGGTAGTTGATACTGTTACAGGAGAGATGACAGGTGTCAATGTTATTAGCGCTGGAACAGAAACGGTGGCTTGGTGGGACAATTTAACAGCAACCGTTACTGGTGGTGGTGCTACTCAAGATGCAACCGTAGATATATTCGTGGTTAATGGAGATATTATACAAGTTCATCCATTAAGAGAATATCTTGAGGTGGAAACTTGGTCTATTAATTCCTTTACAGGTTATATCGGTGGAGCGGCTAATGACGTAGCATTTGAACCAGGAGATAAGATTATGATCGGACCTTGGTTTGGAACATCTGATATCACCAATGATGAAATAGAAAGCATTGACAGTAGATATATTGATGCATTAGCTCTTTCCAAATCTATAGTAGAGCCACCTGGCACATCTGTACAAGCATATTACAAATTAAGAGATACTGCAGGAACACAGGATTCCAATTGGACAGCGTTTGAGCTGGGAAGAACAGAGGAACTTTTAGAAAGAAGAATGGTTAGATCTATTTCTAATATTTACACTTCTGAAGGAGACAATGCAGATGCTAGAGATGTTGCTGTAAAATTAGTTTTAAGCACAAACAATCCTAATGTATCTCCATTAGTTGATACCTTACAGTTAAATCAATTAATATTTAAAAATGATATTGATGATGTTTATACCAATGAAGATCAAAGAAGCGGTGGAGATGCTCGTTCAAGATATATAACTAGGAAGGTTATATTGGATGAAGGACAAGATGCAGAAGATCTAAATGTGTATCTATCCAACTCTCTACCAGCAGGTACAGATGTAAAAGTATATGGCAAGTTCTTAAACGGACAGGATAGTGGTGAATTATTTGAAGATGCATACTGGATACCTTTACAACTCCAAGGCGATTTAGCTAGAGAGAATAGTAACGTTACAGGAGCTCAACAGGATTATGTTTATTCAATACCTGAAAAAGCACCGGGTGATTCTTACGGATTAAATCCAACTAGCTTAAAGTTTGAGTATGATGTAGATGTTATTGATAGTATAACACTTTCAACACCAGGTGTTGGGTACACTTCACAACCTTCTGTAACAATAGAACACTCAGGGAATGGCTATGGAGCAACAGCGGTTGCTAATGTTAATACGGCAACTGGTTTAGTAACAGGCATAGACATTGTAAATCCTGGAAGAGGATATACAGGCGGTACCGTAACAGTAACAATTTCTGGAGGAGGTGCTTCGGTAGATGCTACAGCAACGGCAAGTCAAACAACTATTACTTACACCTCTTATAAAGAGTTTGCAGTGAAGATTGTGCCAATATCCTCACAACCAGCAAAAGTTCCTACTATTAAAGAACTTAGAGCTATTGCATTACAGGCTTAAAATTATGACAAATATAAATACTACACACTTAAGAACAGAGCACGCAGATTATATTCGGGACGTTAATTCAAAAGCCTTATTGTCTACAAATACAACTAAATTGATGGCATATAAGGAAAAGAAAAGAATAGCTGAACAGAATATGCAAACTTTGGAACGCTGTGTAGGTGATATAAATAACTTAAAGGATGATATAGCAGAGATAAAAGCTTTGTTATCAAGAATAATTTCTAAAATTAACTAAAAGGTAAAGAGATGGCAACAATTACATTAAGATCGGTTAAGGGTAGCCCTTTAACGAACAATGAGGTAGATTCTAACTTTACCAACCTTAACAACGACAAATATGAATCCGGAGACAATGTCAATGTCGGAAATGTCGTAGCTACCGGCGATTTAAGCGTTTCAGGCGAAACAACATTCAGTGCTTCTGCAGTTACAGCAGCAGGGTCAAATATAAATGATGCGACTACATTATCAGACAGCTTTAATGTAGTTACCGGTGGTACTGCTAATCAGGGAGTTATACTCCCGGATGCCGTTACAGGTAAGGTTGTTACTGTAATTAATAATACCTCAGCAAGCGTCAATATTAAGGTTTATCCTCAGAGCGCAGATGAAATAAACAGCGCTGGCGTTGGAGTAGCAAAAGATTTATCACCCGGAGCAAAGCTACAATGTGTAGCCATATCTGGTACAGAATGGGTAACCATTGATGATATTATTGTTTATGATAGTTCAGGTTCGAGAATAAACTAGGGGAAAATGAATGAGGCCGTTAAGAATTAAAGCATCGGGAACACCGATCACATCAAGCAATTTTACAGGATTGCAGGAAATGACAGATGGAGAGATACAACAGTATCTTTCTTACGTTTTAACAAACAAATTTGCTACAGATACAGATGGCACAGGAACAGGAGAATTAAATGTTGATGGTGCTTCTGGTACATCTATAGGTACTTTTACAAATACTATTAGACAAGATTCGATAGGCTCACATCCTACAGCAGGAGCTACAAGTAGTAACACATATACCTTTAAACAGGTTACATCTGCGGCCTCAGAAAGTATTACTGCAAGACCTGCGGGTTATGATTCAGGTGTAAAACAAATGTCTGATTCTGCCATTGATACAGATATTTTAGATAAAGCATTGTCTGATATGGTTTCTGAATCTGATTATACTGTTGGACAGTATGTGTTGCAACCATCTGCCCCTACAGGTGGTACTTGGACTTCTAGATATACGATCACAGATACCGCACAAGGCGGAAATAATAACACATATCTTTGGCAAAAAACAGCACCCACATCATCTGCAAACTCTGATTTAGCTTCTGTTAAAACAGATGGATCATCTATTACACAGATGACAGCAGCAGAAATTGAGCAGATGGTTCCTAACTTTAGAAATAGAATTATTGATACCGGCGTAGGCACATATAAAGTTCAAGCAACGGCGCCGACGTCTGGTGGAACTTGGGTACAGATGGGATCACAGTTTGATGATACAAGACAAGAGGTTGCATCTGAAAACTACGTAGGAGCATACACAGGTAATTATTCTGGTTCTTATGTAGGTGCTTACGTAGGTGCGAAAACATATTCCGGAAACTATTCCGGTTCTTATGCAGGTAACTATGTTGGTGGTTATGTTGGTTCCAAAACATATTCTGGAAACTACTCAGGCAACTATTCCGGTTCTTATCAAGGTAACTATGTTGGTACTTCTGGGTATTCTGGATCTTACTCTGGTTCTTATCAAGGCAACTATGTTCTTTATTACTCTGGATATGCACATGCTACATATACAGGATACTATAGTGGAACATATACAGGTTATTACACAGGACCTAAAACTTATACAGGTTATTACACCGGCACTTACACTGGATATTTCACAGGCAACTACGTAGGAACTTCTACTTATTCTGGAACTTATACAGGATACTATAGTGGAACATATACAGGCCACTACGTTGGAACATCTGCTTATTCAGGAAGTTATACTGGGACTTATACAGGTTACTATAGTGGAACTTATGCAGGTGACACGATTCAGGCAACTACTGAAACAGTATCTAGCATTAAGCTTTGGATAAGGACAGCATAAAAAATACTTGACAAAACATTATATATATCATATAATGTAAATTATATTCTACATAATGGAGTGAATAAATGGCAAGACGAAAAAAGAAATTTGATATCAAAGATGTCAAAGTAGATTTAGTCGATCCTAAAAAAGCAAATAAAGATCCTCTCAAATTCGAATATCCTTATTGGTCCAATAAGGATGCCAAGCACATTATTGTTACAATAGTTCATCCTGATGGAAGACGTCATCTTGCATCTATAATGGATAAGGATGGCAGTAATCCAGATTATCAAAGGATTATGGAAGAGTTTACTATTGAGCAGATAGATAAAAATACAGATGAAGGTTTAAAGAGAAGAAACGAAAATGTTCGTCGCTCAATGGAAAGGCGTGAAGCAGAAGCGGCAAGAGCAAAGCAAGAGGGATTATTTGGAGCTAAACTTGAAGCCTTTGAGATTGCAGAAATTAAAAACTCTAAAGACACAGAGTACAAAAAACTTATCCGAAGAGCTAAGTCCCCAATGGAAGTTTCCGCTTTCACAACTTTGTTATTAGATAAAGAAAGAAAGCAGGATCCCATTGTACAAGCAAAAATGGATGCCTTAGAAATTCCAGAAATAAAAGCATCTAGAGATAAACTAAAGCAAAGATTGCATAGTGCAGAAAGCGTTACTGAGGTTTTAATTATATCATCTATTATTATGCAGAAGGCATTGGACAATGGCAAAGCGTAAAGGCGAAGGGTTTGTTTTAGTTGCAACAAACAGAGTAGGATACTATAAAGCGGCAGTAAAACTAGCTGAATCTATTTTAGACTTTTGGCCCGAGGCAAGAATAACTCTGTTTACTGAGGAGCGTTGGATAGACCAGACTAGTCCTGAGTGTGCTTTGGGGACAGGGGATTATCAATTATTTGAGAACGTAATTACATGGGAGGTTCCTAGGCACGTTAGGGCAAAGCTATGGGCTTTGGAACATACACCATATGAAACTACATGTTATCTAGATTGCGACATGTATTGCGAGCATGAGGACATTAAGGATATCTTTAAACTACTAGGAGATAAGGACTTAGTATTTACAAAGATACGTCCATACAATGCTAAATTAACCAGACTTTCTAATTCAGAAGAAATGACTGCACATTGTGGTTGGTTTATATACAATGACAAACCACAAACATTAGCTTTAATGAGTGCTTGGTGGGGAGAGTATTGTCATCAACAGGAACCTGATTATGACATTGCTCATTATCCAAGAGACTCTATAAAGTGGGATACCTTTACAATGTGGAGGCTTCTCACTTACAGTGATCACGGAGTAGATTGGGGATTTATAGACGAGCCAGATGCTCGTTGGAACTTTGTTAACGGTTACAAGGTTGAAGAACTAGGAGATACAGAAAGAGTTTTGTATCACTACACTATCCCGCAATGGGACTTGGATGCTAGATGAGATGGATAAACGTCGGTGAAGAATTATTAGAAATTCTAACACCATATTCAGATTGGTTCTTTTCTCAAGACTTAACTGAACTAGAGCAATCTATAGATACTAAAAGAGCAGGAGATGAAACTTTAGAGACTGCCTGCGGTGAAGAGTATCTTAAAATGATTGTAGAAAAAGATGGAGAACACATAGGATATCCAGAACATACTAGATCCATAGATATTTTAATGGATGGAAGAGCACCTAGAGAACACAGGGAAGCCTGTCAAAAACTTAATCAAGAGCTTTGTTCTTATTTAGGTGCTAGAAATCAAGCAGTTCAAGTTTTTTATCCTAAAGATGGTTTCATGGGATGGCATAATAATTGGAATGCACATGGTTATAATATTTTGTTATCTTGTACTCCTAATGGAAACGGATTTTTTAGATATAGAGATCCGTTGACACACGAAATAATAACAATGAAAGATAAGCCTGGCTGGACTGCTAAGGTTGGTTATTACGGAAGGGGAAGAGAGCCAGACAAAGTTTATTATCATTGTGCTGGCTCACATGAGCCACGTGTAACTTTAGGGTTTGTTATTCCTAATGCAGATATGTGGAGAAATATGATTGAGGACATATCTGGGGAAGACGCCTCGATGTTTAGTTAAATATTTATTGCTGTAATTTTATTTGTATCTATTTCAACTTGTTCTAAGTCAAAGTTTATACTCACCCCACACCCACAAGAATCCTTTTCCTTAGGGTTTACAAATTTAAAAAATTCATTTAGACCTTCTGTTTGCCAATCTAATGTCATTCCCACTATGTAAGGTATAGATACTTTATCTATTACTACGCCGAACCTACCATAATCAACAAATATATCATCAGACACATCGCCGTTATCATTAATAGAGTCGAAAACGTATTCAAAGCCAGCGCAACCTCCGCCTGTAATTCCGAGTCGGATGTTTTTAAAGCCGTCTTTTTCTTGTTTTTCAAGAAGTTTCTGTATCGCATTATCTGTGATTTCGATTACGCTAGACATAAAAATATTTATAATTATTTTTTTCCAATAACTTGGAATCTATCGTAAAACTTTTTACCGTCCCAAGAATAATAGTATTGAATTGTTTTTCCAGAACTATATACTTCTTCTAGCCCAACGTTTTCAATTAGTGCTTCTGTAGTATCAACACAATTAATACCGTACATTTCCTCAATAACATTAGAAGACTGACAAGCAAATATTGCGTGTTTGTTAGCTGTTATTAGTTCTTGTAAAGGATACATTTGTTCACACCCTAAAGAGATAACAACATCTACGTTCAGTTGATTTAATTCATCAAAAGCAAACGGAACATCTAGGTTCCAGTGTTGTATTTTAATAAATTCTTCTGTTATATAATGCGAGTTAAATACTTTAGAAAGTTCTAAAGCCTCGGGGTCTATATCAACTAAGTGTAATTGTCCTACAGATAAATTTTCACACAATAAAGGAACAAGTGGAACACCTAGCCAAGAATTAAGGACTAATATATTAAAGTCGCTTTCTTTCATATAGTGTTCGTCTAAAACTTTTTTAAGTTCTTCGACTAACCAAATAGCACCTTCCATTGTATTTGGGTTCAGAGACTGTCTAAAGTCATCATGCTTGTGGGGCATTTCATGTTCTACCTTAGCTAAGCCATCTCCCCAATGTTTTAAATTGTTTAAAAAATTAAAGTTCAAGTTTGACATCTTCTTTTCTTCCCATTGAGTCAAATAGACAAACGTAGGGAATTTGTCTATAGACGTGTGTTTCTATATCATGTGGGTATATATATCCTACGTTATAACTATATGCCCATCCTATAGGAAAATATTTAATTCTAGCCACACCACGATGGTGGAAAAAATTATCTATTCCTCTATAATACCATAAAATTTGTTTTATATGTTTTTTAAAATACAATGTTATTTCTTCTGTATTTAAATTGTCGTTCCAACGTAATACAGAAGAGTTTAAGTCTGTATACTTATGAGGTATATGCCTTGTTTCTTTATACTGCGTTTCCATGTCGTGCCAATGTGTTTTTAAAAAGCACAAACAATCCTCGGGGTCGTAATTAACAAGCTCATCTATATTTCTTTGTATAATAATGTCTAAGTCAAAGAATAATTTTTCTCCTTTTTGTCTTACAACATTCTCATCAAACAAATACATTTTATTCCACCAAACTTCTAATTTATTATCGTTTGGCAATGGAATAACTTTTATATCCTCGTGTAAGTTTTTAGGATCTTCTGTTAAACAATAAAAATTAAAGTCGCAGGTTATAAACTTTTTACAACTATTGTAAATAGCCTCAACGTGCTTGGGGGAATATTTTGTTCCCCATTTAACTGTATAGATGTTTAACATTCCCAATATATCACTTTGTTTGTTGCAGATTGTTTGACTATTGTTTTTCCTAAATAATCTGCTGCTAAATTAATACCTATAGTACATTCTTTTTGCCATAATTGTTGTTTATCAAAACCTTCAAAATAATCATCTACAACCATGTAACTTGCTTTAGGCGACCAGTAGATTAAACTATTAAAAGTAGAGTTTTTGTCATGTGCTGCATCATAATACACTATATCGTAAGTCCCTCTACTGGCTCGGTGTTCGTTCCAAAATATTGGGTAGCTGTAAGGAATCTTCTTATGACTAATATTGTAGTCTTTCGTGTTCTTTAAAAAACACTCATAATTTTTTTTGTTTTGTCCTTTCTCTTCCTCAAACATTTTCCAGACAAAATTTGATGTTGTTGTTGGACTATTATCCCAACAGTCTAAACATTCCACAGAATACTTTATTCCCTTTTTAATACAAATCTCGGACCAAGCAACTGCAGACGCTCCTTTCCAACTTCCAATTTCTAGTATATGTACTTCGTCTTTGCCCAACAAGTTAATAACATTTTCAAATACTTCATAATCAAAAACATTACTTATTTCAGGACTTAACTTTACAATTTCTTCAAAGTTCATTCACTGTCCAATGCTTTAATAATTTAGGATCTGCGAGGTCATCTTGTTTTACATGTCCTCGACTGTTATCCTCAAAAGGAAGTATGTCCACATTAAATACGCAAAGAATGCAACCTTCCCTATATATACCAACTTCTAAATCACCTGACTCCCAGTCCCTTCCTCTGTTATAGGAGTAGGCAAATTCTGAGGGAAAGTGATCCCATAAGTCTCTCCACTTCCAACTGTGATAATTATCTGTTCCGTCTGTATAAGTGAACCATATTTTATCTTGGTTTTGTAATACATCTTCCCATATTACCTCACATTGATCATCGCTCCATACCTGACAAGAGCCGTTGGTATGCGCTCCATGTGCTAACTTAAATCTTCTTGTTTTCATTGGGCGAGGATCCTGCCACCAAGATCTCATTTTTGTTGGACGTTCCATATTGTAAGTTAGAACAGGTTCTAAATCTCTTTGTATTACAACGTCTAAATCAAAAAAGATAAAGCGGCCATGAGGCTTATCATCAGCAAAGTTATGCGTATTAAAAATAAATGTTTTAGGCCTGTCCCAGCACCTTGCCATTCCAAACTTGAAATCATCGCTGCCAAACCAATACTTAGGATGGATATTAGGAATATCAGGAAATGGTATAACTTTAATGTCATCTAATAGGCCCTCGCTGTCGTCTGTATAACAGTAAAAATGAAACTCGTGCTTATCGTTTATATTCTTTTTAGACATGTTATATAAACGATTAACATAGTGAGGACCATACCTGGTTCCCCATTTACAACATACGACATTTACTCTCATGATGTCTCCGTCAGGTTTTGTAGAATAAAGTCTCTGCCGTACATCAAACCATAATTTACAAGTTCACATACAATATTGCTAGATGTATCGTCAAACTGTTCCCTGGGACCTTTAACTACAATAGAAACAAACCTGCCTCCTCTTACAGAATCAATAACGAAGTCTGTATCCTCATTATTCCAATCATTAAAGGAACCCATATATGCGGTTGACTTTCTTATTTCTCTTGTCGTGTTCATTTTAATACTCCACATTTTTTATTACAAATTAGACTAGGATCTAATTTTAGTTTGTTGGTAAAGTAAGATGTGAAAAATTTGTTAGTGAATATTTTTTTCAATCCGTGTACTTTACAGTTATTACTTTTCCAATCGTACAAAATATCTGTTTCCTCGTAAGGATTTATTTTTGCTACTAATATGTTTTTAGCAGTAAATACACATGGAAAAACGTTTCCTTCTTTATCAATATAGGCCTTGTTTTCTATTTTTGCTAAGCATCTTACTTGTTTATCAAATTTTACCTTAACGTCTAAATACTCAGCGTCTTTTTGCCTAAGTTTGATTGTCTCCAACTCTATTAACTTGTAGTCAGGCAAGTCTTCTTTTTCCTCTACCTCTACTACATTTATTTTTTCTTCGACTTTATTTTCAATAAAGTTAAATCCTGAGAACTTATGTTTTTTAGAAAGTGCTTTAGCTTTCTCTATGTCCTCATCTGTTTGTGTTGTTCTAGTGTATTGCCAAAATACTCTAGCTCCACTTTGTAACAATGCCTCAGCATTTGACATCTGTTTTTCTATTTCTCTATTATATATGTCGTTTATGGTTACTGTGATGTTTCCCATATTTTTAAATAGTATGCCTACTGTTCCCCACCAATACTTGTCAAAGTTTGTTAAATCTGTTAGTAAGTCAATACTAATATTTCTTGTTTCCATTAGATATTCACATATATCATAAAAGTCTTTACAGTTAGTAGGTTCTTCTTCATCATTGGATAATACTATTTTAGACATTCTAGCTAAATTTGTATAGTCCTCAGTAAAGATATTTTTTATTTCTTCTACAGTAAATCCACATATTTCTATTTCAAGTGCTCTCGGTAGATATGGATATAAATCTGTAGATCTATTATAACAGGATTCTATATAGCTGTCAACTTTATGTGTATACCAAAAAGGAAAAGCTACTATAGGATCATCTAGACTTACAGGATATTCTTTATTTTTAGAATTTAGAAATGGTAAAGTATCCATTTCATTAACTTGAAATTCTTGTTTAAATTCGTGATTATAAAAAGTTAAATCGTTTTCTTCTCTTTCCCATTTTTGTAAAACGTTGCTAACAAATTTGTTATGGTTAACGAAGTATGCAACATTGCCGTCTTGCATAATACACTTGTCTATACCAGCAGTTTTATACTCCAGGATTTTCTCTGGATTGTTTAAAAGAATATTGGGTGTAACAAATAAAGATACGCCATATTTTGGTGTATGTTTTATTAAATCTATCTCTAACCATTCATGTCCATATTTCGGTACATGTATTTTAAAGGGCATGGCATACCCTTTGATTTTGTTTGTCTCTACCATTTCATCTAGTTCTTCTTGTGTAGTAAAGACAACAAACTCAAAAGGATCCTTTATCAAGTTTTTTGCTTGAGTGTAAAAATTATTTACTTGGACTTGGGTATACTTGGTATCAAGTAGATTTGCTATTAAAGTTAGCTCCATGCCAATGCCTCAAAAGTTTCTCATCTTGTAAATCACTAATCTTAATTTGATCCTTAGCTGCAGGATCGGGTGTTAAATCTGTGTTAAAAATACAAACTTTGTATTCTTTTCTATATTTATACTTGTCGTTATCCTCTTTCCAATGAGCTCCTCTGTTATAAGAGTATACCCAATCAAAAGGAATGTTGCCCCAGAAATTACGCTGTCTCCAATAATGGTAGTTATCTGATCCTTTAAAAAATGTTTTGAACACAACATCTTGATGCTCTAAAACATCGTAATATATTTGCTCACATTGATTGTATTCCCAGCACATCATACTTGTATTATAATATGTGCCACGAATGTCTATAAAAAATCTATCGTGTTGTTGTCCGTCTGGTTGCCATTTGGAATGTACAAGTCTTGGTTTTTTTGCCAATATTTCTAAGTCGTTTATATTGTTTTGAATTATTACATCTAAATCAAAATAGCAATACTTGCCTTTATAACCTAAAATATTGTGTGCATTAAACACAAAGAATTTAGCTCTATCCCAACAATAGTTATCTTTACCAAACCAGTATTTAGGATGCAATGGTTGTACATCTGGAATAGGTAGATATTCACATTCTAATCCTGCAGGATCGTCTGTGAAACAGGTGAATGTACACGGCCGTGTAAAGTTTTTTTCGACCATGTTTTTGAGGTTGTTTACATATTCAGGAGAATATTTATCACCCCATTTGATGCAAATAAAGTTCATCATAATGCTTTGCTATATTTTCCTCTATACTTTCTTGTCCATTTAATAAAGCAATTGTTGCCTTTGGTTTTATCTTTCCGCCGTCAAACCAAAAGGAATATACTTCTCCTTCTGGGAAGTGTTCAAAAGTAAATCCCTCATGAAATAGAAATCTATCATCTCCTGCATATTTTACCATATAATAGTCGGAGTTTTCCTTCCAATAATTATATATGTGAGTAGCATCTTGCCACATCATGACACTAGAGTTATAGTTACTTAAATAATTATAAGACCAGTCTTTAGATTTGATGAACGCTAGATCATTAGGTTTCCAATAAGTATAACAAATCATAGGGGTTTTGTCAAGCATTTTAAAAAAATTATCTACATTTTTTTGTATACGAATATCTAAATCTAGGTACAATACAGAGCCTAGATTATTATAACGCATTAACTTAACCTTTTCCCAATGTCCTTCTATTTCCCAAGTTATAGGAATAACTTGTATATTTGGATCTAGACCCTCAGGATTATCTGTGACACAGACAAAATTGTGGGGTCTTGTTTTTTCATAAATAGAATTAACGTCATTCGACGTGTATTTGTTTCCGTATTTTAATGTTAAAATGGTGTTCATTGTAATCAAAATTTCTTATAAATAACAAAAGTAATAGGAAAAGTTGATGGCTACCGTAAAAAACATTGTTATAGATCAGGGTACTACCTTCGATTTCACAATAGGACTAACTAATGACGATGGATCTGGTAAAGATCTATCTAATTATACAGTACGCGCTCAACTTAGAAAAAGCTATTACTCTAATACTTATACAAGTTTTACAACCTCTAAAGTAGATTTAGAAGGCGAAATAACCATTTCATTAACTGCTACACAAACTTCCGAATTGAAGGCTGGAAGATATGTGTATGATATAGAGATTGAAGGAAATAGTGAAACGGTTAGAGTTTTAGAGGGTATTATAACCATAACTCCGGAGGTAACACGATAATGGCAACATTTAAGGTAACAGTACCTTTAACGAATAGAAGTGGAACAGTTTCTAATGTTACAACAAAGTCTAAAGTTACCACAGCTACAACCTTAGATAATTTAAATGGTGTAGATACAGCTGGGGCAGAAGATGGTTATACATTGGTTTATGACGCAGCAACAGGAAACTGGGAGGCAGCACCCGCTAGTGAGTTGGCAACAACGGTAACAAGATTGGATGGCGGTACTTACTAAATTATATTATATTATTTTAGCTAAAATAAAAATTTTTAATTAGGAGAAAAATAAATGGCAACAGTTATTCAGATTAAAAGATCTAGTGGTGTAGCCGCACCTACTACAAGTGACTTAGCCGAAGCCGAATTAGCGTATAGCCAAGATGCATCCAATGACGGTGCAAGTGCTATTATGTACATTGAGTCCTTGGACTCAAACGGCTCAGCGGTTATTCAGAAAGTAGGTGGTAAATACTACACTGATCTTGTTGATGGAGCTACAAACTCCAACACAGCCTCTGCTATTGTTAAGAGGGATTCCTCAGGCAACTTTACAGCAGGCACAATTACTGCTGACTTAACCGGTGATGTAACTGGTACGGTTAGTGATGTAAGCAACCACGACACAGATGACATTAGTGAGGGTTCAACCAACCTTTACTTTACAGATGCAAGAGCAAGAAGTGCAATCAGTGTTGGTGGTGATTTAAGTTACGACTCCTCAACAGGTGTTATTAGCTTCACAAACGACGCTGGTGACATTGAGAGTGTTGTAGCAGGTACAGGTTTAACAGGTGGTGGCACATCAGGAGACGTTACACTTAACGTTGATATGTCAGCATTTGATACCGATGATTTAGGCGAAGGTTCTTCTAACCTTTACTTTACAGATGCAAGAGCACAAGGTGCTATTTCAGTAGACTCTACACTTAGCAAGTCGGCAGGACAAATTAGCATGCCGGCTACCGGTGTTACTGCTACTTCTTATGGTTCTACAACAGCGATTCCTGTTATTACAGTTGACGCACAAGGTAGAATTACATCAGCAAGTACAGCAGCAATTGCTACATCATTTGATATTTCAGATGGTTCAAACACTGATACAGTTAACGGTGGTGAAACTCTTACTTTTGCAGGAACATCTAACGAAACAGATGTTACTGTTTCTGGTAACCAAGTAGCAATTGGTCTTGTTACTAACCCAACAATTGGTGGTAACTTAACAGTTTCTGGTAACTTAACAGTAGCTGGTACTACTACACAGGTTGACACCACAAACTTAACAGTTAGCGATCCTTTGTTCCAATTAGCTTCTGGCAACAATAGCTCAGATGCAGTAGACATTGGTTTCTTCGGTTTATATGACACCTCAGGCTCTCAAGACCTTTATGCAGGTTTATTCAGAGACGCTAACGATGGTAAGTGGAAGCTGTTTAAAGACACACAATCTGCACCTACAACAACTGTAGACACATCAGCAACAGGTTACTCTGTAGCTACAATGGTAGCAAACATTGAGGGTGATGTTACTGGTGACTTGACAGGTGATGTAACCGGTAATGTTACTGGTTCATTATCAGGCGGTACAGTTTCTGGGTTGTCAGCAGCAATTGGTGTTGCAGACGGTGGTACAGGAGCTACTTCGTTTACATCTAACGGTATCGTATACGGTAACGGTACAGGCGCTTTACAAGTTACAGCAGCCGGTGCCAATGGACAGTTCTTGGTTTCTAATAACGGAACACCTGAGTGGGCATCTACTTTAGATGGTGGTTCTTATTAATTTAAATTAACAAGGGGGGTTTAGCCCCCCTACATTTTGGAGTGAAAATGGAAGCACAAAATACAAATGATGCCTTAATTAATGAATATATTAAAAGTTTATCAAAGGCGTTAACTGATAAAACAATGGAATCTGTTTTACATGAGGCAAAGTATAAACAGGCAAGCGTAGAACTTGAAAAGGCTAACAATTACATTGTTGAACTTAGAAATAGTTTTGAAGAACAAACAGAGGTTTCTACTAAAAAAGGTTCAGATGAGATTGAAGGTCTTCTAGATACAACAAGGGTTTTGGAAGAAAAAAATGCGAAACTTTTAGAAAAAGTTGAGCGTTTAAAAGAAGATAATAAAAATCTTTTGGCAAAGGTTGAAGGAAAGCCAACAGAGATTGTTGTAGACGAAGCTAGAGTAAAACATTATGAAAATACTAATGCTATACTTAGCAGAGAATTAGAGCAGGCAGATAAAAAAATTGAGTCATTAAAATTACAGTTAGCACAATATTTAGAAACACAGGAGAATTTAAATGGCGATAGTAATCAAGCCCAAGAGATCGGAGACAGCAAGCTCGATTCCGACTACAAGTGATCTAGAGGTCGGCGAATTTGCTATTAACACAGCCGATAAAAAGCTGTATGTTAGAGATTCTAGCGATAATATAAAAGCTATTGGGGGTGGGTTAGCAGTCAATGACGGAAGTACATCAGCAGATGTTAGTACCATATCTTTCTTGGATACTACATTCGGAAACTTTACCGTCGACACAACCACATCCGCAGGAACTGCAATTGTTCGCTGTACTCAAACAGCAGATTTAGATTATGGATCGATCACAGATTCTGTTATTGGTTATAACTCAGTAGATTACGGAGGGTTAACCTAATGGCAGCGAGAGTAAAATTAAGACGTGGTACTACAACACAACATGCCTCCTTTACAGGGTCGCAGGCTGAAGTTACTGTAAATACCACTAAAAATACTTTGGTACTACATGACGGTAGCACACAGGGGGGACACGAGATATTGAGAGCAGATTTAGATAATCTGCCTAGCAACGCTACAATACCCGGGGCCCAGGTTGATGCACTTGACGGTGGAACATACTAGGAGAATAGACAATGCCAACAATATTACAATTAAGACGTGGTACAACAACAGAACACGCGTCGTTTACAGGCTCTGAAGGTGAAGTAACCGTCAACACTTCTAAAGATACTTTAGTAGTTCATGATGGCAGTACCCAAGGGGGATTTGAGATAGCATTAGCAGACGGTTCTAACCTGACAGGCGCTAGTGGTATTGATACAGATAATCTCTCTGAGGGTTCTAGTAATCTTTACCATACAACAGCAAGAGCAAGATCAGCAATTAGTGTAAGTGGAGACTTAACATATGATAGCAGCACAGGTGTTATTAGTTTTACTAATGATGCAGGTGATATTGAAAGTGTAGCTGCGGGCTCTGGTTTAACCGGAGGCGGTACAACCGGAGAAGTTACACTTAATATTGGAGCAGGAACAGGTATTACTGTTAATGCTGATGATATTGCAGTTAATATGTCGGCGTTTGACACCGATGATTTATCAGAAGGTTCAACAAACGTCTACTACACAGATGCTAGAGTAAAATCTTTATTAACAACCTTAGACGGAAGTATTGTGCCTAGTGCAGATGTTACTTACGACTTGGGTTCATCTACAAAGCAATGGAGGGATATTTATGTAGGTCCTGGTTCGTTATATGTTAACGGACAACAGGTTGTATCCGATAACTCAGGTACTATTACAATTTCTGCAGACTCCAACCAAAACGTTGCTGTACAAACTAGCGGATCTGGTGATATTGAACTTGATCCTACAGGTTCAGGTACTGTTCAAATTAAAGGTACACTTCAAATTGAAGATGGACAAAACATTACAAACAGTGCAGGAAACGATATTACATTTGCTAACAACATTAAAGTTGATCAGATTACAACCAAATCTACTGATACTAACCTAGTATTAAGTGGTAACGGTACAGGTAATGTAACTGTTAATGACGACATCAACATTACAGGTAACCTAACAGTAGGCGGTACAACCACTACAGTTAACTCTGAGACTATTAATTTAGCAGACAATACTATTGTTTTAAACAGTAACTTTACATCTGGTTCACCCACAGAAGATGCTGGACTTAGCATCAGCAGAGGCGGTTCAACTGCCAAAACATTCTTGTGGGACGAAACAAATGATAAGTGGACGATTGGTTCAGAGACATTTGTAGCTGGAACAGTTGAAGCAAACTTAACAGGTGACGTAACCGGTGATGTTACAGGTAATGCCGACACAGCAACAGCACTAGCAACTGCCAGAACTATTGGTGGAGTTAGTTTTGATGGTACTGCTAACATCAACTTACCAGGTGTTAACGCAGCCGGTAACCAAGATACCTCAGGAAATGCTGCCACAGCAACTGCTTTAGAAACTGCAAGAACTATTGGTGGAGTATCATTTGATGGTACTGCTAATATCAACTTGCCTGGAGTTAACACAGCCGGTGACCAAGATACCTCAGGAAATGCAGCTACAGCAACATCTGCAGCAGCCTGGACAACAGCTAGAACTCTTAGCTTAGGCGGAGATTTATCTGGTTCAGTTAGTATAGATGGAAGTGCTAATGCTTCATTAACTGCAACAATTGGTGCAGGTACAGTAGAGTTTGCCATGTTAGCAGGTGCTAATGTTCAGACAAGCGGTGAGTCCTTTAGTGATTCAGATACTGTTTTGATGACAGCAGCAGCAGCTAATAGCAGATTTAGAATCAACATATATGATTCTAGTGGTACATTATTAAACTAATAGGTTAAATATATGAATAATGTCGTCATAAAACCTAAAAGAAGTGAGACAGCTTCATCCTCTCCTACTGCTAGTGATCTAGCAGTGGGGGAAATGGCTATCAATCTCTCTGATAAAGCAATATTTGTTAAAGACTCAAATGGTAACATTGTGCAAGTTAGCAATTATTCTGTATCAGATCCGAGTCTTGTATTTCCAACAGGAGATCTAGGCTCTTTGTCTAGCGGAACGGATGCTTTTGGAGTTAGTTTAGTCGCTAACTTTGATAATAAAGTAACTCCCGGAGGACAAGAAAAAACAGAAGATTTAGGAGCATTAAGTTAATGGCATTATCTACAAGGCAAGAACTTATTGATTACTGTCTCAGGAGGCTAGGGTTTCCTGTTATAGAGATCAATGTTGATGAAGATCAAATCAATGATAGGATTGACGATGCCTTGCAGTATTGGCAAGAGTATCATTTCGATGGTACAGAAAGAACTTATGTTCAGCACGAGATAACAGGAAGCAAATTAAATTTACAGGCTCCTGTGGCAAGTAACTTTAACAAAGGAGAGAAAGTTACAGGGAATACATCTGGTGCAACAACTGTTATACATGCCGCAAGTGGTTCTGAAATAACTGTAGAAAAAGTTTCTGGAACATTTCAAGCAGGTGAGCAAATTCAAGGCTCAGAATCTGGATACGTTGCTACTTTATCTTCGGGGTCTCATTATGAAGAGGGAGATATTGAAAAGGGTTGGATCCCAATTTCCAATGGCATTACAGGTATTGTGAGGCTGTTTAATTTTGGAGGTGCAGCCACAGCTAACACAAGAGACGGCAACCTCTTTGATATTATGTATCAGTTTAGACAAAATGATCTATATAATCTAATGGGTGCGGATATGCAATATTATACAATAGTGCAATCTCACTTAACAACATTAGAACAATTATTAGTATCATCTAGACAGATTAGATGGAATAGAAAAACTAATAAACTTTATATAGATACAGATTGGGATAAAACATTCAACCCTGGTGACTATGTTGTTGCTGAGGCATACGCAATTTTAGACCCTGCAGATTATGCCGAAGTATATGATGACATGTTCCTTAAAAAATATGCCACCGCTCTCATTAAAAGACAGTGGGGCGAAAATATGAAAAAGTTTGGGGGGATACAATTACCAGGAGGAGTTACACTCAACGGAGATCAAATATTTCAAGAAGCAGTTCAGGAGATAAATGTTATAGAAGATGAAATGCAAAAGAGATATGAATTGCCTCCAACGTTTATGGTAGGATAAGATGCCTACAAATTTTTATTTTCAATCAGGCGATGCAATTGGAGTTACCTCTGAACAACGTCTTATTGAAGACCTAATCATAGAGTCCTTAAAAATATACGGACACGACATCTATTACATGCCTAGAACGCTTGTAAATGAAGATACTATCTTTGATGAAGATCAGTTATCTCAATTTACACAGGCATATCCTTTAGAAATGTATTTGGAAAATGTAAACGGCTTCGAGGGAGAAGGAGAGCTGTTTAGTAAGTTTGGTATAGAGATAAGAGATCAAGCTACCTTTATATTGGCAAGACGTAGATGGGAAGAAATGGTTCACTCTACAGAGGGAGAATTTCAGTTAGATTCTCGTCCTGTCGAAGGAGATCTTTTATATTTTCCAAAGACAAATTCTATATTTGAAATTAAGTACGTGGAGTTTGCGGACCCTTTTTATCAGGCAGGCAAGCTATATGTATTTAAATTGCAATGTGAATTGTTTGTATACAGTTCAGAGGTTCTCGATACTGGAACAGATGCAGATGATATCATGGAGACAAACAGTCTAGATATGTTACGATATCAATTCTTACTTGAGGACGGCGGACTGTTTACTTTGGAAGATGCTAGTACAATGATATTAGAAGAATACTCATCACAAAAAACTAATGCCAATACAGATAATGAGGATTTCGCAAATCTAAATTCCGTTGAGGGTATATTAGATTTCTCTGAAAGAAATCCGTTTGGAGAGCTATTAGATGTTTAAGAATAAAACATTTTACAACCAACACATAAAAAAGGCTATTATAGCTTTTGGTACCATCTTTAATAATATAAACATTGAAAGGAAGGATAGTGATGGTGTAGTTAATCAGTCGCTAAGGGTTCCTTTGGCATACTCAACAAAACAAAAGTTTTTATCTAGAATTAGAGCTGTGCCTGATGAACAGTTCAGAGATGTTCAATTAATTCTTCCTAGAATGGGTTTTGAAATAACTTCTTTAACATATGATCCTTCTAGAAAGATATCACCCATACAAAAAAATAGAGCAGTTGGTGCCGGAGACGACACTAATACAGTTAGACAGTCTTTTGTTTCTACTCCATATAATATGCAGCTGTCTTTATATGTGTTTGCTAAAAATCAAGAAGATGCTTTACAAATTGTAGAGCAAATTTTCCCATACTTTAATCCAGATTTCAATGTTACAGTTAATGAACTTCCTGAACTAGGTATTAAAAGAGACATTAAAATCACATTAGACAGCGTAGATTATGAGGACCAATATGAAGGAGATTTCTCTCAAAGACAGAGTATTATTTGGACTTTAAATTTTAATATGAGAATTAATTTCTTTGGCTATGTAGGATCAGCAACCGTTATTAAAGAGTCTATTGCAAGGCTTTATACAGATATAAACTTAGATGCCTTAAAGCAAGTAAAAGTTTCTGGTGCTATAGGTTCTGATGGAACTATAAATAAAGAGTTAACTCCAGCAGATGATTATGATTACATAACCAACATATTGGAAAGTTTTGAGGGTGAAGATGTCGGCTGAAAATCCATTTGAGAAATTAGATAAAAAATTTAAAACAAGTCCTACGGCTGCTTTAGATAAGACATTAACTAAAGTTAGGGAAGAAAAGGATTTGCCTGTTCCTGCTGAAACGCATGATAAGCAGTTAGAATCAGATTTTCAAGAAGCCAGAGATATTTTAAAAAGAACAGCTACTTATAGTGAAGAGGCAATACAGGGCATCCTTAATATCGCAAAAAATAGTGATCACCCTAGGGCTTATGAGGTTGCAGGACAGTTAATTAAAACTCTACAAGACAATGCACAGGGTATGTTAGACGTGCAGGACAAAGCAAAAAGAGTTAAAGGTGAGACAGGAAAGTCTTCAAAGGTAACAAATAATAATCTATTTGTTGGAAGCACAAAAGATCTTTTAAAGGCACTTGGTAGAGAAGAAAAAGATCCGAAAGTTATTGAGGGGTAAGTAAAGTATGGAAGATCAAACCTCTTACCACGGCAATCCCAATCTAAAGGCCGTCGGTTACCAACATCAATTCACCAAAGAACAATTACAAGAATATGTTAAGTGTAAAGAAGATCCAATCTACTTTATAGAAAACTTCTGTCAAATTATCACATTGGATAGAGGGTTACAACTCTTTAAATTATACGATTGTCAAAAAACAAAAGTAGATATTATTCTAAAAAATCGTAAAGTTATCTTAATGGAGGGCAGACAGCAAGGTAAAACGGTTACAGCTGCAGCTTGTATTTTATGGTACACAATATTTCAGGAAGATAAAACAGTCGCTATAATGGGTAACAAGACGGCGGCTGCTAGAGAAGTATTATCTCGTTACCAAATTATGTATGAGAATTTACCAATATGGATGCAGCAAGGTGTAAAGACATGGAACAAGGGTGACGTTGAGTTAGAAAATAATTGTAAAGTTTTTACAGCAGCAACAACAACCTCAGGTATTCGAGGTAAATCTGTAAACTGGCTATACATTGATGAGGCGGCAATTATTCCAAACAATGTTGCAGACGAGTTTTTTGCTTCTGTTTATCCTACTATTTCTGCTGGTGAGACAACAAAAATTCTTCTCACATCTACTCCATTGGGTTACAACCACTTCTGGAAGTTTTGGAACGAATCAGAAAAGAATGCTAATGGGTTTGTAAATCATTTTATTCACTATAGCGAGATTCCAGGAAGAGACGAGAAGTGGGCAGAAGAACAATTTAAACTTCTTGGCGAGCTAAAATTCAACCAAGAGGTTTTATGTGAATTTTTAGGGTCATCTAATACACTTATTAATGCTAGAACTATTGCTAATTTAAGTTCAATTGATCCTGTTTTTCAAAATAATGGTTTGGATATATATGAAGAGCCTAAAGAAAATAGGTTCTATGCTATAACGGTAGACACTGCTAGGGGTATAGGTGGAGATTATTCCGCCTTTGTTGTTTTTGATATAACAGAAATGCCCTATAAGGTTGTAGCAAAGTATAGAGATAACAAGATCGCACCTATGTTATACCCAGAAGTGGTATCTAAGGTGGGAAAAGATTATAATAATGCTTATGTCTTAGTAGAAACAAACGACATAGGCCAACAAGTCGTACAAATATTACATGAGGAAATAGAATACGATAATATTTTTAGTACAGTAACCGAGAAAGGACGACAGTTTGTGTCTCCTGGTTTTGGAAGAACTACTAAATTAGGAGTAACTACTTCTAAACAAGTAAAGAGACAGGGGTGTTTTGCTTTTAAATCTTTAATGGAAGAGCAAAAACTTCTATGTTTTGACGCAGACATTATACATGAGATGTCAACGTTTGTTGAAAAAGGTAATACTTATCAGGCAGATGAAGGATATCACGATGATTGTGTAATGTGTATGGTATTATTTGGTTGGTTATCTGCTAATCCTTTTTTTAAGGAATTAACAGATGTAAACACTAGAGAGGGATTATATAACCAGCAAATGAAAAGTATTCAGCAAAATCTTACGCCATTTGTTATGCGTAAGTCAAATGATGAGCCAGAAGGAGAAGTTATTGGCGGAGACTACTGGTTGTTGGACGAAGAATACGCAAAAAAAGTACAGGAATTAGGACTTAAATTTTAATTTTTATAAATAATTGAATGAAACAAAACTTGTGTCATTCATAATAAACCGAGGAGAAAAACATGGCTTTTCAGCTATCACCAGGCGTACTCGTTACAGAAAAGGATTTAACTACTGTAGTACCTGCGGTCGCTACCACATCTGGCGGCATCTGTGGTTATTTCAAGTGGGGTCCAGTTGGCGAGATTCGCACTATAGATTCAGAAAATAATTTAAGAAAATACTTTGGTGTTCCTGACAATGACGTAGCAGATGTATGGTTTACAGCTGCTTCTTTCCTTGCTTATGGCAACAACCTTCAGGTTGTGCGTAAAGTTGGAAGCACTGCTTTAAATGCTACAGCATCTGGAGCAGGCGTACTTGTATCGAACGCTGATGATTACGCTTTTAACCACGCCGGCGGAAATAATTCTGTTGGTATGTGGGCAGCAAAATTCCCAGGAACCTTAGGCAATAGCATTAAGGTATCCTTCGCAGACAGCGCAACTTTTAGCACGTGGACTTATGCAGGTAACTTCGATTACACTCCAGGTACCACAGCTTCTGCTACAGCAGCAGGCGGTTCTCAAGATGAGATGCACGTTATCGTCATTGACGAAGACGGAGCTATTACAGGAGTCGCAGGCACAATCCTAGAAAAATTTGCAGGATTGTCTAAAGCAGTAGACGCTACAAACTCTGTGGGCGAAACTAACTATTATAAAAATGTTCTTAATCGTGAAAGTGAGTGGATTCACTGGATGGATCACCCAGCCAAGAAAGATGCTTCTGCATCTAACTGGGGTTCTACCATGGCAGGAACAACGTTCCAGGTCTTGGACGATACGGACATTGCACCATCTGTAGCAGATGCTTCTTTACAAGCAGGCGCAGATGCAGCTCCTAGCGACGGAGATCTTCAGAATGGTTACGAACTATTTGCTAATGATGAGCAGGTAGACGTTTCCTTGATCATGGCCGCAGGACATAGCATTACAGTAGGTAAGTGGATTCAGGACAATGTTTCTACAGTAAGAAAAGACTGTTTAACATTTGTTTCACCTCAGAGATCTAGCGTAGTAAACAACGCAGGTTCAGAGGCAGCAGACATTGTTTCTGATAGAAATTCTTACACTACAACATCTTACTCCGTTATGGACAGTGGATGGAAAGTAATGTACGACAGATACAACGACATTTATAGAACTGTTCCTTGTAACGGTGACACCGCAGGACTTTGTGTTATTACTGACACAGTAGCAGATCCTTGGTATTCGCCAGCAGGTTACAACAGAGGTCAAATTAAGAATGCTGTTAAACTAGCTTACTCACCTAAGAAAACAGACAGAGATACAATTTACAAAGCAGGCGTTAACCCGATTGTTGGTTTCCCTGGCTCTGGCATCCTGTTATTTGGTGACAGAACTATGTTAGACAAGCCTTCCGCTTTCGACAGAATCAACGTTAGAAGATTGTTTATTGTATTAGAAAAAGCAATAGCTACAGCAGCTAAGTTCCAGCTATTTGAATTTAACGATGCTTTCACAAGAGCACAGTTCACTAGCTTAGTAGAGCCTTTCTTGAGAGACGTTCAAGGCAGAAAAGGTTTATATGACTTTAAAGTGGTATGTAATGAAAACAACAATACTCAAGAAGTAATTGACAGACAAGAGTTTGTTGCAGACATTTACTTGAAGCCTGCGAAGTCTATTAACTTTATTCAACTTAACTTCATCGCAACAAGAACAGGAGTTTCTTTTGAGGAAGTTGGCGCTTAAGGGTTATAAATAAAAAGTAAATAGGAGACATTAATGAATATTTCAGAATTTAAAGCCCGACTTGGCGCAGGTGGAGCACGTCCTAATCAGTTTAGGGTGTTATTAGGCTTCCCTAGTTATGTTCCAGGCGTTGATCCGTCATATAGCTTATTGGTTACAGGTGCAGCACTTCCTGCTTCAACTGTTAACCCAGCTATTATACAGTACAGAGGTCGTGAAGTAAAATTGGCAGGCGAAAGAATTTTCGATCCGTGGACAATTACTATTGTAAACGACACAAGCCAGTCTTTAAGACAAGCTTTCGAACTCTGGATGGAAGGGATGAACGGCAAAGAAGATAACGAAGGTACTCTAAATCCATCAGATTACCAAGCCGATATCGTAGTTCAGCACTTGGACCGTAACGACGATGTATTGCCAGGCGGCACATATACATTAAGAAGTGCATTTCCGATTCAAATGTCAGAAATTGCACTCCAGTATGCACAGAACGATATTATCGAAGAGTTTACAGTTACATTCCAGTACCAGAATTACGACGTCGTTTAAGGCGACCGTAAGAGTTTAATATAATATGAAGATTTTTGGGTTTAACATAACTCGAGAGAAGATGCCACAAAGTGAGAAATCCTTTGTGGCTCCTTCCGACGAGGGCTCAGTAGAGAGCATTAGAGCCGGTGGCTATTACGGCACCTATCTAGATATAGAAGGGGTTGCTAATAATGAAGCCGAGCTTATTAAAAGGTATAGAGACATATCCTTAATGGCTGACGTGGATGCTGCCATTGAGGATATTGTCAATGATAGTCTAAGTAATTTAGAAGATGAAGATCCAATTACTTTAAATTTGGATAAGGTACAATTAAGTGCTTCTGTTAAAAAACAAATTCTAGCAGAGTTTGAAAATATAACAGATATTTTAGATTTTAAAAATAGAGCACAGGATTACTTTAGACGTTGGTACATTGATGGAAGAATGTACTTCCACAAAGTTATCGACATGGAAAAGCCTCGGCAAGGTATTAGGGACATTAGATATATTGACCCTAGAAAAATTACAAAGGTCCGAGAAGTTAAAAAAGAAAAGAACGCAGATGGTATACAGTTTGTTAAGAGTGTAGAAGAGTTCTTTATTTTTAATGACAAAGGCATTGCTAATAAGCCAGGACAATATAAGGCCACAGCTAACGATCAGGCCTTAAAGATTACTAAAGACGCGATAACATACGCGCCAAGTGGATTAGTAGATCAAGATAAAGGAATTGCTTTATCTTACTTACATAAGGCAATAAGGCCCGCTAATCAACTTAGAATGATGGAAAACGCTGTTGTAATTTATCGTATTACAAGGGCGCCAGAACGAAGGATATTTTATGTAGATGTTGGTAACTTGCCAGCGCAAAAGGCAGAACAATATCTAAAAGACATTATGGATCGTTATCGTAATAAGTTAGTATACGATGCATCCACTGGCGAGATTAGAGACGATAAGAAGTTTATGTCTATGTTGGAAGATTTTTGGCTTCCACGTAGAGAAGGTAGCAACGGCACAAATATAGACACACTCCCCGCCGGACAAAACTTGGGGCAGATTGAGGACGTTGAATACTTTCAAAAGAAATTGTATCAGTCTTTAAATGTTCCGGTTTCTCGCCTACAGCAGCAAGCAGGTTTAAACTTTGGCAGAGCTGCAGAAATTAATAGAGACGAATTAAAATTTACAAAGTTCGTTGCTAAGTTAAGAAATAAATTTGCTATCATCTTTGATGACTTGCTTAAGACACAATTAGTTTTAAAGAAAGTAATTACAGAAGAAGATTGGAAATCTATCAGAGATGACATTATATACGAATTTGCTTCTGACGCTTATTATACAGAGTCAAAAAATCAAGAAATTTTAAGAAGCAGGGTAGAAGTTTTAAACGGGGTGTCTAGTTATATAGGCACATTGTACAGCAAAAAGTATGTACAAAAAAATATTTTAATGCTAACAGATGAAGAGATTGAAGAAATGGAAAGAGAGATGATGTTAGAACAGCCTCTTAATCCAGATCAAGAAGGAGAAGATAATGGACCAACAACAGGCGATTAAAGATATGATGGACAGCATTGCTAGTGGAAAAGCTAGTGAGGTCCAGGACAAGTTTAATTCAATTATGCAGGATAGAGCTAATAATGCTATCAATGATTTTAAGGCAGAATTAGCTTCATCCGTATTTAAAAATCCAGATTTGCAAGCAATGGGTTTGGCAGACGGCGAGGAACACATACATGAAGTGGACCCAGCCGCAGAACCTGAAACTGTGGATCTAGACCAACAAACAGGAGACGACGATGAAGACGTTTAAAGATTTTAGAAATGGTGTTGAAGTAGATGACATCGCTGAGGCACCTGTTGATGGCGTAGAGAAAGGTTCTTTGCCAGGCGATCAACACATGTGCGCAAGCAAAATTTTCCACAAAGAGTGGAAAGAGGGTACACCTATTTTAGGGGAACATGCACAACCAGATGACTTGGGGCATGTTTCTTGGTACAAAGTAATGTTTGAGCATGGAGTAGAAACCGTAGAGATAGACGATCCAGATGTAGAAGTTTTGGAAGAAGGCTCTCACGGTAATCATAAGAAGAAGTAATTAATAACCGGGAGACACATAGATGGCATTCGCTAGTTCTAATTTAAAGTTGACACAAGTCCAAGCCGTCGTCAGAGTCAGCGGAACTGGCGGGGACACAGGGACAATCGACTTGGATGTTGATATCAAAAAGGCATCCGAAACGGTAGGCACACCAGAAGTAAACATTACAAAGATACACTGGTACTGCGATAAAAACTCTGCAATTACAATTGCTAGAAACGGCACAACTATTGCACACTTGCACGGTGTAGGGTTTACCGATTGGTATGGTTTCGTTGAGAACACAGAAAACACATCAGACATTGACATTAATATTTCTAATGGTGATGCAGTTCTCATTCTCGAACTTAACAAATCCGCAGGTTATGGATCACAACAGCATCAAGGTGCTTTAGGGAGTTTAGGATAACATGAAACTTATTACAGAAGTAACAGAAGAAATTAAATACCTTTCTGAGTTAAATGAAGAGACAGGTAAGAAGTCTTACTTTATTGAAGGGCCTTTCTTACAGTCTAACATTACAAACAGAAATGGACGTATGTATCCTAGAGAGATCATGGAGAAAGAGGTTGCACGTTACACTAAAGAGAACATCGACAAAAAACGTGCCTACGGCGAACTTGGTCACCCTGATGGTCCTACAATTAATTTAGATAGAGTTTCACATATGATTGTCGGTCTAAAAGAGGACGGAGACAATTTTATTGGAAAGGCAAAGATTCTTGACACGCCTATGGGTAGAATCGTCAAGGAACTTATAGACGAAGGTGCTAACCTTGGTGTTAGCTCAAGAGGGTTAGGTACTCTTAAAGAGACCAAGGATGGTGTTAACGAAGTCCAGGACGATTTTATGTTAGCAACAGCAGCAGACATTGTAGCTGACCCCTCAGCACCAGACGCCTTTGTACGTGGTATTATGGAGAATAAAGAGTGGGCTTTTGTTAATGGTGTTTGGAAAGAACAAGACGCTTATTTAGCACAGGAAGCCATTAAAAAGGCTCAGTCAAGAGAACTTGAGGCAACAAAGTTAAAAGTTTTTGAAAGTTTCTTGAATAAATTGTCCAAAATTTAAATAAATATAAATATAATTTAGAAGTAAACTAAACAACCGTAAAAGGGAGAAAACAATGGGAGTAGAATCCAAAATTAGAGAACTTATGGAGGGCGCCGCAAACCGTCCTTTAGATAAGCAGCAAGGTGATGCTACTAACCCTACCCAAGGCGATTCTAATCCAAATCCTGAAATGCAAGACCTTAGTGGTACTGGCAATGCAGAAGGCGGATTAACATCAGAGGTAGGAAAGGCAGCATCTGCTAAGTCTTCTAAAGACAATACTCTTCCAGCAGGACAAGGCGCTGGTAAGGCACCTAACTTCGACGATAAGGAAGACCCCAGAAAAGTTGTAGCTCAGTCTACATCTGCTGGTAACGTTCACCAAGAAGAAGTTGAAGAGTCAGAAGAAGAAGTTATTGTTGAAGACGAAGTTGTTGAAGCAGAAGCAGAAGAAGAAGTTTTGCAAGAAGATGAAGTTGAGGAAGTTGAAGCCGAAGCTGAAGAACTTGTAGAAGAAGACACTGATGAAGAAGCCGAAGCACTTTTCGAGGCTGACCTAGAAGCCTTGTTCGCAGACGAAGAACATCTCAGCGAAGAGTTCAAAGTTAAGGCCGCAAACATTTTTGAGGCAGTTTTAACAGCACGTGTCACATCAGAAGTCGAAGCTATTGAAGCCGAACTTACTGAACAGTTTAACACAGAATTTGAAGCAGCTAAAGAAGGATTAGTTGAGAGCATCGACAAATACCTCTCTTATGTTACTGAGAACTGGATGAAGGAAAATGAGCTTGCACTTGAGAGTGGAATCAGAACAGAAGTTACTGAGTCCTTTATTAAGAGCATGCAACAGGTGTTCACAGAGCACTACATTGAACTTCCAGAAGAAAAATATGATGTTCTTGGTGAGATGCAGCAAAAGATCGACGAATTGGAATCTCGTTTAAACGAGCAAACCGAGAGCAACGTTGAACTTAGTAACGAAGCTAACCAACTTAAGAAAGAAAGAGTTTTCGCTGAAGTAGCTGAAGACTTAGCTTCTACAGAGGCAGAGAAATTTGCATCGTTAGTAGAAGATATTTCTTATGGTAGCGAAGAGCTTTACAGACAGAAACTTACTGTAGTTAAGGAAAATTATTTCCCCAAAGAGCAGTCAGTTGATTCTGAGAAGTTAGAGGATACTGTTGAGGCTGAAGCTTTAGTTGAAAATAGTGTAATGTCTAGATACACAGCAGCTATTTCTAAGTCGCAAAAGTTTTAATCAAAAAGTAATTTATTATAAATAAATAAGTTATATAATAGTAACTGTAAAAACAAGGAGAAATTTAAATGTTTCTAACAGAAGAACTACAAAAAAAGTGGGAGCCAGTTTTAGCTCATCCTGATCTTTCTGAGATCAAAGATAGCTACAAAAAGGCAGTAACCACAGTTGTTCTCGAAAACCAAGAGAAAGCTCTTCGTGAAGAAAAGGCTGCTCTTTTCGAAGCAACACACGCAAACCAAACAGGTTCAAGCATTGATAACTATGATCCTATTTTGATCAGCTTAGTTAGACGTGCATTGCCTAATCTTATGGCTTATGATGTTTGTGGTGTTCAGCCAATGACTGGACCTACAGGCTTAATCTTTGCCATGAAGTCTCACTACTCTTCTCAGACAGGCACAGAAGCCCTGTTCAACGAAGCCGATACAGACTTCTCTGGCGCAGGCACACATGCCGGCTCCAACCCTGTTGATGGTACTTACACAACAGGTAATGGTGTTTCTACTTCTACAGCAGAAGGTTTTGGTGACTCTACAACACTTAACGAAATGGCTTTCTCGATCGAGAAGACAACCGTTACAGCTAAGTCCAGAGCACTGAAAGCAGAATACACTGTTGAACTTGCACAGGACCTTAAAGCTATTCATGGTCTTGATGCAGAATCAGAACTTTCTAACATCCTCTCTCAAGAGATCTTAGCTGAAATCAACAGAGAAGTTATTAGAACTATTTACAAAGTAGCTAAAACAGGTTCTGCTTCTACAGCAACCCCTGGTACTTTTGACTTAGACGTTGATGCAAATGGACGTTGGTCAGTTGAAAGATTCAAGGGCTTATTGTTCAACATCGAAAGAGACGCTAACGTAATTGCACAAGACACACGTAGAGGAAAAGGTAACTTTATTATCTGTTCCGCAGACGTAGCTTCTGCAATGGCAATGGCAGGTGTACTTGACTACGCTCCAGCACTTTCAACTAACTTAAACGTTGATGACACAGGTAACACTTTCGCTGGTGTATTAAACGGTCGCTACAGAGTATACATTGATCCTTATTCTGCAAACACAGGCGCTGCTAGCCAGTTCTATGTTGTAGGTTACAAAGGAACTAGCCCTTATGACGCAGGTCTTTTCTACTGTCCGTATGTTCCTTTACAGATGGTCAGAGCAATTGATCCTAGCACATTCCAGCCTAAAATCGGTTTCAAAACTCGATATGGAATGATCGCTAACCCGTTTGTATTGGCATCCGATGGTTCTACAGACGCAGATAACTTTACTGCAGATAGAAACCAATACTACAGATCAGTTAAGGTTACAAACCTTATGTAATAAAAATAAAAAGATTCCCCTAGGGAACATTTTTGAAGGGGGGCATTAGCCCCTCTTTTTTTGTTTTATAAATAACGTTAGTTAAAGGAGTAATATTATGGCTAAACAATGGAACAGTGGTAAAGCAGTGATTAACCACGTTAAAAAAGCTACCTCGCAAGGTGTAGGTGGCAGAGGCAGGAGCGTAAAGTGCTCAATGTCTCATATGAACAAGCATAAAAAACGTTCATATAAAAAGTATAGAGGGCAAGGTAGGTAGTGGTAGACAAACTGATAAACATAACAGAGGCAAGTTTTGAAGCTAGCAATCCAAGTGAGTTAGATTATTTAAGGCCAAACGGATTTAAGTTTTTAGTTCACAATATTCCAAACGTGTCTTTCTTTTGTCAGTCTGCAAACATACCGGATGTTTCAATGGGTACTCCTATTGTAGCAACACCCTTAGTGGACTATGCTGAACCGGGCGATAAGTTACAGTTTGGCGAGCTACAAATTAGGTTCCTAATACAGGAGAACCTTTTAAACTATACTGAACTCTATAATTGGCTTAGGGGTTTGGGTTTCCCAGAAGACCATGATGAGTATAAAGAGTATGCCCAAAAACAGGCTTACAGGTTCCCTGATCTTAAGCAACATAGACAGGGCAATTTAGGAGAAAAAAGCGATGCCACATTATTCGTTTTGGACTCTAATAATAACCCAATCGCTAGAATTATATTTGAAGATGCTTTCCCTATTGCTTTAAGTGGGTTAGACTTTGATATATCCTCAGGTAATACAGAGTATTTCCAAGGACTAGCTACATTTAGGTATAGACAATACATTATCAGTGCAGAAATATAAACGGTATTCTTAACCGTTGACATCTTTACCGTTTCGTGTATAATGTCTTATATATAGCACCTAGGAGTATATTATGCGACTTGATGAAATACAGAATATGTGGCAACAGGATTGTAAAATAGATGAGCTTAATTTAGGCTCAGAGTCAGTTCGTACAGCAGAGTTACATTCTAAATATTTAAATCATTTGTCTAACTATAGACTTATGGTTCGTAAGTATGAATCTCAGATGCTTGCTTTACGTAGGACAAAGTGGAAATACTACAGAGGTGAACTCAGTAGAGAAGAGTTAGAGGCTCTTGGTTGGGATCAGTATTTGGGAAACCAGCCACTTAAAAATGAAATGCAAGAGTTTTTAGATAGCGATGCAGATATTATAAAACTTGCAGACAGGTTAGAGTATGCTAAAACATGTTTCCAATTTGTTGAAACTGTCATGAGATCCCTGAACAGTCGTACATGGGATATCAAGAATGCAGTAGAGTGGACTAAGTTCACGAACGGTTTGTTATGATCAAAGTCACAAAGAAAAACGAAGTACATTTATTAGTCGATACTGATCCAGGTATCGCTCAAGAACTCAACGACTATTTTACGTTTGATGTTCCAGGTGCTCGTTTTATGCCTCTTTACCGTAATCGTATGTGGGACGGTAAAGCTAGATTATTTAACATATACAGAAAAGAATTATATGTTGGGCTTTTGCCGTATTTGCAAGAGTTTGCCAACACACTGGAGTACGATTTAAATTTAGATGTCAAAGATATTGGCGATCCCGTATCAAAGACTTACGTTGAAACCTTTACAAAGGAGTTAAAACTACAAAGCAATGGAAAAGATATTGAAGTTAGAGACTATCAAGTTGACGGAATCACAGAAGCAATTAATAGAGGTAGGAGTCTCCTATTGTCTCCCACTGCTTCAGGCAAGTCTCTCATTATATATTCCCTGGTTCGTTATCATCAACAGCTAGGAAGAAAACAATTAATCATAGTACCAACCACTTCGTTGGTAGAACAGATGTACGGAGACTTTCAAGACTATGCTACAGCAGTTGATTGGAAGGTCTCTGAAAACTGTCATAGGATTTACGGTGGCAAAGAAAAGTCCAACGAGTTTCCTATCACAATTTCAACCTGGCAATCAATCTATAAGTTTCCAAAGTCCTGGTTTGAAAAGTTTGATGTTGTCTATGGCGACGAAGCACATCAGTTTAAAGCAAAATCATTAACTACAATCCTTGACAAATGCTCTAATACTCCTTATAGAATAGGAACTACTGGAACTTTGGATGGCACTAAAACACATAAGTTGGTTTTAGAAGGCATCTTCGGATCTGTATACAAGGTTACAACCACTAAAAAACTTATGGATGAAAACCAGGTTGCCGATTTAAAAATTATAGGAATGATTTTAGAGTATAAAGATTCTGATCGTCAGTTAGTTAAAAAAATGAACTATCAAGAAGAGATGGATTGGCTTGTTACAAATCATAGTCGTAATGTAATTATTAGAAACTTATCTATAACACAAAAAGGAAATACCCTTGTACTTTTTCAATATGTAGAGAAGCATGGTAAAGTCCTTTATGAGATGATCAAAGAAAAGGTAAATGATGGCAGGAAGGTCTTTTTTGTATTCGGTGGTACAGATACAGAAACTAGAGAACAGATTCGTTCTATTACAGAAAAAGAATCAGATGCAATTATCATCGCATCATACGGCACATTTTCAACGGGTATAAATATAAGGAACTTACATAATATTGTTTTTGCTTCTCCTAGTAAGTCTAGAATTAGGAACTTACAGTCAATAGGAAGGGGTTTGAGAAAGGGTGATAATAAAGTTTCTTGTAATCTGTTTGATATAGGAGACGACTTATCCTGGAAGTCTAAGAAGAATTATACACTTCTACATATGATAGAAAGGATCAAAATATATAATGAAGAAAAGTTTAACTATAAGTTGGTAAAGATAGATGTTAAATGAGGAAAGCCAAATATTAGTTGTTCGCCTGTTAGGTGGACAAAATATTATAGGCTATACAGACAGAACCCAAGAAGGAATTACAGTTTTGTATCCTTTGGAGTATTTGTCAATGCCAGCACCAGGCCCTAGAGGGTTGGGAGAAATAAATCATATTAGACCTTATTTGACTATGACGGATTCTATTCAAGTAACTTTTGACGATATAAATGTTATAACAACATATCCCTTATCAGAAAGGTTTTACCGTTCATATAAACAATTGGTTGACACCGTATACAAACAGAGTGTAGAGTATACAGGATCATTTGTTGAAGATGAAGGAATATTTGAAGATGATTATGTTTCCGCTGAGGAAGAGGAAGCATTAAATAAAATGATTGATGCTATGAACAATGTTAAAAAGACAGTACATTAAATAATTACTAAAGTGTATTATCCTTTTGTCGCTACATAGCGAATTATACGACTAAGCGTTACGCTTGTCAAGAAAAATTTTTATAATGGAGACCAAAATGAAAGAAAACGTAAGAGCTCACTATGTTGACAACAAAGAGTTCTATCAAAAAATATCAGAGTATAAGAAGAGTGTTTTAGCTGCCCAGGAAGAAGGGCGGGACAAACCACCTGTAACGGACTATTTAGGTGAGTGCTTTATTAAGATTGCAAATCACTTATCTATGAAATCTAATTTTATCAATTATACTTTTAGAGATGAAATGGTGTTGGACGGCATTGAAAACTGTTTAACATATATTGATAACTTTGATCCAGAAAAATCTAAAAACCCATTCGCATACTTCACACAAATAACCTATTATGCTTTCTTGCGCAGAATACAGAAAGAGAAAGACATGATTAACAAAAAGATTAAGTATCTTCAGAGTATAGATATACAAAGTTTAATGGATGAGGTTGGTGACAACGACCCGCAAACAAATGAATATCTAAAGTGGATGCAAGAACAATTGGACAACAATGCTAGAGAAGAAGCCAAGCATAAAGAAGAACAGTCCAAGAAAAAGGTTATTAAACGAAGACCAAAGTATTTAGATAAAAGGTCAGATTCAAACACAGAAGAGCTTGACATTTCTTCTAAATAATAATATAATTCGTTTTATTTAACACAGGTATATCATGAAAGTTCGTTATTCAGAAATGTTCTATTCGTTCCAAGGTGAGGCAGAGCTCGCAGGAACTCCAACTGTTTGGATTAGATTTTTTGGTTGTAACTTAGAGTGTAATGGTTTTGGACAAGCTACTCCCTCAGATCCAAGCACATGGAAACTTCCCTATAAAGATTATGACTTAATAGATGTTAAGCGTGTAGAAGACCTTCCTGTGTGGGAGTATGGTTGCGACTCTTCCTATTCTTGGTCTATGAAGTATAAACATCTCGCACAAGATACAAACCCAGAAGAAGCTTGTAATAAATTAGAAGAACTTTTACCTTACGGTAAGTTTACACATCCTATAACAAAACAAGAAAATATGCTTGCCTTTACTGGTGGTGAGCCTATGCTACAACAAAGGCAAATGAAAGCCATTGTTAATGAGTTTCTTATTCGAGGAAATGTTCCTAAGATCATTACAGTAGAAACAAACGGCACAAAAAAACTAAGCAAAGATTTACAAGATTATATAAACATATTCTTAGCTGAAATGGGCATTCGTTGGCATTGGGCTATTAGTCCAAAGACTTTACATACCGCAGGCGAAATAGACAGGGTAGATGTAGACAACTTTATGTCTTACCTTTTTAATACTGTTAGCACTGGTTGTCTTAAATTTGTTTGTAACGGATCAGAAGAAAGTTGGTTTGAACTAGAAGAATATGTACGGCAAGTTCAAGAGTATTGTTCTTTTGCAGAAATGACTATGCCAGATATTTGGATTATGCCTGTGGGTGCTACAAAAGAAGAACAAGAAGAAGTAGCAGACATTTGTGTCGAAGCTATGAAACGAGGATACAAGGTTGCTACTCGTAATCATGCTTATGTGTTTGGCAACCAAATAGGTACGTGATGCAGATAGATGATAGTAAAAAACAATTATTTGTGCAGTGGTCGGATTTAGAATTAATAATGGAGTCAATATGCAAAAACTTAGACTTTCCCGTAAACAAAATCTTAGGGGTATCAAGAGGAGGATTAGTCCCGGGGGTAATGCTCTCACACTTCCTAAATGTGCCATTCGAACCATTCATATGGCAAACAAGGGACGGATCTCAACGGGATCTGGGTACCTTATTAAGGAATGATGAACCAGACACATTGATATTTGATGACATTTTAGATACAGGTAAAACAATAACTGAAATGAAATCACAAACCAAGCTTGCTAAATACGGTACCATTTTTAACAAACGGTCAGATATAGCACTTGACATTGAGGGAATGACGTTATATAATAACGCAAATTGGATAGTATTTCCGTGGGAGAATTTAAATAATGGAAAATAGAAAGCCTGTAAGTCAGGAAATCGCAGAACGCCTTAAGAAAAGAGGTGTTCGTTTCTTTGCGTGTGATAACATCTCACAACATATTGAGAGCTGGGAGCACGATCAACTAATTAACGAACTAGAAGGAAAGTTTCAAGGTGTTCTAGAGTCTCTAGTTATTGATACTGAAAATGATCCTAACAGTAGGGACACCGCTAGGCGTCTAGCAAAAATGTATGTACTAGAAATTATGGGTGGTAGATACGAAAAGCCCCCTGCGGTTACTTCCTTTCCTAATGAAGATAATTACGAACAATTAATTGTAATTAGATCAGACATTAAAAGCATGTGTTCTCACCATCATCAACCCGTTCAAGGTGTTTGTTACATTGCTTGTATGCCTGGACAAAAGGTTATTGGATTATCTAAATATACGAGAGTAGCACAACACTTAGCATCTCGCGGACACCTACAAGAAGAACTTACCGAAATGATTGCTAAAGAAATTGAAAGGCTAACTGAGTCTAAAGCAGTAGGTGTTTATATTAGAGCACGACATGGTTGTTGTGAAAATAGAGGCATTAGATCTTCTAATAGTTCTACACAAACCACAGTTCTAAAAGGTTTGTTACGCACAGACTCTGCTCTTAAAAATGAATTTATGCACAATATAGAATTACAGGAATTGGGTAGTGGACGTTTCTAAAAGACAAATTGTTGTAGACTTAGAGACGCTAAGTACACAACCTAACGCATGTATTGTTAGCATCGGTGCTGTTGCATTTACAATACAAGACGGAATTACAGAAGAATTTTTTATTAATGTAGATCCAGGATCTTGCAAAGACTATGGATTACATGTAGACCCACATACAATAGAGTGGTGGAAAGAGCAGACACCTCAAGCCAGAAAGATGTGGCAAGAAAACCCTGTGCCATTAGATGAGGCTTTGGATAAATTTGCTTTATTTTATGGCGACACGTCTATTCCTATTTGGGGATTTGGTGCTAACTTTGACGTTGTTATTTTAGAGTCAGCATATACAGCCACAGGTTGGAACAGTCAACGTCCTCCAACTAATAAATATCCGTGGATGTTCTGGGACATTTACTGCTTGAGGACTATGGCAAATGTTCTTGGTCGCCGTCTTGAAAAAACAGGTGTTAACCATAACGCACTGCACGATGCCGTTGCAGAAACTAAATTATTATTAGATATATTGAGATCATGAAATTAGAGTATGTAGTATCCGGAACTTCCTATATGAGACTTAGCAATCCTAAGATTGCAGGTGATGATATTAATGTAGGAATTGTAAACGAACTACTTTCCCAAACCGTACAAGATCATAACTCCCATGAGTTTTCAATGCTGTATAATGCTTATACAGAATCAAGTTTTGGTGAAAGATTCAAAGTCTATAAAGACAACATTAAGTCTATCCATGCAGACTCCGGTGGCTTGCAGGTAGTAACTCAAGGTAAAACAATAACACCCGAATTAAAAGATAAAGTCTATGAGAATCAGGCACAATGGGCTGATGTCGGAATGTGTTTTGACGAGATACCTGTTACATTGGTTGGTGATCGTTCTGATAGGAATGATGTTAAAGGGAGGTTTTTCAACCGTGAGGCACATGAGAAATGTGCAAGAGATACGGGAAAAAATATCAAACGACAATTTGAGATCTTTGACAAGTTTAACAGTAAATGTAAACCATTTGTAATTTTACAAGGTAATTGTTATGATACCTATATGGAGTGGGCAAATTACATTCTTGAAGAAGTACCACAAGAGAAACATAACAAACTAGGCGGTATCGCCATGGGTGCTGCTGCCTTGGGTACAGGCAATTTAGAAGATATACAGCGAGCATTTATTGCTAGTCAAGTTCCAATTAGAGATGAAAACGGCAAACTACACATTCACATTCTAGGTGTGGGTGCTTTACGTAGGTTGCTTCCTTATATTATATTTTTACAAAACGGTTTATATAAGGACGTTGTTATATCATATGATAGCACAACGCACTCCAGAGCAGTAGAAACAGGCCTTTATTATATGAATGAGGCCACAGTTAAGTTTAATAGAAAATTCTCAAATTACTACCTAGAAATGTACGATGACGTCAATAAAGTGATTGATTTAGGCGTTTCTGTTAAAGATTTTCACAAAATTATGAACACCAACAGTACAACATGGTTAGAAGAAAACAGCGATTTAAATACATGGTTAAAGATTAGAACTGCTTTTATTCTAATGAGCATACACAATTTTACCAAACACGTAGAAAAGATCTTGACAAATTCTGACGAACTGTTAAAATTTGCTCGTAAGTTAAAACTAGAACACGCATACAGAAATTTATATGATATTAAAGATCCGGATGCGTTTAACTATTGGTACAACAATCCTTATCTAGGTGGCAGTATGAAATCTGCTCCTGTTAGGGAAGAAGCACCACTATCACTTGAGGAGTTATTTACATAATGGATGCACAAAAAATTAGAAACGCTATCGTAGAAATCTCTAACTCTATGACTAGATCAGAATCAGAGCGTGAACTTGTTAGAGAAATTATTAAAAAGATTCACGATGAGGAAGGCATTGATCGTAGACTTTTACGTAGAATTGCTAGAGCATATCACAAAGGAAACTTTTCTGAAGAAACTACTTTGAACTCAGAGTTTGAGGAACTATTTAATAACTTAATGTCATGAATTATTTTAAACTGTCAAACAATCTTACGCATGCAGCTAGATATCATTTAGACAAGCATGCTGTTAAGATGCCTACAGAGTATTGTCAACTTATGTGTACTGCACATCGTGTATTAGACGGTGAGTTGTATATTGACAAAACTGCTAACAATCGACGCATTAAGCGTTGGCGTATGAAAGATGCTGAACTAGAAGATATTTTATATAAGGCATCGCACATCAATCATCCAACGGCAAAGTGGGTACGAGAATCTGTAGAAAACTATAACGAGCTCTATAATGCTTGGTTAGAATTGTGTAAAGAATACACATTCAGATATGGCAGAACGCACTTGACACAGACTAAATTAGAGCATATACTAAGCACACCGCCTGAGAATATTCCTAATATTCCTGGCACTGAGGTACCACAGGCTATGCCAGACGACGTTAAACATTCTGATGTTGTAACGGCATATCGTCAGTATTATAACAAGTACAAAACTAGGTTTGCTGTGTGGACTAATAGACAAACACCGGAGTGGTTTCATGCCTGTAGCTAAAAGACATATTAAAGTAAGTTTTCAAAAAGAGGGTATACACAAATACCCAGCAGCAAAAAAACTTAAAGGGGTAGAGTTTTTGCAATACCCCCATCGCCACATGTTTCATTTCTATGTAACATTAGAAGTACATCACGATGACCGTGATGTTGAATTTATTTTATTTAAACGTGAGCTCGAAAATTTATTTGAAGAAGGTGTTATGGATATTGATTACAAGTCTTGTGAAATGTTAGCAGAGGACTTGTTAGACTACATTGAAATTAATTACCCTAAGCGTGGAATTAAAGTAGAAGTTTACGAAGATAATGAGAACGGCGGCATTGTAACAAATGATTTATTTAATTGATTTAGAAAGTGTAGAGAGTAGATATACTTCTCAGTGGAAAGAACACTTTCCTAAAATGATAAAAGAACAGGGACTTGAAGTTACAGTAATTGATGGTCCTGAACACATTGCGGCATGTACAACACCTGGTGCATTCTTAAACTTTTCTGGAACTAATGTATATAAATCTGTACAGGTAGAAAAGTTTTCTAAATTATTCTCTAACAACGAAATTAATCCTGGCGATCATTTTGTTTTTGCTGATGCTTGGCATCCAGGTATTATTAATCTAAAATATATGTCGGAACTGTTGAATGTTCCAATTAAAATACATGCACTTTGGCATGCTGGTAGTTATGACCCCGCAGACTTTTTAGGCAGACTTATAGGCGATGCTCGTTGGGTAAGAAACTTTGAAAAGTCTTTATTTGAGGCAATCGATTTCAATTACTTTGCTACAGACTTTCACATTAGGATGTTCTTTGAAAACTTATTAGATGTAGATGAAAGAACGGGTAGAATTAGATACATGCCGAGTGGTAAAGTTACTAGAGCTGGTTGGCCTATGGAATATGTCTCAGAGCAAATTCAGCCTGCAGAACAAAAAGAAAACATTGTTCTTTTTCCTCACAGGTTAGCACCCGAAAAGCAAGTAGATATTTTTAATGCACTGTCTTGGGAAAGTGAATATGAATTTATTACATGCCAAGATAAAAACTTAACTAAGGATGCTTATCACAAATTGTTGGCAAGGTCCAAGGTTGTTTTCTCAGCAAACTTACAGGAAACATTGGGTATAAGCTGTTATGAAATATTGCACGCAGGTGGAATACCTTTGGTTCCCGATAGACTAAGTTATACTGAAATGTATCCAGATATTTTTAAATATCCTTCAGAATGGACAACGAATGCTAAAAACTTTTTAGTAGAATATAAAACTCCTATGAAGGAAAAGTTACAATGGTTGATTGAAAACTTTGATAGTGAAGAAGTACAAACGGCAATTGAAACTACTAAACAACACCTTTCTGAGGAATATTTCTCAGCAAACAACATATATAAAAATTTAGGAGCAATAAATGCAACATAGACATTTGTCAACAAAAACATACGGACACAATGAAGGACTTTCCTGTGTCTTCAGACAACCCAATGCTACACACAGTCATTGTTCTTTGTTGCATGGTTACGCACTATCTTTTAAATTTAAGTTTGGAACGCATGCACTTGATGATAAGAACTGGGCAGTAGACTTTGGTGGGTTAAAGCCTTTAAAGGAATGGCTAAAAAATAATTTTGATCATACTCTTGTTGTAGACAAAGACGATCCAGAAATAAAAGAATTGATGTCATTACAAGACAAAGGACTTGCAGTAGTAAATGTCTTACCAGGTGTTGGGTGTGAAAAGTTTGCAGAACAAGCATTTTGGTATGCAGATGGGTTAGTAAAAGATATAACTAATGGTAGATGCTATTGTGTATCTTGTGAAGTTAGTGAGCACGGAGCCAACTCGGCGATATATGAGATTGATTAATGAAGGTTGCTCTAATTACGGACTTGCACTTTGGTGCAAGAAGCGATAATATACAGTTTGATGCCTACTTTAGAAAGTTTTATGAAAAAACTTTTTTCCCCTATTTAGAAGAACATGGCATTAAAACTATTTTCGATCTGGGAGACACGTTCGACAGACGAAAATATATAAATTACAATACACTAAAGTCTTGTAAGGAATATTTCTTTGACAAAGCCAGGGACTTAGGTATTGATATTCATATGATTCCTGGCAATCACGACACTTATTATAAAAACACAAACGATGTCAACTCTCCTAACTTGTTATTACAAGAGTATGATAACATAATCATACACCAGGAACCTGAGGTAGTTGACTTAGATGGGCATCTAGTTTTAATGATGCCTTGGATATGCGGGGAAAACTATGAACAATCAATGGAACAGATTAAAAACACGCGCGCGAGGACTTGCTTCGGGCATTTTGAGTTCGCAGGTTATGACATGCTTCCTGGCATGCCTAATCCTCATGGTATGGACCCTTCTAGCTTTCATAATTTTGAGCTTGTGGTTAGTGGGCATTTTCATCATAGGCATAGCAGAGGTAATATCACATACATGGGCAACCCTTACGAGATCACGTGGTCGGACTACGAAGACCCAAGAGGATTTGCCATATTTGACACGCATAAAGCAGAGCTTGAATATGTTAATAACCCGTTTAGGATGTTCCATAAATTATACTATGACGATAGTGGAGACTCTTGCGTTTCTGACAGTTGTGATTATAATGTTTTTAGTGGCAGCTGTTTAAAGGTAATTGTTACTAAGAAAACAGACTTTGCTAAATTTGATTCTTTTATAGATAATCTATATCAACAAAATCCAATAGAGTTAAAAATTATTGAAGACTTTTCTGAGTTTGAGGACGAGGCTATAGGCGAAGATATCAACTTAGAAGACACGATGACATTGCTAAAAGAATATGTAGATACGGTGTCAACAGATGCAGACAAAGAAAGATTAAAAAATCTTTTACAGACTTTATACATTGAGGCACAAGATTTCGAGTGATTTATTTTAAGAAGGTACGCTGGAAAAACTTTCTATCTACAGGAAATTCTTTTACAGAAATCCTTTTAGATAGAAGTCCTAATACATTAATTGTGGGTGACAACGGAAGTGGTAAGTCTACACTTCTAGATGCTCTAACTTACGCATTGTTTAACAAGCCCTTTAGAAATATATCCAAACCACAGCTCATCAATTCTATTAATAAGAAAAAACTTATGGTGGAAGTTGAGTTTGAGATAGGCAAGAACAAATACCTAGTTAGGCGAGGAGCATCTCCCAGTATTTTTGAAATAGAAGTTAATGGTGAAAGAGTAAATCAGGACGCCAACGTTAGGGACTATCAAAAGTATCTAGAAGAAGGCATCTTAAAACTAAATTACAAATCTTTTACACAGATAAGTGTCTTGGGTAGTGCTTCGTTCACACCTTTTATGCAATTACATTTAGGTGCTAGAAGAGAAATTATTGAGGATATATTAGATATCCAAATTTTTACAACAATGAATAAAGTGTTGAAACAAAAAATGGATAGCTTAAAAGAGAAGCTACGTTTTCTAGAAGGTGAGATTGAGATTGCTAAAGAGAAGGCAACACTACAGAAGAAATATATAGATACTTTAGAGACAAATAAAAAGAATCGTGTTAGCAAAATACAAGAGGATATAGATGCAACGCAAGAGACAATTAATGCACTTACAGAACAGGTTGAAAATCTCACAGAGCAGAAGACTTCATTGGGTGATGTTACAAAAAGAGCCTCAAAGTTTAATGAATACAGAAAACAAATTACAAGAAAACTCTCAGAAGCAAAAACAGAATTAAATTTCTATTCTGATAATGAGGAGTGTCCTACTTGTAAACAAGGTATTCCACATGAACACAGGCAAAAAATTACAGATGAAAAAATAAAGTCTGTAGAAGAATTTGAAAATGCTCTAACAGATTTAGATGTTAAGTTAGAGGAACTTGATAAATTGTATGAGGAGTGGTGTGATATTGAAAGTAAGATACAAGATACACAAAACTCTATTATTGCAGACCAAAGAACAATACAGCGTCTGACTATTGAAAAGAATGAAGTAACCACTCAGGTTGCAGACATTGATGACGAGAAAAAGAAGTTAAAAGAACTTGCTAAAAATGTTGTAGGAAAGTCAAATGAAAAAAGTTCTTTGAATGAAGATAAACATTATCACGATATAGCAAGTTCTTTGTTAAAGGATTCTGGTATTAAAACTAAGATTATTAGACAATATTTACCTGTTATTAATAAATTAGTTAATAAATACTTAGCAGCAATGGACTTTTTCGTACAGTTTGATTTAGATGAAACATTTAAAGAAACTATTAAGTCCAGACATCGAGATAAATTTAGTTACGCTTCATTTAGTGAAGGTGAAAAACAACGTATTGACTTAGCACTTGTATTTACTTGGCGAACAATAGCAAAGATGAAAAATAGTGCTAGTACGAATCTACTTTTATTGGATGAGGTTTTTGATAGCTCTCTAGATATAAATGGAACAGATTATGTCATGCAGTTATTAAATACAATAGGCGAAGACACACATGTCTTTGTCATAAGTCATAAAGGTGATCAGTTGTTTGACAAGTTTAGAAGTGTAATTAGATTTGAGAAAAAACAAAATTATTCTGTTATGGTATAAGGTATTATATGAAAGTTAAAATTTATGGTAAATTGCGTTGCACATTTTGTGATCAGGCAAAGATGACAAGCAACATGAAAGGGTTTGACACAGAGTATCTTTTATTAGATGCTGACTATACAATGGAAGAGTTCTCTGAAAAGTTTCCAGATGCTAGAACCTTTCCGCAAATCTGTGTTGGAGAAGATGAAAAGCATATCGGAGGCTATAAAGAGTTTAGAGAATTTTTAGATGAATAAAGAAGAATTACAATTACTGCCTTTTGGACATGAGCTATTAAGAAAGACTCCTAGTCCTTTCAATTATGAGGAACACGATGCTAAAGAAGTAGCAAAGGTTCTTTTAGAGAGAACACAAGAGCTCAATGGTGCAGGACTCTCAGCTAACCAAGTAGGATTAGATATGGCAGTCTTTACTATTAATATTCCTCAAGCGGAAGGCTTTAATCGTATTCTATTTAATCCTTTGCTAGTATCTGTAAGTGATGAAACATCTATAGAAAAAGAGGGGTGTTTGTCCTTTCCTGGATTGTGGTTACATGTAAACAGGCCAACTGAAGCAACCTTTAGATATACAGACACTGAAGGTAAAGAAGTCTTTGAAACATTCAAATCACTTGCAGGAAGAATTGCCTTACACGAATACGATCACATGTTAGGTAAAAATTTTACAATGCGAGTATCTAAATTTAAACTTGACAGAGCATTAAAAGCCTTAGACAAAAAAATTAAGCGTTTCAAAAGGAACATAAATAATATAAAAGGAGTCTAAGATGGCAGATGATATGTTTGACTTTGGCTTTACAGCTGTAGATGATATTCCAACAACAATAACGGAACCTACAGGACCTGTTACAGCTAATATTGATGACAGCCAATTACAAATTATTTTAGATAAATTAGAAAGACTAGAAGGTCTTGTTTTATCCTCAGACAATTCTGATATGATTAACGAGCACAGAACTTTATTAGAAGGAGATGTGTCTTCTAAATTAAAGCAGGTTGAGGATTTGATATTACCGTTACTATATAATCTACAAAAGAATCCTGAAAAGGAATATATCCACTGGCCCAATAGAACGGCTGTTATAGATAAACAAATTGAAAAAATTAAGGCGGTAACTAGATACTATGAACGAATCTAATGTCAATGTAAATGTAGAAGCAGGAATTTTTGAAAGAACAGGTGGTAGAGTTTTAGATTTTTATCTAAACGATACAATAGAAAGCCCTAAAGATTATGTGTTATGGAATCAGTCTATTAGATCAGCAGGCGAAAACGATTACATAATTTTTCATATTAATTGTTATGGTGGTGATATAATGACAACCATACAGTTGATGCGAGCAATAGGCGAATGTAAAGGAACCGTGGTTGCTTCTGTAGAAGGAGCCTGCATGTCAGCAGCAACATTCTTATTTTTAACGGCAGATGTTTGCGAGGTTTCAGAACATTCTCAGTTTCTAATTCATAATTATTCAGCAGGTAATTGGGGTAAAGGAAACGAATTAATTTCAAGAGCACTTGCTGAACACGCTTGGGCTAATAATTTATTACATAGCGTTTACTCAGGGTTTATGACTAAAACTGAGATAGATCAAGTTGTGGAAGGAAAAGACTTTTGGATGGATGCCAATGAAGTGATTAAACGTTTGGAAAAAAGAAATAAAAGTGGCACAAAGAAAAAATGAACCTTGAAAATGAGGTCAAGGACTTTTATAGTAAAATAAAGTTTCCTGGACCATATACAATAGATAACTTTGATTACTATAACAATGGATACACCAATAAATTTTTATCCATGTACGAACGTGCTATACAGGATAAAGAAAATATTTTAGATATAGGTTGTGGTACAGGGTTTATAACAAACTACTTGGCATATAAATATCCTAGTAAAAAGTTTCTTGGCGTAGACTTCAGTGATTCAATTGATTATGCAAAAGAGTTTAGTAAAAAACACAAATTAAAAAATGTAGTTTATGAAAAGAAAAACTTTTTTGATTTTGATAAACGTAAAAAATATGATTGTATTATAAGTAATGGAGTAATACATCATATGCCAATGTATTACGATGCTATTATAAAAATAAAAAGCATGTTATCACAGGAAGGAACTTTGGTGTTAGGTGTTTATAATAAATTTGGAAAGATTGTCAAAAAAATTATTAACGTAAAATACAGATCAGAACTTTTAAGAAAAGATCAAGAAGAGGCACCGTTTGAAACAAGTTTTTCCAATAAAGAATTTATAGGTTATTTCTCTGACTTTGATGTTATAGAAATACATCCTAGTAAGAAGAACAATTTTGTAAATTTAAAAAATATATTAAATTACCGGAATGGTGGTTTAACAGTATACAGGTTTAAAAGGAGCAGTACATGAACCGAGAAGCAGTATTTGAACAGTTAAAGATAGACGAGGGAGTAGTATATGAAGTATACAAAGACCACCTCGGATATCCTACTTTCGGAGTCGGACACCTCATCATTGAGGGTGACCCGGAATTCGGAAAAGAGGTTGGAACTCCAGTGGACGAGGAAAGAGTCCGGGAAGTATTTGATAGAGATTTGGACCTTGCCATCGGAGAGTGTAACGCTTTATACGGCGAAGGGTGTTTTGGAGATTTTCCAGACGAAGTCCAACAAATTCTAGTTAATATGATGTTCAACATGGGTAGAACAAGATTAAGCAAGTTTAAAAAAATGAATGAAGCGTTAGTCAAAGGGGATTGGAAGACCGCCGCAGTAGAAGGTAGAGACAGTCGCTGGCATAAGCAGGTAAGTAATAGAGCAGAACGCTTAATGGTTAGATTGGAAAACGTTTAATTTTGGTCTCCTTGTGTATTGACAAATGGTATTAAAACATTTATTATATACAAACTAATTAGGAGATTTTTATGAAAAAATTAGTTATTGCAGGTCTAGCAGCATCTTTAATAACATTGCCGGCAGAAGCGGCAGACACTAAAGATGTCATTGCCGGTGTTATCGGCGGAGTTTTTATTGGAAAAGCTTTGGAACGTCGAGAAGACCATCATCACCATGGTAACTCTAGCACGGTAGTTATTGTAGATGGACATACTGTAGTGGTACCTAATCCGCATCATACACATTACACTTACCGAAGACGTGCCCATAGCCATTATGAGGCATACTCCAATGCGTTCCCTTGTAGCTCACAGTGGGCAGGATATCAAGGGTGCGGAAAGGTAGCAATTGAAGCCCTAAAGCATAAAGACTGCGATCATCAGCACTAAGTGCTTGATTTTATTAGGCAAAAAAAGTCAAAAAAATGCTTGACTTTTAGCGTAAAAGGTGCTATCATATAGACATAATATAGAAATGTGAGGACATTCTTAATATGTTAATAGAAACAAAATCAATATTAGCAAAGCTGTTAGCGACCGAGGACCTTAAGATTGAACATCGTAATGTCCCTACCGCAGCTTTTGATCTCAAAACTCGTAAAATCGTATTACCTAATTGGGGCGACATCAACGCTTCCTTGTACGATCTGCTTGTAGGACACGAAGTATCCCACGCACTCAACACTCCTCAACAAGGTTGGCATGACGCTATTGTAGACGATCAGCGCCTTAAGCCTTTTCTTAATGTTGTTGAAGATGCTAGGATTGAACGTAAGATTAAGGCAATGTATCCAGGCCTTGTTAAGTCTTTTTACGAAGGATATCGAGAACTTTTCAATCGAGACTTTTTTGGTGTCAAAGATTTAGACCCCAATACACTTCCCCTCATTGATCGGATTAACCTACACTTTAAAGTTGGCTCTTTTTTAAACATTCAATTTACAGATGCAGAACAATTGCTTGTAGATCGTTGTTTGAAAACCGAAACTTGGGAAGACGTAGAAGCTCTTGCTCAAGATATATACGGACAGGCTACAGAAGATCTAGAAAAAGACAAAGAAAGCTTGTCTTCAAACTTTAGCGACGAAGAACTTGAAGAAATAGACGAAGAAGATTTCGGTGAAATGACTTCAAACTTTGGCGAACAAGACGAAGAGTCCGAAGAAGAAGAGACCGAGGAAGAAGGTTCAACTTCAGGTGACGCTGAATCCTCGTCTGAAGAAGAGGAAGAGCCACAGGACAATATGGCATCTAATAATGTTCGAGATGCAATCAGATCCGACGAGCCAACTTCACTTACAGATGAGGCATTTCGTCAGAACGAAGACAAGTTGGTTAAGAAAGAAAGCGAAAAGCATAGTTACTTTGATGTTCCTACAATGTCAAACTGGAAAGATCATCTAATTACAGGTAAAGAAATTTACGGTGATATACACAAGGCATTCAATTTCTATGCAGATGGATGGCGCCAGGGCACCAAGATGAATAACGATGACTATGGCAACGACTTGTACAAAGAGTTCCTTAGAACTAATACCAGCCATGTTAATCATATGGTTCAACAGTTTGAAATGAAGCGCAAAGCAAAGGTACTGTCTAAAATTCGTATGAGCAAGACAGGAGACCTTAACGAAAACAAGCTGTGGGCATACAAAATATCTGAGGATTTGTTTAAGCAATCCACTATGGTTCCTGAAGGTAAGAATCACGGCATGCTTATGTATGTAGATATGTCGGGTAGTATGCACAATCACTTTGCAGGCACCGTTGATCAGCTACTCATTCAAATTATGTTCTGTCGTAAAGTAAACATTCCATATGAAGTATATGGATTTACTACAGCAGATCTTTGGGGTGCTGAAGGCGAAAACGTATATGCCAACTCCCCCGAAATTGGTGAGGCATGTCTACAGACTTCAGACTGTAAACTAAGAGAGTTATTTAATTCTACTTGGTCTGCTTCTCAAACAAAAATGGCTATGAAACACATGCTGTTGCTTAAGCAATGTTTTCTCAATCGCAAAGCATACCGAGATCAGAAAATTTGGTCAGAAGTTGCTACCAAACATCTAGATTTTTCAGGCACTCCTCTTAATTCTACAATTATCTTAGGAATGCAAATTGCCAAAGAGTTTAGGCAGAAGCATAAGGTACAGGTATTGAATAGCATATTCATTACAGACGGCAGTGCTACAGACAGCTTGAAATATAGAATCGAAGATGGTTCATATCCAGATTATATGAACACAGGTAACGTCACAGCACGCTACAAAGGCATTCACATTACTTCCAAGTATAACTATTATGCTAGAACTTGGGCTCAACAGACAGCTTGCTTGTTAGAAATTTACAAGCAATACACAGGTTCTAGAGTTGTGAACTTCTACCTAACTCATTGGAATAAGAATTGCGTTGAAAACGAGTTTAATATTTACTATCGCATGAACAACCCTAAAGCTACCTGGACAGATTTTGAGGATCTCTGGAAAGATAGTCGTAGCAAAGGAATGCTTGTTGTAAACGATGTTATAGGCTTTGATGCCAGGATACTCCTCAAGGGTGGATCAGCGCTCAATATTGAGGAAACAGAACTAGAAGTGAAATCCAACAGTAAGGGCGATCTTCTCCGAGGCTTCCGCAATTTCAACAAGAATAAAGTACAGAACAAGGTGTTTTTGAATACCTTTATGGATATGGTAGCCTAACATGTTGATATACTTGGGCAAAAAAGATGCAAAAAAGTCAAAAAAATGCTTGACTTTTAGCGTAAAAGGTGCTATCATATACACATAAACTGAAGAAATTGATATATTTGTGAGGACTTATATTATGCAAAATGATCGTAAAATACTTATTAATGCTCTTAAAGAAAAAGACAATGCCGACGGCATCTTTAAGCGTATTGACATCCTTAGGACAGCCGAAGAACTTGGACTAGCTTTTCCAGGTTGGATTGTCAACAAGGACGACTATAAAATTAGCCGAGGTGTTTATAACCTAGCAGGCATGTTCCAAGGTAACATGTCTCCAATTGTTAGCGCACCTAAGCCTGTAGCCAAGCCAATCCTTGAGGTTGTTACTCCTGAGGCTAAGGTTGTTACACAGGCAAAACTAACCGTAGACATTCAGAACTTGGTACCGCAGAAGGACACGACATTTGTCCCATTTGGTTTCTACCGAGACCTTAAGCGTGTATTAGAGTCAGCAATGTTTTATCCAATTTTTATCTCAGGTCTCTCCGGTAACGGTAAGACTACGATGGTAGAACAAGTATGTGCGAATCTAAAACGTGAGGCGATTCGTGTAAACATTAGTATTGAAACCGACGAAGATGATTTGATCGGTGGCAATACCCTAGTTGATGGTAACGTCGTCTATCGAGAAGGACCGGTCCTCACCGCCATGAAACGTGGCGCGGTTCTTATCCTTGATGAAGTAGACCGCGGATCCAACAAGTTGATGTGTCTCCAGGCCATCCTTGAAGGTAAAGCGTATTTCAACAAGAAGACTGGCGAGACCGTCGCTCCTGCTCCAGGGTTTACAGTAGTAGCAACCGCTAATACAAAAGGCCGTGGTTCAGATGACGGCAAATTTATCAGCGCCCAACTATTAGACGAGGCGTTCCTGGAGAGGTTTGCTATCACCGTGGAGCAGGAGTATCCTACAGCAGCCGTTGAGAAAAAGATTGTTCTCAACAAGATGGCTAAGGCAGAGTGTATAGATGAAGAATTTGCTACACACCTTGTAACATGGTCCGAGGTAATTCGTAAGACTTACTTCGAGGGTGCCATAGACGAGCTAGTTAGTACCCGTCGACTTGAGCACATTGTAAACGCATACGCCATGTTTAAAGACAAGCTAAAGGCTGTTCAACTTTGTGTAAATAGGTTTGATGAGGATACAAAGGCAGCGTTTGTAGATTTGTATACAAAGGTTGATCCAACTAATCCTCAGCCTATAGAAGCACAGGAGCAAGACGAGTTCGATGAAACTTTCTAACTTTATTCGTAGGTTCGGAAAAGCACTCCCGGCAGATGTTTGTCGGGAGCTCGTATCTATATCCAAAAAAGGTCTAAAAACGGCAGTAGATGCCGGAGGAATAAAAATACATACTGACGTAGGGGCATTAAAACCTATGGCAGGTATGTATAATAATTTTAATTCTGTACTAGGTTCATACAAAGGACTAATGGAAGAGGCACCGCTTCATGATGATTTAGAACATGAAAGTTTAGAATGGGAAGCACCTTACCTTTGTAAAATACCTAAAGGTGTAGAAGTACAATCCTTCTTTGATAACTATGGTACACATAAAAGACGTTGGATGCTATTGTGTACACTAAATAGTACCGACGGATTTATTAAGCTCCCAATAGCAGGTGCAGACTTACCGCACGTTCGAGGTGATATATCTATTTTCCCATGCACATTTTTACATAAGCTGTGCATTCCAGAGGATACAAAAGATAGATATATCTTATTTACTTATTTGAGATTAACAGATGCCAAAGCCCAATTATAAATTTAACGAAGATCAACTCATTCAAGAGTTAAAAGAGTATGTGGATGTTACATACAATCAACATTATAGCAAATCTCAATTCCAATCCTCTGAGTTCATTATGGACTGCGGACACGGTATGGGATTCTTTTTAGGAAATGTTCTAAAGTATGCACAACGATATGGCAAAAAGGATGGATTTAATAGAAAGGATTTATTTAAAATCCTACATTATGCCCTTTTAGCATTAAATGAACATGATAGGAATTATAAATAAGTAGGCACTTAACCCTAAACTAGGAGAATAAAAAATGGCACACGTCGTTGTATACACATATACCCGTCCCAATACAGACATAGACTTTACGTCTCCTTCTGTAGAACAAATGGATTGGGATAATGCGAGAATGGCATCCATTGTGGATAACAATATTGAGTTATCTTATCAGTTTGGTGAGACAGGATTACAGCTTATTGCCACTCATACAGCGCCAGACTTGGAATCTTGGCAAAATCATTTAAGAGTTTTATTGCAAAATGATGGACAGGCTGTAATGACTGATATGCGAGAAAGAGCTGAAGCAGACGGTATTACTATTGAAGTTACTGTTAATGGTCAGCCTGTTACACATTCAGATATGCTAGCAGCAGTATCTAATCTATAAAACGGTACACCAAACACTTGACTTAATTTGAATTTGTTCGTATAATATACGGACTTAATAATGGAGTAAACTATATTATGAAAATCAGTAAAACTACCCTCGAAGTTCTTAAGAATTTCGCAACGGTAAATTCCAACATTCTCGTTCGACAAGGAAATGTTCTTTCTACAATTAGTACAGGAAAGAACATTTTCGCACGAGCAGTCGTAGATGAAACTTTTGATAAAGAGTTCGCTATCTATGATCTTAATAGCTTACTTGCTTTACTTACACTTATGGAGGACACCGACGTAGAGTTTGGTGATGAATCTCTTAAAGTGATTAAAGGTAGTAGTGAGTTTGAATACTTTTATGCAGACCCTAACATTATTGTTTCTGCTCCCGACAAGACTATTGATGTAGATGATTTCTACTCATTCGACTTGTCCTCAGAAAACTTGGGTATGATTATGAAAGCAGCCGCGATTACAGGTGCACCTATGCTAAGTATCGTGGCAAGTGGTGGTAAGGTAACACTTACTGTAGGTGATCCTAGCACGCCTAAGAGTAACAGCTTTAAGCAAGTTATTGGTGATGCTACTGTAGAGTTTGATGCAAGACTGCAGATTGAAAATTTAAAAGTAGTTCCTGGATCATACAAGGTTACAATCTCTAAGAAGAAGTTTATGTTCTTACAGAACAGCAAATCTGATCTTAAGTATTGGTTGGCACTTGAACGCTCTTCAGAAATTGGAGAATAATATGGAAGAAGGAAAATTAAATTTTAACCTAAGGGAAGTATCCAATGGTTGGGTACTTGAAGTTTCTAATTCAGATGATGGTGCAGAATTTATCTTCACTAGACCTAATCAAGCTTTGACTATGATTAAAAAAATTCTTAATGAAACTTTTGATCCTTTCAGTGATGGAGAATAAAAGATGCTTAATTTAGTATCTGATCTTAGTTGGCCTGTTCGTGTAGATAGCGAATGGGCTGAACTAACATCTAAAGAAGTATTTGAAGGTAAGCGTGTAGTATTGTTTGCACTGCCAGGTGCATTTACTCCTACATGTTCTAACTATCAATTACCTGGCTATGACGAACTCTATGATGAGTTTAAAGCGCATGGCATTGACGAAGTATATTGCCTAAGTGTCAACGACACTTTTGTAATGAATGCGTGGGCAAAGGACTTGGGAATTAAAAATGTTAAACTTATCCCAGATGGTTCTGCTAAGTTTACACATTCTATGAATATGCTTGTCGCCAAAGACAATTTAGGCTTTGGTATTAGGTCTTGGAGATATGCAATGGTTGTTAATAACGGCGAAGTAGAAAAGCTGTTTGAAGAGCCAGGTAAATCTGCAAACCACCCTGAGGATCCATATGAAGTATCTGATCCTCAAACTGTGCTAACTTATTTGAAAGGTGGACGGCACATTGAACTTACACTAAATGATACCGCTGACATTAAAGAGCGAATTGGTAAGTAAGTTTTTTTATTATATTATGGAGTAAGTGATGGAAAGTAGAGCAGAGCAGTTTCTATGGGTAGAAAAGTATCGCCCACAGAATATTGATGACTGTATTCTACCTGAGGACACTAAAAAAACATTTAAGGAGTTTCTCAATAAAGGAGAAGTTCCTAATTTGCTTTTGTGTGGCACCGCAGGTACAGGTAAGACTACAGTAGCAAGAGCCTTGTGTGAACAGTTAGGATGTGATTACATCATTATTAACGGTTCAGATGAAGGCAGGCAAATTGATACCTTAAGAACTAAAATTAAGGACTTTGCTAGTTCAATTAGTTTTGAAGGAAAAACAAAAGTTGTAATCATAGATGAGGCAGACTATCTAAACAAGGATAGTGTTCAGCCTGCTCTACGTGCGTTTATAGAAACATTCTCTGAAAACTGTAGGTTTATTTTTACATGTAACTATAAAAATCGTATCATTAGTCCACTACATTCCAGGACTACGGTTATTGAATTTAAAACAGGTAACGGTAATAAGCCTAAGTTAGCAAGTGCCTTTATGAAAAGAATGCAGGACATTCTTAATTCTGAAGGCATTAAGTATCATGAAAAAGTATTGGCAGATTTATTGATTAAATACTTCCCAGACTATCGACGTGTTATTAATGAACTACAAAGGTATTCTGCGGCAGGTGTTATTGATGAAGGCATTCTCAGCAACTTTGCAGAAATCAACACAAAGGAGTTGATTGCTTCCTTGAAAGAAAAGGATTGGCGTAAGATGCGACAATGGGTTGCCAACAATGTTGATACAGATCCACAAGGCATCTTTAGATACATCTATGATACTCTACTGCCTGAGATTAAATCTATACCTCAGCTTGTTTTACTTATTGCAGACTATCAGTATAAAGCAGCGTTTGTAGCAGATCAAGAAATTAATCTTACTGCCTGCTTAACTGAAATTATGGCAAACGTGGAGTTTAAATGAAAAAAACGAAAATAAAAAAACAATTAAAAAAGAAACTAAAGGCTTTTCACAAGTTCATGAAACGTGGTAGACTTGCCAAAGTAGTAAACAAGACTTTATCAGAATGAACAGAATGAAAAGAGCAGTATTAGTATTTGCATTTATTGTTTTATTATTATTAGTAGGGTTTGGTTCTTATTATGAGGCAGACTTTATGATGAAGAATGCAGAACTTTTAGCATCTTCCTATCAGATCAGAGGTCGTTGATGGAAAGTATTTTAGAAGGCTTTGGTCCAGCAGTAAGTGAAATCAATGAAGAAGATTTCGTAGAAAAACTTGCGAAGATCTCCCCTTTTGATTTTGCCAATAGCATAAACTACACCAAAGAAAATTTGATTGTAGATGATTGGACAGAGAATCAATACAATCCTTTTATAGTTAATCGTGCTATGGGGTATGGTGCTGATACAGTTATTGCTGGCAATGAAATGAATTCTAGATCTCATTTAGATAAAAAGATGCAGTATGATTTTCTTTGTGCTGTTGTTCGCAAAAAGAAACGCTACAACAAATGGTTGAAAAGTGAAGAAGAAAATCTTGAAGCAGTACAAAAGTATTTTGGTTACAGTTTCAATAAGGCAAAAGAAGCCTTAAGAATTTTAACTCCAGAGAACATTGAGGAGATCAAGGAATACCTAAAATCATCTAAAGGTGGAAAATTATAAATAACTAAGAATTCCATAGAGTAATTATGGATTAGTTATAAGGTAAATGAGATGAACAACAAAGAAGATTTCTTTGATATTAATTTTCCAGGTTATTTTCCTTTAGAGATAGAACTCAACAGTCCTGATGACTTCTTAAAAGTCAGGGAAACATTGTCTAGAATAGGCATTGCTTCTAAAAAGGATAATGTTCTTTTTCAGTCTTGTCATATTTTACACAAGAAGGGAAGATACTTTATTACGCATTTTAAAGAACTGTTTGCTTTAGACGGCAAAGCGGCAGATTTTACAGAGAACGATTTGCAAAGAAGGAACACAATAGGTAAACTTCTACAAGATTGGGGACTTGTAAAACTTTTAATTGAATTAGAGGAAGAAAATTTAGCCCCTCTAAGTCAGATTAAAATAATTGCTTTTAAAGAAAAAGATCAATGGGATTTAATTCCAAAGTACAACATAGGTAAAAAACGATAACATAATATGATCCTAAATTTGACGCCGCTTATATATTATGAGGACAATTTTCTAACGAGTTACGAATGCGAAACTATAATAGAAATGAGTCGAGATCATTTAGAACGTTCAAAAGTTTTTGACAAAGACAATCCAATAACAGATGCAAGGACTAGCTATCAACATTGGCTATCTCATACTGATTCCTTTGTCAAAACGTTTATGGAAAAGGTAGCATCCAAAGTAGGAATACATCCTGCTCAGAGTGAGCCGCCTCAAGTTATTCGATATGATAAAACACAAGAATACAAACCACATCATGATACTTTTGATCTTGTAAAAAATCCAGAACTTATTAAGTCGGGAGGACAAAGAGTTCTAACTGCATTAATGTATTTGAATACTCCTACTTCTGGGGGAGGAACAATTTTTCCTAAACTGTCTAGAAGAGTAGATGCAGTTCAGGGTCGCTTAATAATTTTTCATACATGTTATCCCGGAACAAACATTGAACACCCATTTGCTTTACATGGCGGAGAGCCTGTAGGACTAGGAGAAAAGTGGGCTGTTAATTTGTGGTTTAGGGAAGGTGAATTTAATCAAAACCCTTAAACTTTTATAAATAAAATTGAGACGCCGAAAGGGTCTCGTATAACTAACCTTGCTAAATATAGGAGGAAACTAAAATGGTAAGAAGATATACTACAGCCAACATGGCTGATTTTTTAAATGATGTAAAACCTTTCACTGTAGGTTTTGATAGAATGTTAGACAATCTTGTGAATGTTTCAGAGATTGCAAACAATTATCCACCCTACAATATTGTAAAGGTTGAAGATGAAAAATTCATTATTGAAATTGCAGCAGCAGGTTTCACAAAAGATGAATTTAACATCAACCTAGTACCCGAAGGTAATAAACTCGTTGTTCAAGGTGTACAAGACCGAGGCGAAGATAAAAGAGAATTTTATCACAAGGGTATTGGAGCTCGTAACTTCACAAGAACATTTGCATTAGCAGAACATGTTAAAGTAGAAGATGCAGAGTTTGTAGATGGAATGCTTTTAATCACTCTGATTAGAGAAGTTCCAGAAGAAAAGAAAGCAACAACAATCAAAGTTAAATAAGGAATAAAGCATGGCCAATGTCCAAATTATAAAATTATCATCTGGTGAGGACATCATTGGAGATATCGAAGAGATACAAGTTGAAGGCAGGGAATTTGTTCTAGCCAATAAACCTTGTTTAATAATGATGGTTCCTAAACAGGATAATCCCAATGAGTTTGGCATTGGCCTTGCTCCCTATGCTCCTTTTGCTAAAGAGCATAAAGTACCTATTATGCCAGCACACATCGTTTCAATTTATCAACCTGAGACATCTTTGCTAAATGAATACAATAGACGATTTGGTTCAGGACTTCTTGTTCCGGACAATAATATTGTTACTAAGCAAACTTTAAAAGGTTGATATGTACGAGTATAAATGTAAAATCGTAAGGGTAGTAGATGGTGACACCGTGGATGTCGACATTGATCTCGGTTTCGGAATATGGTATCGTAACCAACGAGTGCGATTATATGGAATTGACACTCCTGAAAGCCGGACAAGAGATAAGGTTGAAAAGCAATACGGACTTATGGCGAAGGCATTTCTTAAAACGGCCCTTGGGAAAGAATCAACTTTACGGACTCACAAAGACGCCACAGGGAAATTTGGTCGTATCCTTGGAGAGTTTATCGTGTACGATGCCAAGGAAGATAGAGACCAAAGCGTAAAAGATATAATGATTCGAGAACACTTGGGTGTTGCTTATTTTGGTCAATCCAAAGAGGATATAGAAGAAGCCCACTTACTCAATAGAAAGAAAGTGGTCATCTAATACTTGACATTATCCTCCAACGATACTATAATTATGACTTATTTGTGTTGGAGTTATTATGAATTTTTATACGTTTGCCAAGCACTATGGCAACAAGATACTAGTTCGAGGTGTTCGAGATGGTAAACGTTTTACTTCTCGACACGACTTTAAGCCCACCCTTTATGTAAAAACAGATAAGCACTCTAAATACAAGAGCATGTTCGGTGAAACACTTGCTCCTGTAAAGTTCGAGACAAACAAAGAAGCATCAGAGTTTGTAGATAGATACAAGGAAGTTTCTAACTTTCCTATCTTCGGACAAACACAATGGGGTTACCAATATATCACAGAAAAATATCCCGGCGAGATTGCCTGGGATCCTAAACACATCGACATCTATTCTATTGATATAGAAACAACAGCAGAGAATGGGTTCCCAGATGTAAACAATCCTATTGAGAAAGTTCTTCTCATAACCTTACAAAACAACAACACAAAAAAGATAACAACATTTGGACTAGGTAACTTTACTCCGGGCGAGGCTACTAAGGACTACAACATAGACTATCGCCCCTGTTCTGACGAACGAATTCTATTACAAAACTTCTTAGATTGGTGGAATGCTAATACACCTGACGTTATAACAGGTTGGAATACAGAACTGTTTGACTTGCCTTATCTTATTGCTAGGGTAGAACGTATCTTAGGTGACGAGGATAAAAAACGTTTCAGTCCCTTTGGCTTAGTTGCTAGAAAAAATCTAACGATAGGTGGTAGGGAGCAAGTTAAGTATGAGATGACAGGCGTTGCTCAGTTAGATTACCTAGACTTGTATAAGAAGTTTACATACATTACCCGAGAATCCTACAAACTAGATTACATTGCAGATGTAGAACTAGGACAAAAGAAACTTGAAAGTGGGTTTGATACTTTCAGAGAGTTTTATGAGAATGACTGGAACAGGTTTGTAGAGTATAACATCATTGATACTGTCCTTGTAGATAAACTTGAGGACAAGATGAAGTTAATTGAACTTTGTCTAACAATGGCATACGACGGCAAGTGCAATTATGCAGATGTATTTTCATCTGTTAGGACTTGGGACTGTTTGTTGTACAATCATTTGATCGATCAAGATGTTGTGATACACTTGAAGCCCGATCGTCCCTCAAGAAATATTGCAGGTGCTTATGTACAAGAGCCTGTACCCGGTGAATATGAATGGGTTGCTTCTTTCGATGCGACTTCACTGTATCCCTCAATCATTATGCAGTATAACATGTCTCCAGAAACACTGGTTCCTGGTTATACATTTGATGTGCAAATTAAAGACTTACTTACAAAAGGTTATGACTTATCCCAACTTCGGGATAAGAACTACGCAATGGCAGCTAATGGTTATTGTTTTACTCGGGAAAAGCAAGGATATTTCCCAGAGATTGTACAAAAGTTTTTTGATGATCGTCAGAAATATAAGAAGTTGATGTTGGAATCCAAGCGTAAGTATGAGGAAACAAAAGCAGACGTATACAAAAACGAGATTGCTAAGTACAACAATTTTCAGATGGCTCGTAAGATTCAACTTAACTCTCTTTATGGTGCGATGGCTAATGAATACTTTAGATACTATGATGATAGGATTGCAGAAGGTATTACATTGTCCGGACAATATATTATTCAGGACACAGCACAAGCACTAAACCTTTTTCTCAACAGGGTTTGTGGGACTAATAATGAGGTAGTATATAGCTTTTACTCCGACACAGACTCATGCTACATTACTCTCAAGAACCTTGTTGAGACTTTTTACAAAGACAAGCCTAAGGATAAGATTGTTGACATCCTAGATCAAATAGGTACAGAGCAGATTGAGCCCTGTATTGATAAGGCAATGAGTAAACTTGCTAAATACACAAACGCCTTTGAACAAAAAATATTCTTTAAACGTGAGGCAATCGCAGATAAGGCCATTTGGATAGCAAAGAAACGTTATGCTATGAACGTGTGGGATAATGAAGGTGTTCGTTATTCTACTCCAGACTTAAAAGTTATGGGTTTGGAAATTGTTCGTTCTTCTACACCTGCTCCTGTTCGAGATAGTTTACGAGAAGCCGTTAGACTCTGCTTAACCTCAGATCAGGACACACTACATAAGTTTATTGAAAGCACAAAGTCTAAGTTTAAAAGTATGAGCCCTGAGGAAATAGCTTTTCCACGTGGGTGTAATAACATGGCAAAGTATAGAAGTTCCTCACACATCTATAACAAAGGAACTCCTATGCACGTTAGGGGTAGTTTGCTCTACAACTTTTATCTAGAAAAAAATAATCTTTCTCATAAGTATGAACAAATTCAGGAAGGCGATAAGATTAAATTTTTATATTTGTATGAGCCTAACCTTATAAAAGAAAATACGGTTGCATTTGTTACAAAGCTCCCCGAGGAGTTTGACTTGCACAAGTACGTTGACTATGATACAATGTTCCAAAAGGCATTTTTAGAACCTATGGATACTATTGTTAAAAGCATGGGTTGGACAACTGAACCTGTTGCTACATTGGAGGATTTATTTTCATGATAAAAACATTAATTGTGGGTTATGGCTTTGTTGGAAAAGCAACAGAGTACATGTTAGAGTTTACAGATGCTCAGGTATCTAAACATGATCCTTTGTTGGGTTATGAGGAAGGTAAAGAAAAGAAATACGATTTTGTTTTTCTTTGTGTACCTACTCCAGATAATGGTAAGCATTTAGACACTACTCTTTTAGAAAAAGTGTATGAGGAATGGAAAGGTAAAGGACAAATTATTATTAGAAGTACAATAGGTCCCGATCAAGTTAGTTTATTCCCAGATGCGGATTTTATGCCAGAGTTTCTCAGGGAGAAACATTGGAGAGAAGATGTAGTTAGCAAAGAACTTCCCATAGTTACTTCTAATAAAGTTTTGGGTGAATACCTACAAGACTTTTTTATGTTGAAGGACATACATATTGTTAGTGGTAAAGAAGCTATGATGTTTAAGTTGGCTAGGAACACAGCCCTAGCTATGCGAGTAGCATTAGCAAATGACTTTTATGACATTTGTGAAGAACAAGGTATGGACTATGAGAGTATAGAAAAGATGTTATCCCGAGATGTATCAATTGGAGGATCACATTGGAAATGCCCAGGGCCCGACGGTGGTTTAGGTTTTGGGGGAAAATGTTTACCAAAAGACTTGACACACATGGCTAACCTATGTAATAATACAACATATCACAATCATATGTTAGAGGCTTTAAAACAAAATACAATTAGACGTGTCAGGCAATTAGATAAACTCTTGTCTGGTATGGAATGGTAAGGAGATATTATGAGTTTACTTGATAAATTAAAAAAGAACAGCACGATTAAAGAATCAGAAATATTATCTAATTCTAAATTTTTTAATACAAAGGATTTAATACAAACGTCTGTTCCAGCACTTAACGTTGCGTTGAGTGGAAAACTAAATGGAGGACTTACACCTGGCTTGACAGTTTTTGCAGGTCCTTCTAAACACTTTAAGACAGCATTTAGTTTGTTGTTGGCTAAATCCTATCTAGATAAGTATGAGGATGCCATTGTTCTGTTTTACGATTCAGAGTTTGGTTCACCTCAGTCATACTTTCACACCTTTGGTATTGATACTGATCGTGTTGTTCATACACCTATTACAGATATTGAACAGCTTAAACACGATATCATGTCTCAGTTAAATGGATTAGAACGAGGTGATCATGTTATCATTCTTGTTGACTCCGTAGGAAACTTAGCTAGTAAAAAAGAAGTAGAAGATGCCTTAGATGGTAAGAGTGTAGCTGATATGACAAGGGCTAAACAAATGAAGTCGTTGTTTAGAATGATTACACCTCACCTAACACTAAAGGATATTCCTGCAGTGGTTGTTAATCACACATACAAAGAGATTGGATTGTTTCCTAAAGACATTGTTTCTGGTGGAACAGGCATTTATTATTCTGCAGACAATATCTACATCATTGGTAGACAGCAGGAAAAACAAGGTGCTGATCTAGTAGGCTATAATTTTATTATTAATGTTGAAAAGTCTCGCTTTGTTAGAGAGAAGTCTAAAATTCCAATTGAAGTAACTTTTGAAGGTGGTATTAGCAAATGGTCCGGACTTTTGGATATGGCAATGTCTTCTGGACATGTTATTAAACCTAGTAATGGTTGGTATCAAAGAGTAGACATGGAAACAGGTGAAGCAATTGATCCTAAAGTTCGTGCCAAGGATACATACACTAAAGAGTTTTGGTTGCCTGTATTAAAAGACGAAACATTTGTAAAATGGATTGAGAATAGATATCTTATATCCTCAAGCGACGGCATTATTAAAGATGAAGTTTCTGAAGAAGACATTGAAAAAGCCTACGAAGAAGCCTGAGGGATCTTGTGATAGATGTCAAATAACTATCTGGGAAGGCGATAGGGCTCTTTGCTTTCATGGAGAAGGCGGAGAGCTTTATATATGTGAGAATTGTGTAGAAGAAGTAAGACGAGAATATGTGGACGAAAACATACTTTGAAGTTTGGCCTGTATTAGACTGTAATCTTAAATGTGCTCGCTGTAGCATGGCAAGTCCCTACTTTAAAAAGAATACGTTTTTAAATTTTAAGGACTATAAAAAAGATATTGATGTACTAAAACAATGGTTCCACATTGATCTTATACGAATAGGTGGAGGAGAGCCAACACTACATCCTAGAATTGTAGACTTTTTAAAGTACCCTAAGGAGCAGGGCTTTTGTTATAAGACTAATATAATTAGTAACGGCATAAACCTTGTAAAGATGACAGATGAGTTCTGGGAAGCACTTGATATTTTAAACATTAGTGTTTATAAAAATGTAAACATTAACTATGATAAAATTTACAGGCTAATAGAAAATAAACTAGCTCAGTATCCTCATTTGATGTGCCATGAAATTACCAATCCTAATGTTGTAGACAATCTCAAGGCTGTTCAAAAAGACATACATAGTAAAAATTCAACTGTGAATATTCTATCTGGAAACTTTAAAGAGCTGTATAGAAACACTCCTCAAAGAAATGATATGCTAACTGAAATAGCATTCAGAAGATGTTGGATGAAGGATAGTACCTGGGGATTTCACCAAGGAAATTTTTATAGATGTCCGTTATCTTTTGTAAAAGAAAAACTTTACATACAGGAAGGCTTAGACAATCCATATGACTATGGCTTAGATAGAGTTAACCTACACGAAAAAGACAGCAAAGAAAAATTAGAAAAGTTTTTATATGGTCCTATAAGTCATTTACAAGCATGTAAAACATGCTATGCCTTTAATGACGGTGAGGATTATCCTCATGAACAATTAAATAGAATAGACGTGAGAGATATATTACATGTATAAAATTGTAATGACAGGTGGTAATAAGGGTTTCGGTGTTAAACTTTTTGAGCAACTAAAACAAGCAGGACACGAAGTAGAAAGATATAGCAGGTCAAACGGTTATGATATTTCAAAACCAGAGGATCGTCTTTTTATTACCGATGCTACAAATTCATGTGATGTTTTTATAAACTTGGCATACAATCATTCTTCCTTAGATAACTCACAGGAACTAATGATTAAAGAAGTTTATGAGAGGCATTATCCTACACATAATTTATCTAATGCAGTTCCTCAGCGTGATAATGTTAAACCTTTATTGATAACTATAGGAAGCCATGTTGTTTGGTGGGAGGAGTATGGTGAAGAAGCAAAAATGTATCGCCCACCTGATGCAGACTTCTATAGTGAAATTTTAAATTTTGATGTCATGGCAGAATATATAAAATCCAAAAAATCTCATTATGAGTACGTTAAGGATAAAAGGATTTCAAACGTAAGGCTTGGTGCTATTCATTCTGGTGTATCAGCTACAAATCCGGTCACCAAGGATATAGCAATGCCATACGATTCAATGTATAATGTAATTAATTTCATAATGGAAATGTATTTTGATAAAACGATTTTCGTATATGATATTGAGGTAAACTAATTGAATAAAATTTTAATCATGGGACTTCCTGGTAGTGGCAAAACTACATTAGCAAAAGAACTAGCATATCATTTTCTTGTTCCATATTACAATGCAGATACACTAAGAGAGAAGCACGATGATTGGGATTTTACGGAAGAGGGGAGACTAAGGCAGGCTTATCGTATGTCTTTTTACGACTTTGGTATATTTGATTTTGTTTGTCCACTCAAAAAAATGAGAGATATTGTAGATGCAGACTATATAATATGGATGGACACAATTAAAGCAGGAAGATTTGCAGACACTAATAAGATTTTTGAGTCTCCACAAAAATACAATTTAAGGATTAAAACATGGATTGGACAAAACCAACTACTCAACTCCTTGGAAGGTTTCAGCCCTGGCACAAAGGGCATACAGAGCTATTTAAAAGAGCAATTTCCAAGACTGGTCAAGTAGTAATTTTACTCAGGGCTTCTGATGGAACAGAAGGTAATCCCTATGACTTTAACGAACGCTCAGTACAGATTACAACAGCTTTGGCAAAAGAAGGCTTTTATTCTTCAGAACATTATGTTATAATGAATGTTCCTAACATAACACATATTACCTATGGTAGGGACGTTGGTTATAAAATTGAACAGGAAAAATTAGAAGACAAGATAGAGGAAATCTCTGCTACTAATATCCGTAAAGGACTGCAACAAATTGCAGACACCCACCCTATGGAGTAAAATTAATTGAAGACAAGAATTGAAGATGCAATTTTAAATAACCTGCTAACGAATGATAATTACTTTCGAAAAGTAATTCCTTTCTTAAAGGCAGAGTATTTTTCGGGTGAACATAAAATAATTCTAAGAAAAATTGTAGAGTATTCTGAGAAGTACAACGACCCACCCACAAAACAAGCATTAAGAATTTCTGTAGATGAAGATAGAAGTATATCTGAATCTGACTTGCCCGCTGTACAAGAATGGGTAGATGAAATTGCCCAGATAGAGACAGACGAGGCGTGGCTTCTCGATGAAACTGAAAGGTATTGTAAAGACAAAGCAATCTATAATGCTATTATGGAAAGCATTCAAGTTATAGATGGTAAGGATAAACAAAGAGGTCCTGATGCTCTTCCAGGAATGTTATCAGAAGCATTACAGGTTGGTTTTGATAACAACGTAGGACATGATTATATCGAAAATGCTGATCAACGTTTTGAATTTTATCATAGACTAGAAGAAAAGCTACCCTTTGACTTGGAAATGTTTAACAAGATAACAGAGGGAGGCCTTGCTAACAAAACATTAAATATTGCATTGGCAGGCACGGGTGTAGGTAAGTCTTTGTTTATGTGTCATATGGCGGCTGCTTGTATATCTCAAGGTAAAAATGTTTTATACATTACTCTTGAGATGGCAGAGGAAAGGATTGCAGAACGTATAGATGCAAACTTGTTTAATTTGCCTATACATGATTTGAAAGACTTAAGCAAGTCTATGTTTGACGATAGGATATCTAAAATAAATAGCAAAATACAGGGTAGGCTAATTATTAAAGAATATCCAACAGCATCGGCACATGCAGGACACTTTAAAGCGTTATTGAATGAACTTAAACTTAAAAGAAACTTTTCTCCGGACATTATTTTTATTGACTATCTTAATATCTGTTCTTCTAGTAGGTTCAGAGCAGGATCGTCTGCTAACTCATATACTATTATTAAGTCTATAGCAGAAGAGCTAAGAGGACTTGCTGTAGAATATGATGTTCCTATTGTTAGCGCTACACAAACTACAAGGGGCGGTTACAACAGCAGTGATGTAGAACTAACAGATACTTCTGAGTCCTTTGGCTTGCCTGCTACAGCAGATTTAATGTTTGCTCTTATAAGTACAGAGGAGATAGAAAAGTTAGGACAGATGATGGTTAAACAATTAAAGAATAGATATTCTGATCCTACTAGAAACAAAAGATTTATGATAGGCGTTGATAGGGCAAGAATGAAATTGTTTGATTTAGAAAATCCTACAGCAGATCTTCAGGACACAGGTAAAGATGATGGCCCTGTATTTGATAATTCTAAATTTGGTAGCAGGTTTGAGGGCATTAAGTTTTGATTTTAAATTTTTACGGAATAGAATGGGAAACAGTTGATCCCTGGACTACAAAACATGCTGTAGCAATCAGAGACAATCTTCAGTATATGAAGGAATACTTTTTCCTTGACAAGGATCGAGAGTTTTATTTAGAAAAAATTCGATCCTTATGTGAAGAACTTTTAATCCCAGAAACAGCACACTTTAATTTCTCAAATCCTACATTGATGTTTCAGTATTTGGAAACATGGATAGGAGAATCCACAACAGCACAGAGACAATCTTATCTAGATTTAAGAGACTATTTAATATTGTATGAGAAGGCAGACTTTGAGCAACCATTGCATTGGGGTTTTAAAGGTGGTTCAAAAAGATTTAGATTGCGAGACGAGGATTACTTTAAATTTACTTTACAAAGAAACTTTGGAGATATGTTTTTATCCTATCCTCACCTTGAAGGAAGATCATTTGAACAAATAGTGGCAACAGGTAATTTTAATATAGACCAATCTCTTCTTGTTCCTCAATATTGGACAAGCACAGACTTTGAAGTACATTTAGACGATCCTATTACGGAAGAGGACGCGGAACATTTAAAGGAACACTATAAGGCTTTCTATCAAAAGATGCCAGACAAATTGCCTTATAATTTTCACGACCCTAGGATGGCGTTAGGTGAAATAAAAATTGCTACACTAAAAACAGAAATAGACAAAGAAGAGCTGTTAAAAGTATTTAAAAACATAAGGGAAAAAAAGTTATAAATAGTTCTTGATTACTTTAGTAAGGAGAACTATTATGGCAGAAGAAGAAGTAAAGGCTAAAGAGTTCCACCCTGCAGACACCAATGGTGACGGTAAAGTAGATGATGAAGAAAAAGCAATGTACATGGAATTTAAGAGAAAAGAACTTGAAGACCAGGATGCAATGCGAGACAGTCAACGTAGTATGGCTTGGTTTGCACTTTGGGGTATGTTACTCTATCCTTTTGCTGTGGTCGTTGCTAGTTTAGCAGGACTAGAACAAGCTCAAGCTACATTAGGAGATATGGCACCAACATATTTTGTAGCAGTAGCAGGTATTGTTGCAGCATTTTTTGGAGCTCAAGCATTTAAAGGTAAATAAGAATTGATAGATTACATTACGGCAACGCACAATGCCTTTGAACTACATGATGAGTATAGTACACAGACTCCGGTACCACATGTAAGACTAAAAAACTTTCTGCCAGAAAATCTAGCACGCAGAATGTTTGAGGAGTCGAACACAATACCTGATCATCACTGGTCTACCTTTGAGAGAAATGGTAGTCGGATGCAGGAGTGTATAAAAACAGAACACATGCCAGTCGCTAGAGAATTTATTGAAGGATTACATGGCGCTTTGGGCATGGAATGGTTGTGCAAATTAGTAGGAAGAGATGATTTAATTTCTGATCCTTATCTAGTAGGAGCAGGATATTCTAAATCTTGGAATGGCGACAGTTTAAAAGTTCATACAGATTTTAACTGGAACGACAGATTAAAATTACACAGAGCACTTTCCTTAATCGTATACTTAACACCCGACTGGGACCCTGAATGGAAGGGTGCCCTAGAGTTCTGGGATCATAAAAAAGAAAATATGATAAAGGACTTTCCGTGTGAATTTAACAGTGTAGTAATATGGGATTACCATAAGAGAGGATTTCATGGTTATCCTAAACCACTAAAATGTCCTGAAGATGTACACCGGACAACTTTTAGATTATTTTTCTATTATAGTGATGCAGACTATAAAGATGGGGATAGGCCTCATAGAAGTTTGTATTGGTATGATAAAGAAACAGATGAGCCCTTTGATTTACCAACAAGGAAATAATAATGAGATTTTACAGTGCGGCCAAACGAGGTGATGGATTCCTCAATCAACATATCTATAAAATGGATACTGCTCTAAGTGATCCAAATGCAATCTATTTTTACGATAGACTAGATGCCGCAGTTCGTGGTGTTAGATTTGAAGACTTGATGTCTCAAGAGCATTGGGATCATTTAAGAGATACATTCGGTACAAAGATATTAATATACTTTCCAGATGATTATTTTAATAAAAGAGATTTGGTTGCTATTAGAAACCAGCTAAAGAGACAAAAAATACCTGTAGAAAAAGTTCACTGGATTGTTAAGGACGAACTCTTTAGAAAATTTGTTTTGAAATGCTGGAAGGATTACGGCGAACCTCATATCTATCTTTATGGTGCTCTTCAATTAAGAGTTCCTTGGGTGCCTGAAGAAAAGTTAATACAGCCTAGCAAAGCACAATTTTCTTGTTTCAGTAGAAACTATCACCCAGAAAGATTGGCACTATACCTAGATTTTTACAGAAAAGATTTTTTAAGTGATATGATTTTTTCATTTCACAGAATGAATCCATACTTTATGACTGATGCGGATAAAGGGCCACAGGCTGAGTATTTAGAACGTGTTAAAATCTATACTACAGAAGAGATGATAAAGGATGCAACAGAAATTCTTAAGGGTGAAGTAAGACCTGGAATAGCAAATTGGATAAGGAACACCCCTTACGAAGTTGATCCAACCTCCGATCCAAGACAAAAATTGGATAAGTGGAATGATGTAATTGTAAATGCAATTTTAAAAACTGACATACATATTTTAATAGAGTCTCACTATCTTCCCTTTAAAAACTTTTATGGAGATTACTTACAATATCAGAACGGCGATTTATCAATACAAGATTTTAGCCCAGCATTCTTAACAGAAAAGACCTATAAAGCAATACTTTGTGCCAAACCTGTTATAGCATATTCAACACCATACTTTATGAAAGAATGGCTTGACATGGGCTTTAAAACATTTCATCCATACATAGACGAAACATATGATAGTATAGAAGACGACAATCTCCGCCGACATGCAATTTGTATGGAAATGGGAAGATTGAAGGCAATGAAAAAAACAAACCCTGAACAATATGCTGAAGTTATGTCAAATTGTAATAAGATTGCTCTATTCAATAGAAACGTATTAATACAACAAAACTTAGATCAACAGCAAGATTTTCAGGATGTTCCTTGGTTAAAGGATACATTAATTGATTGGAGACCTTATTGGATTTCACACGATCCCGAGGACTTTGTTAAAGATCAAGTTCTACAATTACGAGAGGCAAATTACAGTAACGAGCCTAAACAGTGATAGTTTTAGCAATGCCTCGATCAGGAGGCACAAAATTTTGTTTAGATAAATCTGAGGAGACAGGCTTACCTTTTTTTGGTGAGCTTCATTCTACGCACATACAAGAGTATCCAGATGTATTCTTTGTATCTATTACTCAGATTAAAAAAGAAACGCATGAGGCACCTGTACAGCCAGAGTGGACAACAGAGCAATTTATGAAGGGTTGGGCAGATCATAAGAACAGAATAGTCCTAGCCAATGCAGAAACATCTACTCAACTTTTGCCCTTTGCAGATTACTATTTGGTTAGGCGTAATTGGAAGAACGTTTTCTATTCATCCTATGACTATATACTGAGAAGTCAGTTCGCAGAGTTTATCGATTTTAAGCAGTTCGTTATGAACTCATCTAAAGTCCTAGCCAATAGCTATGCATCTATACTAGATTACTGCTATTTCAACGATAAAGAGATCACATGGTATGAGGATCTATATGACGTGAACACGGAGTATAACCTATTGAAAACTAATAAGGATTTCAACATATTTGACGAAACTATCCAATCCGTAGCTAACGGATTCGGCATATCCCAAAAGATTGACCGTCTGTCTTAGGGCCTGAGGGTACCCTAATACCCCACTAATACCCAGATATACCCCCTCAAGAGAGGCGTTTACAGGGGATCTCAGAGCGAAATGTAAGTCATTGATTTATATAACGAAAAAAAATTCAAAAAAATGTGAAAAAATGCTTGACAAATGGTATAAAAGGCTCTATAATAGTGGTATACAAAGTGAGGAAGTGGTTATGTCGAAGTTAGTTATTTGGACCCAATACAAAGAAAATTACGGTGCCCATGATTGGGACGGTAAGGGCGAGTGCCCTCAGTATTGGAAGTTCAAGGGTGGCGACACCTATGTTGTTCGTAATTTGAGCACTGCTCAGATCAACAAGATTGCTCAGGAGGGCATTCCTACTCTGACGGATCTCATTGAGTACCGTAACGAGGCTTCCGAGGAGTATATCCTAGGTTGGGAGATCGTTGAGGACGATGCTCGTGAATGCGAGGATTGGGATACTGTAACCGAGTTTGTCTGGAAAATGGATCGTTGGATTTGCCAGCGTTTTACCAACAATGACGAGCATGGTTACATGCGCCGTGAAATTCTCGCTAAGAGTGAGTCATGGATTCCTCTCTCACAGAGCGAACGCTCAGATTATAAGTGTGAATTCAAAACTGCCAAAGGGTGGTTCACTGGCGAGCAACTACAAAAAGAACTGGAGGCAGCATAGAATTGATCATTTTGGTCATCTTTTGCTTGACTTTCTCAATTAGTGGTGCTATAATAGTAGGGTAAATTGTTAGGAGAAATACATTATGTCTAATCAAACTTTTAAATTTGCGGGTTATTCTGTTACGTCAAACGGTGTTACTAAGGCACGTTTTGGCAACGACATGGTTTCCCGTATTAAGAAACTGAAAGATAACTCGGAACACTTTTTTCTCGAGTTACCTTCAGCAATGACTAAAAAAGATGCAGCTAAGTATCTTTTGGACAATGCCGATATTGGCAGTGCTCAAACTAAGGATGCTCTTTTGAAAGTCATTCATCGTAACGTTCCTAAAACTGTAAAGGTAGTTAATACTGCCCCAGCAGTTTCTGGTTCGACAACTGTAGTAAATGAAACGTCTAACTAATAGGAGTATATTATGACTAAGACTGTATCTACAAACCAAACCAAGAAGATCCTTAACTTCTTGTCTTCAGGGCAGAGTCTTTCTGAGGCTCAGGCTGAAAGAATGTTTGGAGTTCGTTCAGTAGGTGCTCGAATTGCAGAACTTCGAGAAGCAGGTTTTCCTGTTTACACCAACGTGAGCAAGACAGGTAAAACTGTCTATCGCCTCGGTACCCCAAGCCGAGCAATGATCGCTGCAGCTTATTCTGTAGCAGGTGCTACTTTATTTAAGTAAGCATTTCTTTGTAATGAGAAAGTCCTGGGCAAGACTTACAAAAGGCCCACTTTTGTTGAGTGTATAAATATCGAGAGCCGCCGGATTAGCTCAGCAGGTAGAGCAGCTCACTTGTAATGAGAAGGTCGCGAGTTCGATTCTTGCATCCGGCACCACTTATTTAATGGAGAATATTATGGTAACACCAACCGAAGTTTTACAAAAACATTTCACTGCACAAATTGATAAACATAAACTCAATGTGCAAATTCTTTTAGAAAATCCTAGAGCAATTCCAGAGCATACGGACTTTGCCGAAGCTGTAGAAAAAGAACTAGAGCAGGTGGCACATTGGAACGATATGCTTGAGGCATTACGTTTATGCGAGCAGTAGTAGCAGCCCTTACATCGTGGGACGCTGAGAAACTAGATAGATGCCTTGCCTCTGTTCCTGAGGACATTGATAAAGTCGTTATTTGTAATACACAAGACGAAGGTTATCCTACACAGGCAAGACTTGTGGCTAGAAAGCATAACGCACATTATTTTACTACTGTATCTAATGGCACACCTGGCAGAGGTAAACAGACAGTTTTAGATTGGTTCTCTACAGACTCACCTCATGACTGGCTTATACCTATAGATGCAGATGATTATTTCTTCGAAGGGGGTATTCAGAAATTGATGCTCCTATTGCACAAACATCAACCAGATGTAATTGGACTAAAACACAATCCAATGTTCTTAGATGGTAAACCAACAACATTGGAGAATGCTTTAGACAACGGAGAGTTTTTTGATGCAGGGTATGTAGAAGGTAGTCGAAGAAACTTAGTCGCTTTTTATGAGCTTCAACAAACCTTGAAACAAATTATTCCTTTTAACAGAATACTTGCATTGTCTAAAAAAGGTGCAGGTTGTTTTGAATATACAGATCAATTATTTGGTTCTGAGGACATCATAGCTAATGTCGATTTGTATAGAGAGCATTGTAATGGCAACATTAAATACTGCCTTACAGAAAAGGAAATCTATATGTATGATTGTGCTAGAGGTTCTTTGATGAAGTTCTTTCAAGATACTAGAGCAATTATAGCAACTATCAGTAAGGTTAAGAGCAAATTTGATTTTGAAAGACAAGAGCTCCAGGTTATTTGATACAATAGACAGTAAGACTGATATTGATATCATAAAACAATTTTGCGATGATGCTAGGTCAGATGGGCTGGAAGGTAGTCTAGCATTTGAAACAAAAGGTTGGCACAACAACCAGGCGTCTTTTCTATACAAAGTTATAGTTGATAAGACATTTGATCAGGACAAGGGTGGGGTATATATTGTCTGTAAAGATGGTGATCGAATAGTAGCAGGACAAGGCTCTTGCAGATTACATGATACAGAGTATATGATTTTTGGAACACGTGGTTACACAATGCCCAAATATAGGAATAGGCATAACTATGATTTCCTACAATATTGTACCTCAAAATTTTGGGAGTTATACATAAAAGAGTACAAAGGTTATATTATGGCCTTTAATAAGTACAATTACAAAATATTTCTCAAGTATATGAGATTAAATAATGTAACCCCCGATTATTTTGATCAATATGTATGGCACAGGGGTAGGAAAGTAGTGCCTATGCGTCCTCATCCAGATCTAATAAATATTAATTATACGCCACAGCACGTTTTATATGGCGGTAAACATGAAGCAGAACTTTTGGAATATTTGAATGCAAACAAAGTCTAAATTAAATTGGAAGCATATGGTAGGATGGCATAATGCTGCACTTACCTTTGCACAGTTTGTCATTGTTCCGTATTCCTTTTATCTTTTATTCACGCACGATCATAACATTGCAGGAGTAGCAACTTCTGTTCTCATAACATATCTTTTTTGTAGTGTTGGTTTTACAATAGGCAATCATAGGTACTTTGCACACAGAGCATTTAAAACGACACGAACAAATGAAAAGATCCTATCTATACTAGCTATACTTGGTACGTGGATTAGTCCATTGAGATGGGCTGCAAGCCATTACCATCACCACAAACACTCTGATACAGAATATGATATTCATAGCCCTAGCTATTTAGGTTGGAAATCTATGTTCTTTCTATTTCACAATTATAAAGCACAGCCAGCTCTTTCATTGCCTGCAGGTAGACTAGCTAAAGACAGTTGGCATACAGCCATTCACAAGTACATTTATTTTATTATTTTATTTTATGCACTATCTTGTTATATGTTATTTGGTTTTAATGGTTTAGTATATGGTTGGCTTTTTCCAACTTCTTACACTATACTAGGACAGATGTCTTTGATCAATGCACATGACAACGGCAAACCTATAGATTCAACTTTTGTCAATATAATGACAATGGGCGACGGCAATCATGCTAAGCACCACGATGACCCAAAAGATTACGAGAAGGATATCTTTATTCGTCCCGTTATCAATTTTATTAAAACATAAATGGTCATCTTGTAGTTGATTTTATTTTTTTATGGTGTTATAATGTTTTTTAATCTAATGGAGTGTACCTATGGCAAACAACGTCTACAATGATATTTCGCTAGTCTCTAGCAACAAAAGTGCAAGGAAAAAATTTATTGAAGCCTTTCAATCGGTAACGGATTTGAATGAGTGCGGATTAGAATTTTCTTCTATCCTTCCTGAATGGGATGGTGAATGGGCTTCGCGGGAATACATGGAAGAGTACGTTGGTCCAAAGTGGGCAAACCTAGATGATTATCAAGGTGATGACTATGCTTATGTTGTTTCAGCATGGGGCCCGCCGGTAGCTTTCATGAGACAATTAGCTAAAGAACTAAGCATGTTAGATGCAGACGTTAAACTTCGTATGAATTACACCGACGAGTTTTATAACTTTATAGGTACATGGGTATTTGCTAACGGTGAAGAAGATTATGAAGAAGCCGATGGTGATTGGTTCTTTAGAAAAAGAGCAGAAGAAGTAGGCACCCCGCTAAAAGAATATGACTCTTTTGAAGATGATGGGTGGTATGATTTTATTGATGAAACAATCTTCAGCTGGGCAGATGAAATGTTGAGAGACAAAGATGAAATTAAATTACTCTGAGGCTTTTAAAAAAAGCCAACGTATAGGGTTTACCTGTAGCACATTTGATTTGTTGCATGCAGGACACATCACAATGCTTGAAGAAGCTAAACGAAATTGTGATTACTTGATTGTTGGACTACAAAACGATCCCACGTTAGATCGTCCAGAGAAAAATCGTCCAGTACAATCTATTGTAGAAAGGCAAATTCAATTGGCAGCTGTAAAATATATCGACGAAATTGTCATATATAATACAGAACGAGATTTAATTGATTTGCTTTTGACTTTACCTATTGATGTTAGAATTATAGGTGAGGAGTATAGAGACAAAGAGTTTACAGGAAAAGAACTTCCTATAGAAATGGTTTATAATTCTAGAAAGCATTCCTTTAGTAGCACAAGTTTAAGAAAGAGGGTAGCAGATGAAGCAGTATAAGGTTAGAGAAAGAAGGTTAGGAGCTCTTGAAAGATTAGAGAGCGCAAAGTTTTTCCCAAAGAAAAACAAAAAGGGACAAGAGCGTTCCGAAAAGACTTGGGAAGAAAATAGGCAAGCTCAAATTGAGACTTTGAAGAAGAGGGTAAACTTTGCATAGGTTTACCGAGCATGTAACGGAACTACATAATATAGCTCGCAAAGTTGAAATTGAATTTGGTAATGTAAATGGCACAATATCTCAAACATTGAGGAAATGTGCCGATCGATTAAATGAAATTGGAAAAGGTGAAAAAAATGAGCAAAGAAACAGTACAAAGAAAAATAGCTAATTGTATTATGGCTAGTAAGAGGGCTTTAGATCCTAGTTTTAGAGCCTATTGGAAAGATACGGCATCAAAACTAGCAACTCAGTACAATGTGAACTTAGAAGAAATTAAAAAACATCCGGAGTTTTATAATGCTAAAGCTAGTAGCATGCACTAAGTTATGGAATAACATTGGCACGTCGGATATTCCGATGTGGCGTGTTGTTGGTGGTAACGAATATATTATTGCTAGGTTTGAAGAGGAGCCCACTTGGGCAGACGTGGGCGAGGCAGTAACTAAGTTCATGCACATCCTTGAAGGTAAGATTCAAATGGGGATTGTTGAAACCTATGTTGGATTTGATTTGTTTGACAATAACAATCTAACACATGGCGAAAACTTTCAATTACAAAATGGCGGAACTATTGATTTCCCCACAGAGGACTTAACAAAGTTAGATGTTCGAGAAGACATGGCTGGAATCTCAGGGGAAATTTGAGAACAAAGATAAGATGCCACCTAGGCTAACTATAGCCTATTCTTACTTTGAAGAACCTGAGTTACTAGAAAAACAAATAAGTCTCTGGGAGGATTATCCTCCTGGAGTAGAAATTTTTATTACAGATGATTATTCTGTAAAATATCCAGCACATGATATACTTAAAGATGTTTATTTTCCATACGGTGTTGATATACAGCTTTGGAGAGTAACAAGAGATCTAGGATTTAATTCTCATGGTTGTAGAAATTTAGCAGCCAAGTACGCACCAACAGATGTTATTGCTTTTTTAGATATGGACATGACATTAAATCCAGGTGATGTTGGGCAGTTAAGAAGAATAACTTATTCTAAAGGCAGAGCATACTTCTTCAATATGTATAGTTATGCTAAGAAACAATTTTTTCAATTCCCAGGACATTTGAATACATTTATTGTACATCGAGATACCTATTGGGAAGCCGGTGGTTATGATGAGTCCTTTACGGGATATCATACAGGAGATAGAGAATTTCATCAACGTTTAGAACAGGTTTCTACAAGAAACAATGTTGGTATTACCTTAGGACTACACCGAGGTGGTAGAAAAGCTGTTGTTGATGTGGGTGTAGAGGGCATATTAGAGTATGATAACGAAAATATGCTAATTAAATACTCTAAACCTGTTCCAAATTTGGAACAGTTAAGGGGTACAGTTTCTAACAAAATAAACTTTCCTTTTGTTAGATTGTTATAAATAATAAAGCACACATGTATAGTGTGCTTGATATATATATCAGGGAGAGACTTATGAAAAAACTAGCTATTGCCTTAATGGCGACTGGCTTGTTAGGCATGGTGGGCTGTGCTTCCACGGGTACCGAGTATTACGAGGCTATCAGGAAAACAGCAGAAGCTAATGCTTTAGCAAGCGCCGCTAAATATGAGGCGTTATCAAAAATAGCAAGTAGTGGAGATCAAGGGGCAGCATCAGCCGCGGTTATGGCTATTGCGCTTACTCAAGACAGGTCTGTAGTTCCCCAATATGTTGAGTCAGATGCCTTAAAGTGGGCCAGCGTCTTAGTACCTGGAGCCACTACATTAGGTAGCATCTGGTTGCAAACGGACTTAGCTAAAGCTCAATCTAATAATAGCAAGGAAATTCAAATGGCAAGTTTTGCTTCGAATCAAGCTATTCAATTGGGACAGCAGGACATGGTTGTTGGTCTAGGATCACAATGGTCTACTGCTTCTACAGCTAGTGCTGATCTTGCGATTGCAGGATTTACTGCTCTTAATACCGCAGGACAACAAACAGTTGACTTAGGTATTGCGGGACTTGGCACTGCTGATAGTATTGCAGGTGCTGGCTTTGACGCCACCACCAACGTTGCAGGCTTAGGTTTTGCCACTGTTGACAGTGTTGCAACAACCGGATTCCAAACTTCACAAAACATTTCAACTGCAGGTATGACTGGAATTGTAGATGTTAGTAAATGGGGTATGGATGGAATGGAGGCACTTGGTACAGCCGGCATGACTGGCATGGTTGATATTTCAACAGGGTACAATACTTTGTTGGATAGCATTCAAACTACCAATGCTGCTACTCTAACTACCACGTTGGGTGACGCTAATGCAACTAACTTGTCGGGACAGTCTAACTACGCTACAATCATTGCCAGCTTACAGGCAACGATTAATCAAATTAGCGCAGATCTAGCAACTCCAATTACTTGTCAGGATGATGGCACAGGCACTATTGTTTGTAACTAATTCCTAACCAACTAGGGCTCGAAAGAGCCCTTATCTTTCTTTAGATCTTATAAATACTTGATTCCCATAGGGGAAATAAGTCAAAATAATGCTTGACAAAAGGCTCATTTTGTGCTATAATAATGGTATAAAATGAAGAAACGGACTAAAGAAATGCTCTCATTCAAGAAACACATTACAGAACAGACAGAAGAAGACAAGCTCAAGCACTTGGAGCATGTAGAGGATCACGTCATACACGGAGGCGAACAAGGGTTTGCCCACGCCTTCCACAATTTGAACGATGTACATAACAAGTTGCTAGGCGGACAAAATGACACCAAAATTACTGTGAAGTATGATGGTAGTCCATCAGTCGTTTTTGGTAAGCATCCCGACACAGGTAAATTTTTTGTAGGATCTAAATCTGTGTTCAACAAGAAACCTAAAATTAATTATACACCTGAGGACATCGATAAGAACCACGGCCATTCCCCAGGGTTAACACAAAAATTAAAGGCTGCACTAGCACACTTACCTAAAGTTCACTCAGGTGAGGGTGTTTATCAAGCAGACATTATGCACACAAAAGGTGATGTTCGACACGATGGCACTCGTGTACATTACACACCGAACACAATTACCTACCACCACGATTCTAGCTCGGAACATGCACAAAAGGCTATGAACTCTCAAATAGGTATTGCAGTACATACAAAATACGAAGGCAAAAACTTTGCAGATATGAAAGCTGTTCATGGTGCAGACATTGAACTTAATGATCACCCTGATGTACACAATCTAAGTGTTCAACACGATTTAAGCAAAGTTGCTTATACACAGGAACAGCAGTCAGAGTACAAAAAACATATGGCAGCAGCCACAGAAGTGTTTAAGAAAACCAAAAAAGAAGCACACGCACACGTTGGCAAGCATGCAGAACACATTAAGACGTATATCAATCAAACTGTTCGCGATGGTAGTGAACCCAATCATGATGATTTCATAAAACATTATACAGCACATCATGATAAAAAGATAGCAGGAGTTAAATCGCCTGCTGCTAAGGCAAGACACACAGCAACCCGAGATAATGCCATTGCACATGCTAGTAAAAGCAAAGAACATATTACTAGCGTTCTACAAATGCACAAGCATTTACAAAATGCCAAAAACGTATTAACAAATGCCTTAGCATCCCATTCAGAGGTTGGACATGAAATTGGTGGGTTGCCCACAAAACCAGAAGGTTATGTTGTACACAGAAATGGACGCCCTTCTAAGTTTGTAGCACGACATGAGTTTAGTGCTGCCAACTTTGCTAGAGGAGACGAATTAAAAAAAGGTAAGTAAATGACGAAGTTAAAGCACTGGTGGTTAAAATTAATTAAAGAAGAATGGGAGTTAACCATTTTTCATATAGGTGATACAAAAGTATTGCCTGATGGTAGTAGGTTAGAGACAAGTTCGCCAAAGACATATCGTGTCAAAAAGCTAACAAAAATTACCCCTACACATTTTAAGTTTACAGACACACAGGGACAAAAACATGAAATTAAAACAGTCGCTCCTGTGGGTTACAATTTAGTAAAGGTATTTTAGATGCAAAAAGATAAACATATTGTGTTCGCATTTGGTAGGTTAAATCCTCCTACTGCGGGGCACAGCAAACTAATTGATAAAGTACATCAGTTAGCAAAGCAACATGGCGCAGATCACAGAGTTATTGTTAGCCATTCTTTTGATAAAAATAAAAATCCTTTACAGGCACATCAAAAAATTAATTACTTAAAGCACATTCATACGGGTGTTAAGTTTGAGGCAAGTAGTAGAGAACATCCTCATTTCTTAGCACATCTTAAAAAAATGCATCAAGAAGGACATACGCATGTAACTATGGTAGCGGGTTCGGATAGAGTATCAGAGTTTCAAAGACTAGCTGATAAGTACAACGGACCTAATGGTGAGTATCACTTCAAACATTTGAAAGTAGTATCTGCAGGACAGAGAGATCCAGATGCAGATGGAGTAGCAGGCATTAGTGGGACTAAAATGAGAACACATGCCGGAAATAATGATTATAAAAGTTTCAAGTCTGGGTTGCACCCCAGGGCATCTGATATGCACGCTAAAAAACTATTCCAAGCAACAAGGCATGGAATGGGATTGCATGAAGATTCCGATTTAAAAATGTCCTTCAGTAAATTCTTAGTGGAGGAAAACAATGTGGTGGTTTCTAGTTAGAGCAGTCGTCTCTGGCATTATAAGTTCATCAGCAGGTCAATGGTTTTTGGGAACAAAAGTAGGTATTTGGTCCCAAGATAAAATCAACAAGTACCTAGACTATCTGTCTGAAAAATATGACTTAGCTATTCTCAAACAAGAAGAGAAATGGCGTCGTCAATATCCCCTATTAGCAAAACGTATAGATAAATTGGAAGAGTGGTCTCACCCACCTGTAGCTCCTGGCGGTGCTACAGAACTAAAAGATGAGATAGAAGAACTTAGAAATATTATAAATACAATGAAACAAGGGAAATAACCTATGTTAAGTTTTATAGAGTTTTTTGAAGAAAAACAGAGACTTGATCCTAAGTGTTGGGACGGGTATAAGAAGAAGGGCACCAAGATGAAAGGCGGTGTTCGTGTAAATAATTGCGTCAAGGAAGAAGCCGGCAAGGACATGACGGTTAAACAGCTACAACAAAAATTTAAAGACGGGACGCATGAAGCATTAACAGATGTCAAAGTGGGTCGTCATGTTGAATTGCGCAATACAAAAACAGGCAAAACCTCTCACCATTACGTGAAAGAAGATAAGGGTATGGAAGGCATGACCCAAAAAGGCGGTCATAAACGTCCCACTGAAGATGGTGCCGGCCTGACACAAAAAGGCGTTGAAAAATATAGACGTCAAAATCCAGGAAGTAAACTACAAACTGCTGTTACTACTCCTCCTAGCAAACTCAAACCTGGTAGCAAAGCGGCAAAAAGACGTAAATCTTTCTGTGCTAGATCACGTAGCTGGACAGGGGAAAGAGGTAAAGCAGCAAGAAGAAGATGGAATTGCTAATATGATATTTAGGTTATTACCATTATTAATGCTTGTTGGCTTCTTTGGTGCAGGTTATCTGTACTACAAAGACACCCAAGCAAGAATAGAACAATTAAGAGAAAATAATGCTAAACTTGAGGTAGCAGCAGAAGCAAACCGAGAAGCATTTGAAATCTTACAACAGGAAAACGCAGCCAATCAAGTAAAAATGGCAGAACTTCAATCTGAATTACAACAGGCAGAAGTGTACCAAGATGAGTTGATTGGTAAATTGAGACGTCATAACTTAACCGTATTGACATTACAGAAACCAGGTTTAATTGAAAACAGAGTAAACAATGCAAGTGAAAAATTACGAGAAGAGCTACAAGGCATTACTTCTAATCCTTAGTTTAGGATTGGTTTTACAGGGCTGTTCTACATTGCGCCCAGAGCCTAAAGTTATAACACAAATACAAACAGTAGAAAGGACAATACCTATACAGGCACGTCCAAAAGGTTTAAACTTAAACCAGTTGTACTTCTATGCTGTTACAGAAGAGAACTTTGAAGAGTTTAAAGAAAAATTTGTAAAGGATAACGGAGACTTTGTATTCTTTGCTATAAGTGTTCCTGGGTATGAGAATTTATCTTTAAACATGGCAGAACTTAGACGTTTTATAGAACAACAGACAGCACTGATTGTTTACTATGAGAAGCAGGCTGTACCTGTAAGTGAACAATCTAGAACAGAGGAATTAAGAGAGAGACTCCAAGATGACGGATCTGACTGAGAAATTAAATGCTGATAAAAACAGCATAGGCGACTACATCGACGATTTTAAAAAGTCTGACGCCCCTCAATTTAAAGGCAAAGGCAAGTCTAAACGTAGAAGTATGGCAGTTGCTGCTTATCTTGCATCTAAAAGAAAGAAAGAGTCGCATAACGAAGGCAAAGAGCATTCTTGGAAAACAGACGGACACTATACACAAGACGGTAAAGAGTGGAAAGGTCCACAACACGCACACGACGGTCAAGTAATGACAGGTGAGAAGCACACTGAGAAAAGCGTAAACTTATTTCATTTTAAAGACTTAAAGCCTAATATTAGACAAAAGATTTTAGACAAACTTAAAGAAGACGCCGAGTACGATCCTACACCAGGAGGCATGGAGTGGGGTACAGATAAGGGTACAGAGTATTTTAAAAAGCTCACACCTGGAGAGGAAAAGGCTAAAAAGACAGAACTAATTAAGCCAATTAATACTCCTATTCAAGTTAAAGAAAATTGTGGTTGTGAGGATATAGAAGTTGAAACTGAAAAGGATAACTCTAAACACGAGTACAGAAAACAAAACGAGGCAGAAGCAGACACTTTAACTGACGAAGATATTAAGTCATTAGAAGCAGAAGCAGAAAATTTTACATGGGAAGATGCCTTATCATTACATCTATATGATGACGATGAGCTTGAGGATATAACAGATTATCATAGCGATATTAATATAACAGAAGTTTTATCGGTACAAGGAAGATTAAAAAGACGTTTCTCTGCTAGACGTAACAGACAAAAATTAAAAGTAGCAAGACAAATTGCCCTACGTAGAGGTTCTTCACCCGAAAGATTAAAGAAAAGAGCTGTTCGTGGAGCTCGTGGTATGGTCTACAAAAGACTATTACGAGGTAGAAACAGAGCCAACTTACCACCTGCAGAAAGATCAAGACTTGAAACAATGGTAAAAAGATTTGCACCTCTTGTTTCAAGATTAGCTGTTAAAATGTTACCCAACATGCGTAAAATGGAAATAGCTAGAATGAAGAGCAGGGGATCTAAAAAGGCACAAGTGTCTAAGAAATATAAACCTGCAAAACCTATAAAGAGCAGTTCACAAAAATCTAAAAAGGCAAAAATACCTAAGCCAAAGAAACCTAAAAAGGTTAAGAGCTACGGTAAAGTCGGCATCGGCTAAAAAAGATTTAATCTTTTTTTAATTCAATGTTCATTTCTTATAAATACCATTGTAATTCAAAGGTAATTAACAATGGCAGATCAGAGTAAAAGAATGGAAATGTTAGTGAGGCAGGGTTTAATGCCCGCTCAGAAACTTCCTATTCTTAAAAAAGCAATTGCTAGAGTAAAGATGGGTGGTGCATTACTACCCAACGAAAGAGAAGTTATCAAAGATTATATGGACAAATTAATGTTCATAGTCTTTGGTGACGATACTGTTTTTAATAGAGCAAAGCAACATACTCAGAGAGCTAGATATCAAACAGAGGAGCAAATCGTGAATCAACTAGATGAGAGGGTGGTTGACGGTGTAGAAATCGTTGACGGTGAAGAGCAGAGAATTAAAGACGAAAAGAGAGCCCAAAAATTGGGAAGGAAAAGTAAGTCTGAGAAAATGAAAAGCTTTGCCAAGTCCCTCAGAAAAGAAAAAGAAAAACAGGAAGTAGATGAAAGCATCATTAAGATGAATGAAGACTACAAAGAAAAATTTAACGCAGCACTTAAGAAGTTTGGAGTGTCTAGTATTAGAGACTTGCCTGCAGATAAGAAAAAGAAATTTTTTAATACTGTAGACAATATGCACGTTTCTGATGATGAGAAAAAGGGCGTTGATGAGTCTACAGGTGGCGCTATGTCTAAAGACAAAGAGTCTCATGATACAGGCGGTTTTAGAATTCCTAACAAAGATGCAAATGCAGCTAGAGATAGATTAAAAAATAAGAACAAAGAAAAGTTTCCTGGTGTACAGGGAGAAAGTGTAGAAGAAGCTAAAATGATTCCTGGCTTCATGGGAGCAGATGGTAAGCCTACTTCTAAGCCTACAGCAAAAGACTTTGCAGCTAATAAAGAATATCAACATATGAAAAAGAAACTAGGAGATAGAATTCCTGGTCCTAAACCTACTAAAGAAGAAGTAGAAGAAAATCAGTTAGATGAATATATTACAGCCAAGCAAATTAGAATGGCTAAAGGCATTGCTAACGATCCTAGACATAAAGGTGGAGACTACACCGGTGCCGCTAAGAAAATGGAAAAGATCAAGAAAGGACTTTCCAATCATCCAGCTGCCAAGAAGGCTTTAAGACAAGCAAATGAGTCTATGACACCTAACAGTCATGGTTGGAATATCCAACAGCATGCAGGCGAGCTTGCTAAAAAGGATGGTCATGATATTAAAAAATTACCATATGGTCATGCTCAAGGATACAGAGATAAAGCTAAGAAGGCTTTAGAGAGGAATGAAGAAATGACACCTGAGCAAAAAGCTAAGCGTTTAGAACTTATTAGATTAGCTGCACAGAAATTAAAAGCTAAAGATGCAGATGCGGAGAAAAGAGCAGCTGCGGCAGCTAAAAGAGACATGAGCAGGCCAGGCGCACAAAAAGGTATGGCACCTGTTAAAAAAGAAGAAACATATTTGGATATTAATACGCTAAGAGAGTATATTAAACACTCTGATTTATCAAAAGAGAAAATCCAAAATATGACTCGCTCAGAAGCATACAAATTACTCAATCAAATTATTAAAAGCAAAGGAGAATAAAAATGTCCGCATGGAGTAAAACCGTAAAACCTGTTATTACAGGTATTGATGCCGCCGATATCTTTATGGTAGACGAAGCAGAAGTTGCAGCCACACCTGGTATTGCACAGCCTGGTTGGGTCTACAAAAAAGACTTAGGCAATGGTAGATTCATTTATGAGACGTTAGTGGCTATGGCTGATCCTTTCACCGATACCGAATATGAAGCGGCCGGTGGAGCAGACGACGACGCTGACTTCCCAGACGCCTAATAAATACTTTTAACTTAGGAGTATTTAATGGCAGATTCTAAATTATCAGAATTAACGGCAGCTACATCAGCTGCCGGTGCTGATACGCTTTATCTTGTACAAGGTAGCACAAGTAAAAAACTTACTGTTGCTAATTTGTTTGCAGATGTTTCTACGTCTGTAACATTTAATGATAAAATTCGTATCGGAGATAGTGAAACCAAAACAGCTAGAGGCGAAATTAGTAGCTTGTACAACATAACATATCTTAGTGATATTGATAGTGCAGGTAATATGACAATGGCTACTGGCGTTGATGGACAAATTAAAATTATCGTTATGGTCTCTAACTTAGGGGGACACACAATTACACTTCAGGGTGCTACACTGGCTAACGATATAGCATTTTCATCTGTAGGACACTCTGTAACCCTACTATATAATAATAGCAAGTGGTACGTTATAGGAGGTACTGCTACTGTTTCTTAGGGTTTAATATAAAATGATCGAATTGAATGAAAATAACTTTTTATTATATGCAGCAAAACATTATAGCAATCCTGGCTGCATGGGTATCTCAGAACTTGAAGATGATTTAAAAAGATTTAAGTATATAAAACGTCTTTTAAATCGCTACAGGAAAACAGGAGAAGTAAACGAAAGATTAGTTATTAATCATTTGGTTGTTTTATATAATGTGTTTGGTAGAGGTGCTACTGATATGTTATTTTATAAATTAGAGCAAGAATATTGGTCTGATTTAAAAACATATCTAGTATTCTTACAACGAATGCCTTTGGAGACTGTAGTTTCTAAGGGAATAAGAGAAACGGATATTCCTCTAAATGAGGATTTAATTAAGGTACTGAGAAAAATTTAATGTCTAGATTTGTTGATACATTAGTTGCGTATAGAATTTTAAAAATGCTTGCAACACCTATTGAACAGTCTGATGCTTTCAGAATGGGTATCATTGACAAGGATGGCAAGAAGATAAAAAATCCTCAGACAACACAGGAGTTAGATGCATATTCGTTTTTAAATAGATTTGTATTTAAAGTGCAAAGAGCTTTGGTAAAATCACCTGACAGAAATGCTAAAAGACTATTGACATTTGCTGCCGCTCTTGCTATACTTAGAGAGTACAAAGAAGAAGATGATGACTTTGATATTGAGACACTATTAGAAGTTTATGAACAAGATTCTAATGTTGCGATGGAAGCCAAATTATTAGAACAAAATTTAGTATCATTTAAGAATTTTAATATGGAAGAAGTTGCAGCTAATGCCGTAGGTGGAGGAGCAATCCACGGAATAGGCATAGGTCCTAAAGGAGAACCTGGAAGAGATCCTGTACTTCAACCGATGATACGAAGACGGAAGAAGAAAAATGGCATCCGTTAAATCTTTAGAAACAGAAGTAGCTCTGGTTAAAAACGATGTTGCTCAAATGAGCGCGTTGTTTACAAAATTAGAAATTACTTTAGATAAGATTACAGATGTATCAAATAACGTAAGCCAAATTTTAGCTGTACATGCTTCTAGGCTTTCAACAGCAGAAGAGGAAACAGAGCACTTGCAGAGTCAGATAGAGGAACATAGGAAAGAACACCAAACCGATATCAGAGAACTGCATTCTCGTTTAACTACTTCATCAAGGGAAATCAGAGAAGAAATGGGTAAAGATATCGACAAGGTATTATCAAGTATCGAGAATCTAAGACAGGACATTAAGGACAAATCCAAAGAGCAGGATCAAAGAATTGCTAGTCTAGAAAAGTGGCGTTGGATTATTGTTGGCGGTCTTGTCCTTATGGGCGGATTAGCACCATTTCTTTTAGAAATGGTATTTCATAGCACTTGACAAACTAAGAACACTATCTTATAATAAGCACATAGAAATTTTCTACGTGCTTTTTTTATGTCTTTATACGTCGATTTAAAATATATTAATATGGTTGCCTTTCGCTTAGAACGTTACAAGCGAAAGGATCAGTATCTTTTCAACTTCAGATGTCCTATCTGTGGTGATAGTTCCACAAAGAAAAACAAAGCACGCGGATACCTGTACAAGGTTAAGAATGACATGTTCTATAAATGTCATAACTGTGGTGCGGGTAAAACTTTCGGAGGTCTCCTAGAATTGTTAGACGGAGAGCTACATAAACAATACACACTTGAAAGATATTCAGAAGGTATTGCGGGTAATCGGGCGAATAAAACTCCTGACTTTAACCTCACTTTTAAGGAGCCTAAAGTTCGCCCAAAAACCCTATTAGATGAATTAATGGATAGACTAGATACATTACCAGAAGATCATGAAGTTATCCAATATGTTAAATCGAGAGCTATTCCAGAACATACATATAATAGGTTATATTTTTTAGACGACATACGAAAAGCAGCACAATTAAATACTAAATACACTAGCAGTCTAACTGTAGCTCAACCGAGACTTATATTGCCCTTTATTAATAGTCAAGGTAAATTAACAGGTATGGCAATGCGAGGTATAAGGGGCGAAAACTTAAGATATATAAATTTAAAGATAGATGAGGATGCTCCTACTATCTTTGGTATGGAAGATATTGATGATAGTAAAACTGTCATGGTAGTTGAAGGACCTATTGATAGTCTCTTTTTGGATAACTCTATCGCTGCTAGTGGATCAGCATTTAACAGAGTTTCTGATTTGGGATTAAAGGATTACACGATTATATTTGATAATCAGCCACGTAATCTAGAGATCTGTAGGTTAATAGAAAAATCAATTAATGCAGGTGAAAACGTTTGTCTTTGGCCTGATACAATAGAGGAAAAGGACATAAACGATATGGTATTATCTGGTTTGACAATAGCAGAAATAACCTCTATAATAAGTAAAAATACATTCTCAGGTTTGAGAGCAAAATTAAATTTCACACAATGGAGAAAATGTTAATGAATGTGAATTTAGTAGGGATCACACAACCTTCAGCGGCAACGGGTTGTCATAGTGCTAATGAACTTATTTCTTACGCCGCCCGTGTAAGTAACCCTGGCAATCAAAACAATGCTGAAACGTCACCTAAATTGCTAAAATACCTAATCAAAAATGCTCATTGGAGCCCTTTTGAGATGGTTTCTGTCACCATGGAGATTAAGACTACCCGAGACATTAGTAGACAGATTATTAGGCACCGTAGCTTTAGTTTTCAGGAGTTTAGTCAAAGATATGCTGAATCAACTAATTTTATAAATCGCGAAGCTAGACTACAAGATAAAAAGAATAGGCAAAACAGTATTGATTTAGACTTGCCTGAGGACTTTGGAAAAGGTGGTAATAAAACTCAACATGAGCGTCTTTACGAAGAATGGAATATGAGGCAAAGGGAAGTTATTAATAAATCACAGGAAGTTTATAAGTGGGCATTGGATAACGGCATTGCTAAAGAACAGGCTCGTGCAGTATTGCCTGAAGGTAATACGGAAACCACATTATATATGGCAGGAAATTTGCGTTCCTGGATTCATTATTGTATGTTAAGAACAGAACAAGGAACACAAAAGGAGCATCGTCTGGTAGCTCAAAAATGCTGGGACATTTTATCTCAACACTTTCCAGATGTAGCAAAGGCAGTTAATGAACTCTAAAATTTTTGTTGCCCTAGCTAGTTATAGGGATCCTCTTCTAACGTTTACAATTAAAACGGCATACGCTAATGCTGCTGAGCCAGATAATCTTGTCTTTGGTGTGGTTGAACAAGCCATGCCAGGAGAAGCCTTAGACTTAAAGCATCCGTTTTTTAAAAAATTATTAGACAACAATCAATTAAAATATGAATTGATATCACCCTTTGAAACACAGGGTTGTTGTTGGGCTAGAGCAAAAACACAGGAAATGTATAATGGCGAAGAGTTTTATTCTCAGTTTGATTCTCATACAGGGTTTGAAGATAACTGGGATTTAATATATATTAATAACCTTCGTCATTTATTATTATTTCACGAAAGGCCTTTGATAACTTGCTATCCTCCTGGTATGGTAGCAGAGGACCATGATATATGGAACAATCCTATTAAATACGAATCATCTAAACCTAGAAATTTAAGAACAGGTATGTATTCAATGAATGCACTTACAGTAGGTGGAGAGAGCGATATTTGGGACGGTGGAAGTAACATAGGTAAACCTCAGATAGAGTTTGAAGAAAAACCAGACCATTATAAATTTTCAACACAGGGAAGATGGTACGAAAGTAAATTTCCATTTATCAAAGGATTTTTGTTTAGTGCAAATACAGTTTTTACTATAGGTAAATGGTGTAAGGAAGTTCCTTATGATGGGAAGTTATTGTTTATAGGTGAGGAACCAAGTTTAGCATTGAGGTCCTGGACCAATGGTTACGACATATTTCACATGTCAGGAAATCCCTCAAGGCATTATTATCCAAGGGATTACAGATTTTGTTATTGGGACAGTGATGTTGACTCGCAACGAGAGCCTGAAATAGATAGAGAAACAATGGACAAACAGTCTAATGAAAGACAAAAAGAATTATATACTGGCAAGTTAAAGGGAATCTATGGTGTGGGAAAAGTTAGATCTATAGAAGATTATAAAGACTTTTGTGGCATAGATTATAAGAACAAGCATTTTGAGATACGTTCCTATACAGGTGAGGGCGTTCTTGATCAAGACTACAGAGAGAAAACATAAATGGCAAAAGAGGATTATTTAGGAATACAAATAGACACATCGAGAGATGAGTTATTTGATAAGTTAGGGCTCAACCGTCTGCGGGAAAGCTACATGTTAGAGGATGAAACAACCCCACAACAGCGTTTTGCTTATGTAAGTAAGGCATTTGGTAGCAATGAAGAACACGCACAACGTCTATATGAGTACTCCAGTAAACACTGGCTTTCTTATTCTACTCCTATACTATCCTTTGGTCGCTCTAAGAAAGGTATGCCTATCTCATGTTTTTTAAATTATATCAATGATACTGCGGAGGGATTAGTTGAGAACTTATCTGAAACAAATTGGCTTAGCATGTTGGGTGGTGGTGTTGGTATCGGGTTTGGTATCAGATCATCTGATGATAAGTCTACTGGCGTTATGTCTCATCTTAAAACATATGATGCATCCTGCCTCGCATACCGTCAAGGACGTACTAGACGTGGCAGTTATGCTACTTACCTTGATATTAGTCATCCAGATGTTATAATGTTCCTCGAAATGAGGAAACCCACAGGCGATCAAAATGTTCGATGTCTAAACTTACACCACGGTATTAATATATCTGATCGTTTTATGGAGATCATTGAAAGATGTATGACAGATCCTACTGCCGATGATGGTTGGAATTTAGTTGATCCACACAGTGGACAAATTCGAGATACCGTATCTGCTAGAGCTCTTTGGCAAAAGATTTTGGAATTGCGAATGGAGACAGGAGAACCCTACATACATTTTATTGATACTAGCAACAAATATTTGCCACAGTTTCAAAAGGATTTAAAACTTAAAATTCATCAGTCTAATCTTTGTTCTGAAATTATTTTACCTACAGACAAGGACAGAACAGCAGTATGTTGTTTATCCTCAGTTAACCTAGAGCATTATGACTCTTGGAGTAAGAACTCTCAGTTTTTACTTGACGTTGCTGAGATGTTAGACAATGTTTTAGAATTTTTTATTAACAACGCACCAGATGTTGTATCTAGGGCTAAGTTCTCTGCAATGCGTGAACGTAGCATTGGAGTAGGTGCTTTAGGATTCCACGCCTATTTACAAAAAAATAATATGGCATGGGAAAGCTCAGCAGCAGTAGGTGCTAATATTAGAATGTTTAGGCACATTAGGAGTAAATTAGATGAAGCAAACATTGAATTGGGTAGTGGAAGAGGTGAGGCTCCTGACGCGGAGGGCACGGGAAGAAGATTTAGTCACGTTATGGCTATCGCTCCCAATGCTAGTAGCAGTATTATCATGGGAAACACTTCGCCGTCTATTGAACCTTTTAGAGCGAATGCTTACAGACAGGACACGTTATCTGGATCTTATCTCAACAAAAATAAGTATTTGGATTCTCTTATTAAAAACAAGGTTGAAGATAACAAAAAACTTGATTATGACGAAATATGGTCGTCAATAATTGCTAACGATGGATCTGTACAGCATTTAAATTGTTTAACAGATGAAGAGAAGGCTATATACAAAACAGCAATGGAAATTGATCAGCGCTGGGTTGTAGAGCATGCCTCCAATAGACAAGTTTATATAGATCAAGCACAGTCCTTAAATTTATTTTTTAGGCCTGACGTACATAAAAAATATTTACACGCAGTACACTTCCTTGCTTGGAAAAATGAACTTAAAACATTGTACTATTGTCGTTCAGAAAAAGTTGGTAAGGCAGACAAAGTTTCTAAAAGAATAGAAAGAGAAATTATTAAAGAGATTGATTTAAATCAAATAGCAGATGGTGAATGCCTAGCGTGCGAAGGTTAATAGTATGCAAGATATTGTTTGGGATGATATAAAAAAATATATACCTGAAGAAAATAAAAGAGTTGGCGTAATGGTTTCCGGTGGATGGGACAGCGCTTGTTTATGGTATATGGTTAAAAAAATATGTACTGAAAGGGGAATGAGTTGTGAACCTTTTGTTGTCCCTAAATTAGATGGTGCTTTAGTAGCAAGTCAGAATGTTATAAAAACACTTAGCAAAAAACTAGGGGTAAGTTATCAAGAGCCCACAGTTGTAGGAAAAGAATTGTCCAATAATCCTTGGGATTATGTAACTAATGGTGCTTGGGATATATTTGGAGAGACGGCGGACGACAGGTTAGTGGACTTTTTGTTTGTCGGCATGACGGCCTTTGATGATGAAGTACATCAAAGACATGAAAAAGAGGATCCACATCCCAGGTTTGAACCTGAAGAATGGATGAGAGAATTTGTCGCTTGGCCTTTTGAAAACCACACTAAAGATAAAACTATTAAGTTGGGATTTGACATTGGCATTGCAGACGTTATTATGCCAATTACACATAGTTGCACAGAACTACAAGAAGGTAGATGTAATAAATGTTATTGGTGTACAGAAAGACAATGGGCATTTGAAAAGGCAGGGTACTTAGACACAGGAACAAATTAATGGAAATAGATTTCCCTAAAGATAAAAGAATAGGTGTTATGGTATCAGGTGGTATTGATAGCACAATACTTTACTACTTGGTAGCTAAAAAATGTCAAGAAAGAGGACAAACATTAATACCTCTTACTGCACCTAAACCAGATGGTTCTGCAGACAGAGCTAACAAAATGGTTAAATGGATGCACGATAGATATGGATTTGCTCCTACAGAAAATGTCATTGTAGGTGAATATTTTGAGACTGATGAAAGCGATGTGTTATGTGTTGCTAGAGGTGTACAAAGTTTGTTTGACGGGCATCTAGTTGATATTGTAATGACAGGAGAAAACCCATATGACTTTAATGCTTTTAACATAGATCCTTTGTTTTTTCCTACAAAACCTAGGACCTTTGAATTGTATGATGGGTTTGAACAAAAAACAGGAGGGAAATTAATAGGAATATGTCCCTTCAGAAATTTATATAAAGACGATATTTTACAAATCGTCAAAGATCAAAAGGACTATTGGCTCAAAAATTTTATTCTAGATGAGACTTGGAGTTGTGTTACTCCTAATGTAACAGAACCTTGTAATATATGTTTTTGGTGTGTGGAACGTCATTGGGCAATAGAAAAGGTATTTAAAAATTAAGAGAAGAATAATGTCAAAAAAATTAAAACTAACAGACGAAAGGACTTATTTTAAGCCCTTCAATTACCCATGGGCCTATGATGCTTGGCTAAAACACGAGCAGTCTCATTGGCTACACACCGAAGTTCCTATGGGAGAAGACGTAAAGGATTGGAAGAATCGTTTAACAAAAGAGGAACAGGCTTTCCTCACAAACATCTTTCGCTTTTTCACACAGGGAGATATTGATGTTGCAGGTGGCTATGTAACAAATTATTTACCTTATTTCCCACAACCAGAAATAAGAATGATGCTTGCTGGATTTGCGGCAAGGGAAGCACTACATGTTGCTGCCTATAGCCATTTAATTGAAACACTAGGAATGCCGGAGTCTACTTACAATGAATTTCTTGAATATGAGGCTATGCGCGATAAGCACGATTACTTTACTGATCTGTCTAATGCCAATGGCACAAGAGAATCTGTTGCAACTAACATTGCCGCTTTCTCTGCCTTCACGGAAGGCATGCAACTCTTTTCATCATTCATTATGTTGTTAAACTTTCCACGTCATGGCAAGATGAAAGGAATGGGACAGATTATTACATGGTCTATCGTTGATGAAACACAGCATGCTGAGAACATGATTAAGTTGTTTAAAGAATATGTACAAGAAAATCTAGATATTTGGAATGACAAACTGAAGTCTCAGATTTACACTATTGCAGAAAAGATGGTAGAGCTTGAAGATAAGTTTATTGATTTAGCATTTGCTATGGGTCCTATGGAAGGATTGACACCCGAGGAAGTTAAAAAGTATATTCGTTATATTGCAGACAGACGTCTTATTAGTTTAGGTATGAGAGGTATTTTTAAAGTTAAAAAGAATCCTTTGCCTTGGGTAGAGGAAATGATCAACGCCCCGACCCATACAAACTTCTTTGAGAACAGAGCAACAGACTATGCACGGGGTGCATTGTCCGGAGATTGGTCGGATGTTTGGGGAGTTTCATGAATAAAAGACTAAGTGCTGTAGTTTATGAGATGGCACAGTCTGTATCTAAACTGTCAAGAGCAAAAAGATTACAAGTGGGTTGTGTCATATGGAAAGATGGTAGAGCCATTAGTCTAGGCTACAACGGCACACCTTCAGGCTGGGATAATGCCTGTGAAGATGAAAACAATGTAACGAAGCCAGAAGTATTACATGCAGAAACAAATGCTATTGCTAAGTTAGCTAGGAGTACAGAGAGTGGGCAAGGTGCTTTACTATATACGACACACGCACCTTGTTTAGAATGTTCTAAGTTGATTTATCAAGCAGGCATATCTGAGGTTTATTGGGGTAATGATTATAGGGATAAATCCGGACTAGAATTTCTACACAAAGCGGGCGTTAAGATTTCGCAAGTAGGAGAAATAGATGCCGAAACCTAATATATTAGAATGTATGTCGTGTGAAGGCTGTTTTAAGGTTGTACACGATATGGATGAAAATTATTATGAAGCAGAGTTTTGTGTTTTTTGTGGAACAAAACTTGAGCTAGAAGAAGAACTAGAAATAGATTATGGAGATGAAGAGGACTATTAGATGATACTGAGAGGAATAACACAGAGTCTAGTAAACGAAGATTTTAAAAACCTTCAGGCAGTTTACGACTATTGGTTTGCTAAAGGTAAAATGGAAAAGGAAAATCTTGGACTTGTAGACTTTAGAAAAAATGAACTTTATTTCGAAGAAGCAACACAAGATTTTTATGGCACGCACATGCTTCCTTATTTTCACGAACTCTTAGCCAAGGGACCAGACATCTCAATGCAAGAGTTTTTAAAATACGAAAGATTTCCTAAAACAGTATGGTTGGCTAGAGAGTTTTTAATGAACAATGGATTTAAAAATCCAATGGGAGTACATTGGGAGCCTAGATTAGACTATCAAGGACCTGAAGATAATTGGCCTGAGGTTAGAGATAAAGGACTGTGGAGAATACACCCTGGTGGTTCTAGACAAACTGTTTATTATTATTTTGCTCCAGATGAATATAAAATTCCTACCATCTGTTTTAATACACATGGAAAGCCTCCTCCAAGAGAGTGGAAAAAGGTTTTCACTCATAGAAGGGAATTACAAGAGTTTTATAATGGACACGAAAATTATTTTATGGAGCTTGTACCCGATAGAGGAACATTCATACCTCATATTTTGACAGACAGTAAAGACGTATGGGAGAATGGCTTGAATGAACATCGTAGAATTTGTAATCAATTTAAAGACTGGAATGTAGAAACTAACTTTCCTATGGCAGATGAATTGGGTCTAACATCCAGAACAATGAACTCAGAACATACCTTGGTAATGGAGCTAGATCATCCTTCAGACAGAAACGCACAAATTAGAGCTTGCATAATGCTATGTTTTCCAATACAATCGCTAACTACCGTAATAGAACAATGGCCTGATATAAAGTTAGTTGTAAAATGATAAGTGTAAAGAGGGCTGTTATTGAGGTAGCGGGTGGGTGTAACTATAAATGCCAAATGTGTCCTCAAACTACAGGTAGAGGAAAAGAGTGGACTAAGAAAATGCCACTCACTCTATTTGAAAAAAATCTTAAGCAATTAGAGCCTAATCCAGAGACAGTAATACAATTAGAAGGTAGCGGAGAACCTACTCTTGCTAAAGATCTACCTAAGTACATTGAGCTCTGTAAAAAATACGGATTCAAGAGTTATATGTTTACCAATGCCTTTAGATTAGAAGGGCAGTACATGAAAGATGTTGTGGACGCTGGTGTAGATTTTATTCGTGTTAGTGTTATTGGATACAACAGAGAGAAATATATAGAGTGGATGGCAGCTGATAATTTTGATAAGATAAAAGAAAACGTTTGGGCGTTACAAGAATATGTAAAAGATACAGAAGTTAGCAGCTATCATCTAATATTAGATAACCACAATATTAAATATGAGATTGATCAATATCGCAAAAATTTTATTGACAAATGTGGTACGAAAGCTTATATTTGGAAACAACATAATTGGAGTGGAAACTGGCAACCCGTATATGTTAGAGATACTAGTGTAAGAAAGTCGTGCGGCAGGCCATTTGCCGAGGAAATAACTATTAGAGCGAACGGTAAAGTTACACCGTGTTGTCAAACAATGGGCCCACCCAATGAGGAGAAGAGTGTACTAGGTGACACTAAAGAACAGAGTCTCGTTGATATCTTTCATGGAGAAAAGTATAACGAACTAAGATTAAAACATGCCTTTAAACAATTTGATGAAATAGAATATTGCAAAAACTGTGATTTTTTATATGATGATCCAGAAGTTCTAGCTTGGACAAATGATCATACATTTCAAGTTAAACAAATGCTAGGGACTACTATTAATTTGGATATTAATGATGAGAAATAAATTACATTGGACAACAATAATCGGTGAAAAAGTATTAACTGCAATTATAGGAGCTTTAACTTTTGTTGCAGTGGGAAAATACTTGTATTCCATGTGGCTACTACAGGAGGTAATGCTATCAGATTTGTTTATGTTGTTTATATACGCTGAGGTAATAGCAATGATAGGTGCATTTTATAGCACAGAGAGAATTCCTGTTACATTGCCTATTATTATTGCTATCACGGCATTGTGTAGATTAATTATTCTACATAGTAAAGATATGCAAGGGACACAGCTTTTAGCAGAGGGCGGAACAATACTAATATTGTCTGTTGCTGCCTATGTTATGTCTCTAAAGGAAAAATTAAGTTTAGAAAAGTTGAGGAAAAATAATGGGAAAGGGAAGTAAACCTAGACCTTTTAGTGTAGATCAGAAGACATTTTCTGATAATTGGGACGCAATATTTAATAAAAAAGTTAGCTTGGACTTTTATGAGTCTGAGAACCCACTAGAAAGACCCTGTGTTCCAAGTATAAATATTACATCTGATAATGGAGATGTAATAGATGGTGAGAAAAAGAAAACCGAGGGAGAAGAAGGTACATAGAGTTTACTGTACTTATTTTCCAGATGGCAGGTATTATATAGGATATTCCTGTAAGCCTGAAAAACAATATGAGAAATACTTTGGCAGTTCAAATATTGTAAAAGAATATGATGGGGAACTAACAAAAGAAACTATCGCTGTCTTTGATAGTAAAGCACACGCTAAAATGCAAGAGTTTTTATTACAATGGCAACAAAGACACGATGAGTTATGCCTAAATGATATGATTAATATAAGACTTAGAATGACATTTTTAAAAGAATTTCAACCATTAGAGTGGGCACCTAACTCACATAAATAATAACATGGCTTTTATTTTACTTTTATTAACATCCGCTCTTGCAGTATCATCTGTAGCAGCATACTTTTCTATAATTGGATTAACCACGATATTCCCCGCAGCTTATGCGGAGATTATTGCAATGGGTGTTGTATTGGAAATTGCCAAACTTGTTACAGCGTCATGGGTTTATAGGTATTGGCATACCGCCACTAAACTATTAAAATCCTATTTTACATTAGCTGTAATTGTTTTATCCTTTATTACTTCTATAGGTATCTTTGGTTACTTGTCTAGAGCACATATAGATCAAACGGCTGTTAATCAAGACTACACCTTAAATATGGAAGTAATTGAGTTTAGACTAGAAGCAGAGAGAGGCAAACTACAACAGGCAAGAGATCGTATTGCAGGGCTTGATGATACTCTGAGAACATCACGTGGTGAAGATAAAAACTATGTGAACAGAACACAGAGAGAAGAAAGAGAACAATTAAATGCAGAAATGGACGAGGCAGTTGCTAATATAGACGCCTTGAACTTACAGTTGCTGCCAATGAGGCAGGAAGTAGCTGTTATGGATGCAGAGTTAGGTCCAATAAAATACATCGCAGAACTATTTTATTCTGAGTCTACTAAGAACGCTGTAGATAGTGCAGTTAGAATAATCATTATGTTGTTAATATTTGTATTTGATCCATTAGCCATTCTATTAGTTGTAGCTGCCAATATGAGTTGGGCCCAGCGCAATGGAGAGCAGATTACCTTTTTGGGAGAAGAGGCATTGACAAAAGAGCCTGAAGAGTTTAATATAAGCACTACTGAGGAACCTAAAAAAAAGAAAGATGAAGGTGAAGACTCTTGGGTATCCTTAAAATATGGTTCTTCTTCTAGAATGGACAAAGCCAAAGAAAGAGAACTTAAATGGTTAATAGATAGGAAGAGAAAAAATGCCAAACGTAACTAATTATCATCCAAAAAGAAACGATACAGACTGGCAGGACGAAGCTAAAAAGTTATTGTCCAAGTTTAATTGTAAAGTTGTATTTCACAAAGCTAACGGCGAAATCAGAGAAATGGTTTGCACGTTAAAGTCTAACGTTATCCCTCAAGTGGAAAACAAAGAACCCGTTACCCACAAAAATCTAGTTGTCTTTGATACAGAGAAGAATGGCTGGAGATCTATAGTCTTCGATCGTATCATATCTTTCAAAGTTATTTAATTTTTGGTACAATCAAGTCTTGACAGGCACTTCTGTTTGTCTTATAATTATATGTATGAATAAACAAAAAGGAGTCCTTTCATGGCAAAAAGAAAACGTAGTACCTATGTGCTTACAGAACCAGATTGGAGTAAATACCAATCTATAACAGATGAACAGCAACGAGAAAAAGCTTTTCAAGAACTAGGCTATTTTGTACATTATGAAATAGCAGACAAAACTCTCATTAAGTCTTTTAAGGAATGGATGCGTAAAAAGTCTGGCTGGGACAAGCAAGACATTACAAACATTTTAAAATTGACTGACTCCACATTTTCACACGTAGGTAAGTATGCCTTTATAGAAAGTAAAGTAGGTTACATGCCTACTTCTTGTGTTGAGTTTATTGAGAAAAAGAAAGAACCTTGGGCGAGTAAAGGTGCAGAAAAAATTGAAGCATCTGAGGAAAAGCCTAAAGTTGTTAGAATACGAGAAAACTTACCTAACGCATTAGAGTACATTGAGAAATGTGTTGATGATTTTATTGAGACAGGTAAGGTCCCAGTCAATTGGAATGTTGTATCTACATGTGGACTGAACAGAGCTGAGACACAAGAATTGTTTGATATACTAGGCGGCTGGAAAGGCGAGTTGGAAGAACTACAAACTGTTAGACAGATGACAAATAGATCAGACTGGGACGAACAGTTAGTAGAAGGCTACTCGCACATTAGCAAGCCCAATACAAAGAAACTGATACAGATGTATACAGACGTTGAAACGTCTGTCATGCAGTCTCAGCAGGCTAAGAAAATTACACGCATTAGGAAAAAGCGTCCTACAGATAAGAACAAAGTTGTTAAACGTCTTAGGTTTCTAAAGGAGTTTAAAGAACTAGATATTGTAAGTATCAATCCTGTGGACATTATAGGCTCCTCAGAAGTATGGTACTATGATGTTAAACGTAAACGCTTAGGTGTATATGCCTCTGACTTTGCAGGTGGTTTAGGAGTTAAGGGTACAGCTATTGAAAACTATGGCACGACATCCTATGAGAAAACAGTTAGGAAACCCGAGGAGGTTATTCCTAAATTTATGGCATGTAGGATTAATGGACTACATAAGTTTATGGAGTCTGTACGTGGTAAGAAAATGACAGTTAGAACAAGGGTACAGCCTAACTCTGTATTGTTAAAGGTAAAGCAATGATAGTTGTAGATTTTAATCAGACTGCCATTGCTAACTTCATGGCAGAAATAGGGGGGCGTAAAGATGTGTCTGTAGACGTAGACTTGCCTTTGTTGCGACATATGATTATTAATACAATTCGCTCGTATAATGTAAAGTTTAGCGAGGAGTATGGCAATCTTGTACTGGCTATGGATAATCGTAGATACTGGAGACGTGATTACTTTCCTTATTATAAGGCACATCGTAAAAAGGGTAGGGAGGAAAGTCCTCTAGATTGGAACTCTATATTTGAGGCACTAAATCAAATTAGAAATGAACTAGATGAGTTCTTCCCCTATCCCTGTATTGATGTAGAAGGTGCAGAAGCAGATGATGTTATTGGCACGCTTGCTGAGTATAGTCAAACATCTGGAAAAGGCACAGGTGGATTGTTTGATGATCCAGAGCCTGAACCCTTTTTAATTATTAGTGGAGATCACGACTTTAATCAACTGCAGAAGTATTCTAATGTTAAACAGTATGCTCCTGCATTTAAGAAATGGGTTAAGATTAAAGAGCCTGCTTCTCAAGTGTTAATGGAACATATCATTACAGGAGACAAAGGCGACGGCATTCCTAATATGCTATCTGAAGATGATACTTTTGTAGAAGGTAAACGTCAACGTCCTATTAAAAGGGCCTTGCTTGCAGAATGGAAAAAGCAAAAGCCCGAGGAGTTTGTTATAAATTCGGAGATGGCTTCTGGATTTACAAGGAATCAGTTGTTAGTGGATTTATCCAAAACACCGGATGAGATTAAGAAAGCTATTATAAATAGTTATGAGGCACAACAGGGCGGAGACAGAAGCCAGTTGTTAAATTATTTTATTAAAAACAAAATGCGTAATATGATGGAAGTCATTACAGATTTTTAGAGGTAAATTATGAGAAAATTTAGACAGTTAGATGAAGCCCTAGATTGGGTAGTAGAGGCTAAAACAGGTGAAGGCATTGCCGAAAGACTGAAGGAATGGGCAGCTAGTAATCAGTTAGCTGTTACAGTTGTTAGACTAGGAGTAGGTGCAGAAAAACTTGAATGGAATCTACCAGAAGGTATGCCATCTACTACCAAGTTGGAAGAAGATATTCCCGGTGGCATGGGTGAAACTACTATCAATCTAGAATGGAGACGTATTAAACAATTCTTTGATCCTCAAAGTAACATGAACAAACTACCCGATTGGAAGAGGGAAATTAATTGGGTTCAAATACTTGAAGGGTTGCATCACAAGGAAGCCAAACTATTGACAGCTATCAAGGATGGCAAACTTCTAAGCGAATATCCAGATTTAGAGAAATCTTTTGAAATTTTGGGTATTACAGAGTATAACACTCCTGTAAAAAAGAAAACTAGAAGCAAGAAGAAGGCAGCTTAAAATAACTCATCAGTATCAGGACGATAAGGATCATAATACATACCTAACTGCCAACCTTCTGGAACAGGTTCAGACTTAGGTATTGTAGTCCTAACTCCGCCAGGGCCACAAACCCATTTACGCCTTTCTCTTGTAATCCAGGCTTCATGCATCTTTACACGAGTTGAGACACTATGCCTCCTGCCAAACATAGGATTATTCTCTCCACGTCTTGTTCCTTTCATTTTTTTAGATATGTTCTTTTTGTGAGTCTCACCCAAACCCTTTTTGGCTGGGTGTTTATCACCTAACTTGGCTTCACGTATTCTCTGTCTGCCTTCTTCTGTGTGCTTACGAGTACGCTTTCTAGCAGTATCATATACAACAGGCAGTCCTGTTTTCTCAGCTATATCTCTACAGAGTTCTATTGATGAAACACGTCTTAATAATTCACGTGGTTTAGGTACGTCCTGTACATGTAGGTTGTCTACAATGTATAGTTCGTTCTTGTGTTGGAATATAAAAAATAAGGTAGCGTTATTCATTCTCACCAGCATACTCAGCTATAAGCTCACCTAAGCCATTTAGCTTTTCAAGTATGTTTCTAAAATATAATTCACCGTTAGTTTTTGTTTCAATCTTTACACGAATGCGAAGTATTCCTGTATTAATACCTCTAGCAAAAAGATCCATTTGTGGTAGTCCTGAAGATCCCACTCTAATTTCTGCTTTGAAAGGACCTAACTTATCAAATGCCTTTTCAAGGTTGTCAAAGGTATAGACTTTAGCCATACCAGATTTTAATTGTACGAGTTGAACGTGTTTTTCATCTCTTGTGGCATGCCATTGTATGGCACTTGCGAATGCTTTTAGTGTATCCTTGTCGTCTTCACTAAATTTTTTAGCTACTTCTGTAGCAACATGTTTGTAAATAAATTGAACAGCCTTTTTAGTTTCTGATTTCTTTAGGAAGGCTTCATATGTTGATCTTTGTCTAGATACATCCATTCCAAATAGTTGTTTCCAAAGTTTTATTTGTACATCAAAACCAGATCCACTTATTTGTCCAAACTGTTTTACATCTCCTGCTTTTAATGATACATTGATGTCAATGTCTTTTAGTTCCTTATCGTGATTAGATAGTTTCACTCTAACATCAACCTTCGTGCCTGTTTGATCAGACAAGCCATCGGACAATACTTGTACTCTATTATAGATATTGTTTTCATAAACTAAGTTTGCCCACTTCTTAACATAAGTTGCGTTGGCATATTTTACAGAGGCTTCTACCAACTTTTTTGTTTCTGGTAATGCTCTAATATTTCTATCAGCAAGTGCTTCCATATTGTTTTTTGCTAGTCCTAATACAAACTCTATATCGTCTAAAATAGCAGGGTTGGCGTTTGCTGATTTGTAATTGATTTGTTGCTTCGGATTCCTATTAAGTTTCATTAATACATTCTCTACATCTGAAGCACTGATGTCCCTATTTTTATTAATGAAACGAGCTGTAATAGCTGCACCAAATATACCTTCAGCAATATCACCTTGATTATAACCTTTGCCTTCCTTGTAATCCATAGTCTTTTCTAGGTGTCCTAAAGGTCTTTGTTTACCTGAGGCATCTTCCATCATTAACTTGTTATGTCCTTTTATTGCACTAACCAATGCTGACTCTTGAACTCTGCCTACAATGTATTCTTTGCCGTCTATAATAAACTTCTTAGGAACATACTTACCACCTCCATGCTTAGATAAAACAGTATGCCCTGTTCCTTTTGTTGTGATAGATACAAAGGTAATGACACGAGCATCGCCATATTTTACGTCTAATAGTTTTGATTTAGAGAGGTCTGCCATTTCTAATCCTTATAAATAATGTTGGTTTTGTACTATTTATAATAGGAGTAAAAATGGGAACCTTTAATAGATTAATGGACGCTACGTTTAGCGCTCCGAGAACATGGGAATTGAACTCAGCATTATCTTTTGATTGTGATAAAGTCACAGAACAAGACATTGCATCATTAAAGCAAGTAGGAGTTAAAGTATCTACCAAAGGTAGAGTAACTGCTTCTAAAGGCTTTAAGTCTGATTTAGCATCAGTTCCTAGAGCATGTTGGATGTTTATTGCACCTTTTGATATTGCAAGAGCAGGTGTTATTCACGATTACATCTATTTCTGTATTAGAAATTACAGACACACCGTTGCCTTGAATGGTGATAAACCTGACATGGTAGTCGTTGGTAAAGCTAAAAAAGTAGCAGACGATATTTTTAAGGCTGCTATGGAGTCATCTAAACCTGAGGTAGCAAAATGGAAGATCTTTTCTGCTTATTGGGCTGTCAAGTTATTTGGCCGTTGGTCAATTATTCCTAGGGAAGAACTTTAATTTTGGTACTCTAGACTCTTGATATATTTCTCAAAAGAAGTATAATATAGACATGAGTAAGATAAACGAACAAATTAAAGATGCTTCTGAAAATCAGGACGTCTTTGTAACACCAATAGACAAGATGAGCGTCTCCGAGATAGGTGACGCTCTTTCTTATGCCAGCAGTTTAGGCAATCTGCAAACCTACTGCTGTATAGTGAAGAACGGTATACGGGTACTGGAGTTCAATTTCATGTCAGACTACCGAGAATACTGCTACAGAATGGGCTATATGACACGTTCTGAGCAAATTTAATTCAACTTTTTTCACAAAGTCAATAAAATCAAGCACCTACAAGGGAAATCTTTTCGTCTGAATGCTTGACATTTGGCACAATAGGTGCTATAATGTTTACATAAAATGAAGAAACAGACAAAAACAAGTGAGGTGTATATGTCAAAGTTTGTATATTTAGCTGCCACTGAAGGCAAAATCGAAGTTAGCGTAGAGCAAGAATTTGTAGGCTCTTCTAACACACCAGTTGGCTTAGCCCAAATCTTCCAAAACAATCAAATCAATGGTAGCGACGACATCTACTTTTCTAGCACCATTGACTTTGCAGAAGAGGAAGGCTTTGAAAGTAGAGAACAAGCCATTGAACTTATCCAAGAAGCAGTCAATTTAATGGAGGCAGCATAATGTTAGATGCAAGACATGGTGGTCCTTATGATCGTGGTAGCGCCGATAGTTATTATCAGCGAGGTTATAACCCTCATTATTATAAGGGTGACACCGGTAGTTCTGAGCGTGTGGAGTTACAAGATATGACTCCTCAGGAAATTGTAGAGTATTCTAAAGGCTATGCAGACAACGAGATGTGTCTCAGTAGTCGTAAGGTGTGGAAATAATGATAGCATATTGTGATTATATCGCTTATCGTTGCCAAGAAGGCTTGCGAGATGATAGCGAAAATCTATTAGGTAAGGTTGAGCCTACCAAAATGGATTTGAGTTCAGAGGGTTATTTTGTTTCTCCCAAGAAAACAATTCAGTTGGTTGATCGTAATGGTAAGTCCTATAAAATTACCATCGAGGAAGTAGAATGATTGATATTTTTGTAGAAGAAAAACATTCATGTGGTTCTGGTGTACAGCGCAAATTTAAATTTGACAACGGGTACACCCTTAGCGCAATTCAAACACCATTTTCATATGGTGGTAAGCAAGGTCTTTGGGAAATAGCTGTTTGGGATTCTAGAGACGAGTGGGCAACCAAAGACTTTTTCCCAGAACACGATGACGATGTCATGGGTTGGATGGAATGGGAAGAAGTTGAATCTTTAGCAAAGGATGTAAGACTATGCTCGAATTAATAGGTTTAGCCGCAGTAATCTTTTTAGGCATCAAATACCTTCCAGACATTCTAATGTTTCTGGTTAAGTTCCTTTTTTGGGCTATTGTACTGGTTTTGGTACTTAAGGTATTCGGGTTTGTATTGTTCATTCCTAGCGTAATTATTTTTTAAAAATGCTTGACAAACAGCTCATTAGATGCTATAATTATAATATGAAAAACAAAAAAAGTGAGGTAAAAATATGAGTTGTTTACATAATGAAAGAATCCTCGAAAGTATTTTCGATGATGTTTGTGAGATGACCACTAGTTCAATTCTACAAGAACTAGAAGGTGGAATGTTCTCAGGAATGTGTGAGTCATTCGATATGAGAGTAGCTTTTACTGATAGAGATAAAGTCATAGAGCTATTGGTTAACAAAAGATTTGAAGAATTACCGGAGGGACCACAATGAGTTTGACATTTGAACAAGTAAAAATCCTAGCTGAGTGTTCAGTTAGGGACGGTGAACAAAGGTACACCGAGGATGATATTCGAGATATGGTAGGTTCTCCTTCCATTGAGGATAATTATTGTTTGTGTGGTCTGCCTTTGGATAAGCCAGGCCCCGATTGTTATTCACACATGTCGCAGGGGTATTAAGATGCCAGGTAGTATTAGAATTGTAATTGGTATGTCAATCCTGTTTGGCACAGCCGGCGGATTAGAATTAGATACCATGTCATTAGCAGAGGCTTTGATGTGGGCAATAGTAGGTGCTGGTATTGGACTCAGTGGAGCCCAGGCAGCTAATCGTTTTGAAGAAGAGAATTATGGTAAGAAAGTCTAAAATTATTTTAACTGATTGTGATGGTGCCTGCCTAGATTGGGAGTTTGGCTTCCAAACATGGATGATGGCACATGGACACAAGATGGTAGACAAAAATGTCTACAGCGTAGCAGAACAATATGAGATGGAACAGACAAGTGCTAAACAGCTTGTTAGAACTTTTAATGAGTCAGCAGCAATTGGTTTCCTCCCTCCCCTACGTGATGCTCAATACTACATTAAGCTACTTCACGAAAAACATCAGTACAGGTTTGTAGCAATTACTAGCCTGAGTCTCGATCCCTACGCTAAAAAGCTCAGAGAGCGTAACCTAGCCAAACTATTTGGACCTAATACATTTAAGGATGTAATTACTTTAGATTGTGGTGCAGATAAAGATGATGTTCTTGAAAGAGTATCCAAGCAATATCCAGGTGCTCTTTGGATTGAGGACAAGCCCGAGAACGTAGACGTGGGCATGAAGTACGGACTAAAAGGTATTCTAGTAGAACACGGACACAACCTGGATTACAAAGGTGACGCCATAGTTGTAAAGGACTGGGAGTCTATATATAATTTTGTAACCATGGGAGAGAAGTAATGACACAGCATAAAGAAATTGTAGAAAAGAGGAGAATCTATTTGGAAGCCATGGATTGGGCAAAGAGTATTGATAATCTTCACGTGTTCAATACCTTCAAGGTTAATATGTGGTACGACAATCGTAGAACTGATGGGCAGGTAACAGACATCACATATAACGATGGAACTATTCTCCGTGAGCTAAAGGATGGCAGCAAAGTTGTTATGCAAGAAGGAATTTCGGGGGAAGAATTAATTAATAAATATCGTAGGAGCAGCTAATATGATTATTAGTGAATCAGAAACGAAAAAGTTAGAGCTCGAGGCTCGTGTCTTTGTTTTAGAAAGATTTGTTAAAAGAATGCTAGACCCTGAGGGATTTGGCTTTGCAGTAACAGCTGAGGTAAGAGACGAGGCGAGAGTTCTACTAGGATTGAACCGAGTAGAAACATGTCAAAAATCTTAATATGTGGAGATTCTTTTGCAGCAGATTGGACCGTAAAATATCCCGATCAAAAGGGTTGGCCCAATATGCTAGCAGAACACCACGATGTAATTAATATAGCACAAGCGGGCTGTAGTCAATATAAGGTACTGAAACAAATAACGAGTATCTTTCCAGAGGACTTTGATAATATCATTATCTCACATACCAGCCCTTATAGATTGCCTATAGTAAATCACCCACTTCACTTATATGATCCTCTCCACAAGGATAGCGATCTAATCTATTTGGATATAAAGGACAGGCCTGGATTGGAAGGGCTTGCTTCCTATTTTGAAAACCATATGGATTTAGAGTTTTGTACCTATATGCACACTACCATATGTCAAGAAATACATAATCTGACAGAATGGGACGAGGTGTTGCACATGACAGGAATCTTTTGGCATGATTTATATGAGTTCCCAGGAATGATCCATTTCGAAGATATTATGAAAGATCATCCTGGATTGATGAACCATATGAATGATGAAGGCAATAGAAAAGTGCTGGAAAAGGTACTAGCGTGGATAGACGATGTATCCAAGTAGGGGCGATAAAGACTTTGAATTATATTGTGTAAATGATATCAAAGCATGGCAACCTAGCTTAAGGGATCATGGCATAGACTATACGACAAACTCATTTAGAATGAGAATGTCTTCAGACCCTAAGTATAATCCAGATAGTGTCGTATTCTTAGGAGGATCAGATACTTGGGGTGTTGGCATGGCGTATGAAGATACCTATGTCCATTTAATATCCCAGCAACTAGGATTAGAAGCGGTTAATCTAGGTGTTCCTGCAGGTGGTATGGACTCAGCATTTAGAATATATCACCAATGGCAACCTTTAATCAAGGCTAGATACACGGTTTTTAATGTAACACCTGGCGTAAGACGAGAAGTCATATGTACCAGCAAAATAGATTATAGTAGAGTAACAGAGTGCAAGATATTAGGCAGATGGAACGTTGATTCGATGCCTGATTTATTACAGCAACACCTTAATGATTATGAATATACGATGCAGAGATATAAGAACATCGCAGGTATAACAGCACTTGCCAAAGAGCATAACTCCCATCTTATTGTAATTGAGAACACAGAAGAGTGGCCAACTACAGCAGCAGATGGTATGCACTATGGTAAGGAATATCATACCTGGGTAACAGAACAAGCAATCAAAGGAGTAGCAAAGCAATGATAACTATCACATATTTAGAACTCTTCGGTATATTCGTTTTTTGTATTCTAGGTGTAGGCATAATGCAGTATAGACAAGGTTTAAAAGATGGTGCTAATGTGCTATTAAAAATGTTTGAAGATAACGCAATCAAGGGAAGATTGACTATTGATTTTGGCGCCGATGGAGAAACTATTGAGCTCAACAAAAACCTATAGCAGACATCCTAATGTTCTAGAAGGTCCTAACTTCACGGTATTCTCTATGGGTCCGTTAGGTGTAGACCCTATACACGAGTTTCTCAATAGCAAAGGTATTCAAAACATCAAAGCCTACGTCAATCCTGCCTTTTATCCTAGGGTAGTCGAGAAGTTTCCTATTCACGATCATATAGCCATTCTAGCAGATCCTGTTAAAAGACATATGCACAGTGCAGCAGTATATAAGCAATATTGTAAAGATCCTAATAGAGTTCTCACTATCTCAGACTTCTACAAATATCACCTATATCCTCATATGAATCTCTTACTCCCTGCCAACATACAGTTTATTCTATTTGACGAACTAAAAGATTATATAGGCGATTTAGACTTTACGTGGCGAGAAGGGATACAATTATTTGGCTTAGAAGAAGAAGTAAATAGCTATATCCAAATACTTAGTAGCAAACAAAAGGTAAGCGTAGAACGGTGGAACAATATTCTAAATCGTTGGCAATAAATACTGAATATGAATAATTTTAACGCAGTTGCGCGAACGAACTTCTCCCAGAATAACCATGTCAAACAGACATCTAACAGGAATTCGCAGGTGAAAACATCAAACACATCATATTCAGACATGTGTTATAAACACCACAACCTAGACACGGTTAATGACACAGAGAAGAACACAATCAACACTCA